CGACACTTTGACGACACTATTTAGCAAACTTTTACCATATTCATTGCTATTGCTTCTTGCTCTTTAATTACATGAATATACTTATTATATGTGATGGTTATATTAGCATGTCCTAATAACTTACTTACAACTTCAATTCCTACACCATTTCTTAATAATGTTGAACCAAATGTGTGTCTTAAAGTGTGTAATGTTATATGTTCATCCGATTTAATATTTCGTGTTAATCTATCAAGACTACGTTGAAGATTTCTTGCACATTGTCTTGTATTATTTTTACAACAACAAAAATAATCACTATTTATGTTGTTTCTTATGTCGTATTGTTTTAGTTCTTGAATATAATGTAAAGTATTTTCATTAAGTTTTAGATATCTTTCACCTGCGACAGTTTTTGTGGAATTTTTTAAAGCTAAACTCTGTTTTTTGCATTGCGAATCTAATGCAACTTTTGTCTGTATTGTTTTATTAATTTTAACTATATTATTTTTAAAATTAAAATCATCCCATGTTAATGCAAGTACCTCGCCTGTTCGTAACCCTAGATTCAACATAATGATCAAAACTAAGAAGTCTCTTCCTTTATATTCATCTATTGTTTTGTATTTGGATACAGCTTCTTTTTTAAATTGTTCTAACTGGTTATCTGTTAGAGAAAACTGTTCTTTAGTTTTAATAACAAGATAACTTTCTGTCGGTAGCTTAATGTCGCTACATGGATTGTTAAATATAATTTTTTCTTTAATTGCCGTTTCGAAACATGGGTTTAATAATTGTATAATTTTTTTTAATCCAGATAAGGCTAAAGGTTTTTTCCCTGATTTTAATGGTGGATTGGCAAATTCCTTAATAAAGGTATCAATATCTTGTGATGAAATATCACAGATATATTTATTGCCGATATAAGGTTTAATTTGATGTTGATATACACTGTATAACCTAGTGTAACTAGAGCCTTCAATTGTTCCAAATTTATAATTACTTAGCCAATATTCCACATAATCATTTAACTTGATTTTTTTTGTTTCTTTAAACCCATTATTAATTTTTTGAAGATAGGATTTAACCTTATTTTTTACTTCTACTTTTGTATTACCGTAAAAGCTTTTTCTAATACCATTGATAGTAATTTTAGCTTCAAATCTATCATCTTTTCGTTGCATTATATTCATATTATTAATAGTTGCCGATATATTGATACTATTTATAATTATCACACCTTTCTTTTACATCAATATAAGGGCAGTACAATTATGACTTAATCATAATATGTCTGCCCTATTTTTTCAATGATTAATAATATATTTCTTCATTGATATGTTCCTTGATCCATTCTTCTAATATAGAAAATGTCGTTATATAATCATTGCCAATTTTCATTAGTGGTAATTCTCCTGATTTTATTAGTTGTTTTATCTTAGTTTTTCCAAAAGGAAGAATGTCATATAAATCTTTTTGGCTTAAAACCTTATTTTCCATATTTATGCCTTTCCTGAACTACCAAAGCCACCATTTCCTCTAACTGTATCACTGAGATTTTCTTTCACCTTAAATCCAAACTGTTCTACTGGCTGAATAATAATCTGTGCAATTCTATCACCTTCAGATACCGTTCTTACTTCATTACTCTGATTATATAGTGCAACCATAATATTACCTCGATAGTCTGAATCAATCACTCCGACCTTATTGGCAGGAGCTAAACCCTGTTTACAAGCTAATCCGCTTCTGGCATAAATAAGACCGACATATCCTTCTGGAATCTCCATAGCAATCCCAGTATCAACAAAAGCTGTTTCACCAGGAAGAATCTCTACCTTATTTTCTTCGTTATGTATTGCTGCATATAAGTCTGCACCTGCTGCAAATTCACTACCATATGTAGGAATCTTTGCATTCTCATCTGTTTTCTTAATATTAATTATTTTCATACGCTTTTAAAATTCCTTTCTTGATTAGTTTTATTATTTCTGTATTGATATTCTCTGTTATTATCCTATTCACTTCACTATTTGTTTCATTATAGTATGGGTAATATGTAGAACCTTCTGACTGAATATCATAAGTAAAAATATTCTCTTCCATATTTACATAGAAATACGCATATACGGTTGTTTTATCGTTCCATTTATATACAGGAACATATAATCTATAATCACCATTTTCCTTATATCTAAATCCGTAATCAAGCAACTTATTTTTGGTTACAGATTTATTAACTTTAATTCTTCTTACTTCACTCATCGCTACATCTCCTTAATTTCATCTTCAAGATACTTGAGATATTCGTCCCATTTGTCAATCATGTAGATATATTCCTTACCTTTAACACATTTGAGTCTCATATCTGCTTTAATATTCTCCCACGGAGTCTTCTTTGTAATCAAAGTTTGTAAATAAGAATGTGTCATTCTACTTAGGGTTAAAAGCTTCTCAGGAGGAATTTTAGACACGATTTCTTTGTACTGTGTCAATTTATCTTCTGGGATTTTAAAGTCTTTATTTTTAGGTAAATTCTTTAAACTGAATGGAGATATATTTGCACCACTAATTTTAGGTTTTAATAAGGGAATAATTAAATCAGAATTAACACATTTGAATTTAAAAAGTATTTCAGAATCCGTTTCTTCAATGTCAAATATCAGAGATTCGCCCGTTTCTTCAAGATTTTTAAGAATGTTATGTCCTCTTCCGATAGAAGGAATGTAAGCTTGTAATATACTATGTCCATAATAAAAAATTTTAATATCATTCATACAATCAATATAACAATCAATATTTTCATAATTACCATTTATTTTTTTGGGAAAATCATTCGTTGATATATCAATTGGTACTTTTAATCTATATTTTCCTTTATAATGTTTTAATAGATAGTCACTCATTGATTAATCTCCTTATAGAATTATCATAAGAATATTCTCCAAAATATTTTTGCTCGGCTTCTTTTCTTAATTTTACAGCATTATTAAAATTAGTATTATATCCAAGAATAATCGTTTTATTGTTTAAACCAATTTGAGATACCCAACATCCATACTGTTTATTCCATATAACACCCGTTACGCCACTTGTATTAGACGATAGTTTTGATTTATTCATATTGTTGTTAGATGATGTACATATTCTTAAATTTAATTTTCTATTATCTTTTTTATTGTGATTAATATGATCTACGATTAAATCTTCACTTGGGTTCATTATTAACCTGTGTAATAAAACCACTTTTTGATTATTAGTTGTAACAATATAACCATTGCTAGATACTCTCCATGTAAAATTTTTTACTTTATCATAATCATCTAGATCAAGAATAAATTCATCTCCTTGAGATGTAACACCTATTAGACAATTATCTTTTGTGAAGAATGAGGTCTTATATTTGATTTTTATTTTCTTTAAAAAATTATCTCTTGTTTGTATGCTTTTACATCCACAAGAAGTTGTAGTACCTCTTCGTAAATTACCACCTGATACAACAGTCATATTTCCACAGTCGCATTTACATAACCATTTTGCTCCATTCCCGTTTTCTTGTTCGTAACATCTCTTAATAACAGTTAATTCCCCGTATTTTTTACCAGTTTCATCTTTAAATATACATTTTTCACCCATATTTATAATCACCTCCTAATATTCCTCATACTCTTGTTCATCACTTACTTTAGGGGCGTTCTTTTCTGCTTCTAAGACAGTATCTAAACACTCTTGTCTTGTCTTAAATATTGTCTTATCTAGCTTATTGTAAGAAAATAGATAAGCATGTTTATCACGCTTATCTGTTCCAACGAAGTAATCATCTCTAACTGTCCTTACATATAAATCACATACTTCATATATTCCTACTGGTTTGAGCATTCGAGCATAATAGACCATTTTACCTTTTTGAACATCTGTTTTATTCATTATTCTTCCTTACCACCATTTTTTACAAATTCTAATGCATTATAAATACCTACCGCATATCCTTTAACACGATCAAACTGCAAAGGATTTTCTTTAACGGCTCTTTTCTCTACATCTTCGGCAAGCTTTAACTCTTTTTTCAATCTTTTAATAACCCTTTTATGGTTTTCAAGTGACTGTATTGCTGATTCAATAGCTTCAATATGTTCACCTGTAGTTCCTTGTATATAACATAAATCGCAGTTGTCACATTTCTTATTATTACAATCTTCATGAATACCCTTAACTTGTCTTTTCTGGCATTTAAGATATGCTTTTAATTTTTCTAATGCTTCTTTATCATTCATAATTATTCCTTAATTACTCGCAATACAAAACCATTTTGTTCTGAGCAAGAGATTGTTTTACATCAATAACTCTTTGGTTTTTCGAACCCCTCCACCTTAATGTAAGGTCTTTTTGCTCATCTATATATTCTCCGTCAACCACGATATTACATAACTTAATGATTTCTCTGCGTTTAAAATTATTTAATCCTTCTTGAGATAAACATAACGATTGTCCTCGAAAGATTTCTGAATAAGAATACCCTGTATACAACCAGATAGTTTTCTTAGGAAAAGAATTGCGGACTTGTTTGATTAAAGATAAGATTTCATCGAGATTCTGTTCAGCTAAACACTCACCACCGAGGAAAGATATTCGCTTGATATATGGTCTATTAATAAGTTTCATGAATTTGTTTTTTGTTTTTTCTGTCCATTCCTTACCGCCATTAAAGTCCCATGTATCAGAATTAAAACAACCAAAACAGTGAAATGGACAACCTTGAACGAAGAGGGAGACTCCTACTCCCTCTCCATTTGAAATATCAAGGTTACGCATACTTGAATATCTCATATTATTCCTCCTCAATGTCGTCAAGATGTGGTACTCTATCATGAATATCACCAAGTCTACCTTGATTCCATCCATTGCGTGCCGTACCTTTGTATCCACAAGTTCTACGAGTAATATCCATAGTTCTTACATCTCTATTGCCACAATTAGGACACTCCCAAATTAACTTACCACCTTCATCAATAAGTTTGATTTCTTTACTCCATCCACATTTCTGACAATAATCACTCTTAGTATTTAATTCAGCATACATATTATTGTTATAAATGAATTTCATTACTTCAAGTACAGCAGGAATATTATTCTCCATATTTGGACACTCGATATATGAAATACTTCCACCTGGACTTAATCTTTGGAATTTAGCTTCAATACGAAGCTTCGCAAAGGCATCAATATGTATAAATACTGGGATATGATAAGAATTTGTGATGTATGTACGATCTGTAACTCCTTCAATAATGCCAAATCTCTCTTTAAGTTTTTTTGCAAACTTTTCCGTAGTCGCCTCCAATGGAGTTCCGTATAAGCTGTAATCAATATTTTCATCTATTTTCCATTGAGAGCATTTATCATTCAATGCTTGCATTACTTCAAGACCGAATTTTTCTCCAATACCTTCATCACAATGATAATGTCCAGTCATATACTTAACACATTCAGCAAGCCCTGCATAACCAAGGGATAAAGTTGAATAGCCACCAAAAAGTAGTTTGTCAATAGGTTCACCCTTTTTAAGTCTTGCAAATGCTCCGTGTTGCCAAAGAATAGGAGCAACATCTGACTTTGTTCCACGTAATCTCTGATGTCTAATCTTTAATGCTTTGTGACATAACTCTGTACGTTCGTCAAATATACGCCAAAATTCATTGAAATCTCCACCTGATGATAATGCAATATCTGGCAATGATACAGTTACAACACCAGAATTGAAACGTCCATAGAATTTCGGTTTACCATCTTCATCATGCCATACTGTTAAAGCACTTCTACACCCCATTACAGGATAACAGTTACCATCTTTCATCTCTTTCATGATTTTTTCTGAGATATAATCAGGAGTTAATCTCTTCATAGAACATTTAGCTGCCATCTCAGTAAGATACCAATATTTATCTTCTTCATGAATATTGTCCTCCTGAAGAACATAAATAACTTTTGGAAATGCAGGTGTAATATAAACACCTTCTTCATTCTTTACACCAAGATAACTTTGGCGAAGTTCCTCTTCAATTAACATAGCTAAATCATCTTTTTCTCTCTGATTATGTGCCTCGTTGAGATACATGAATAATGTAATAAATGGAGCTTGCCCGTTAGTTGTCATGAGCGTTGTGATTTGATACTGAATTGTCTGAATACCTTTTTCAATCTCTTTTTTCAAGCGTTCTTCCGCAATTTTATTGATTACGTTCTCTAATTCTTTTCCTTCTAAAAAAGTATTAGCAATGTCACATAACTCATGTTCTACTTCTTTTTTAATTTTCTGTCTTGAAATATCTACGAATGGTGCAAGATGTGCTAAAGATATACTCTGTCCACCATACTGACTTGAAGCGACCTGTGCAATAATTTGTGTTGCAACTGTACATGCTGTAGAAAAACTATGTGGTTTTTCAATCAGTATTTCGCTAATTACTGTACCGTTTTGTAACATATCCTCAAGATTAATAAGACAGCAGTTGTTCATATACTGAATAAGATAATCAAGATCGTGTACATGAATCAATCCATCATCATGAGCTTGTACTATCTCAGGTGGTAGAATATACCTTCTTGATGCATCCTTACTTACAATTCCTGCTAAATAATCTCTCTGCGTTGTATTAAGTCTTGGGTTTTTATTAGAGTTTTCGTTATTCCAATAGTCACTTTCTCCACTCAACAATTCTGTGATTTCTGTATCAATTGTATTCTCGTTTTCTCTCTGAAACTCACGAATACTTCTATATCCCTCATATGCTTTTGCAGTAAGTCTCTGCTTCTTAGTAATCAATTTATCATAAACCATTGATTCAATATCAGAGATACTTACTTCGTCTTTTTCCTTACACTCTTCTTCAATCTCATTTGCAATGTCTTCTGCAATCTTTGGTTTCACAATACCTGAACCATTCTTCATAGCTTTAAGAATTGCCGTTGAGATTTTTGATTTGTCAAAATTAACTTCTGAACAATCTCTTTTAATTACCTTCAATATTTATTCCTCCTCAAATCCAATAACATTACCATCATTAATAACAACTCTCGTATTCTTACATTCAAACAATTCAATGCAATCACCAGTAGTAATATTATCCATGTTAATTTCTGTAGTCTCTCTTAACATATTTAATCCTCCAATTCTGCTTTATATATCTGATGAATCATATTCCAATCCCAACAATGCTTGCCATTCCATTCCTTATTCCAAGGATAAATTTCACCAAAGCAAATCTTTGTCTCTGCGTTAGAAGTCTTAAGATTATGTGCAGAATCATCAATAAATAAGTCACCATTCATATTTATATGAGATTTATCTTTATATTCTTTAAGATTAACTCCTATAAACTGACAAAACGGAAGATGTTCTTTACACCACTCTTCTTTTGCTCTAAGATTTGGGCTGTAACCAGAAGAAACAATAATAACTTCACCTTTTAAGGCGAATTTTCTTAAAGTATCATAAGCTTGTGGCATAAATTTTAATTTATTAAAGAATCGTTGCTGATTGAAATATGTATTTATATATTCTCTACTTGCACAATTCAATTCTTCAAAATTCCAAGTCTTAACCTGTTCTGGAAGAATATATTTATAATCACTGTAATACTTAAAATCTTCATTATATAAATCACATATTGCAGCAATCGTATCTACAATAACTCCGTCAAAATCACAATAAAGTTTTATATGTCATCACTCCCAATCTAATAATATATTTGGACATTTATCATTTTTGTCCAATTTATAATTCTCTCTTAGAATTAACACATTATATGGAATATTCTTATAATACCTTACACATTCCATATAAGGACAAGTCCTATTACTGCAATAGATCTTGTCCTTCTTCTGATTTTTCTCTGTTGTTCTTTTCTTTAATTTCATTCAACTCCTTACATATTAAGGCTGTCTCAAAAGCTGTTCTATTTTCGTTATGTACAATGTAATCAACTTTCTTAGATATATGTCTAAAATCCTTTTTATCAGCCTTATACCTTCTTTTAGATTCAGTTTTATCAACATCTCTATTCAGCATTCTTCGTTTAATTTCTTTATTGGACACTTCAAGATAAATAACCGTTACATTCTCATTAATTTTATTTCTTACTTTTTCTAAAGCATCAGGTGTAAGAATAATTACGGAATGAGATTTTTTATAATCTTCAAGTAATGAGCCATAATACCAAGCACCTGATACAGTTTCATATATTCTGTATTCCGCAAAACTACCACAGTTAATCTTGGTTAAGAAATTCATCTTATTTAAAAAATGATATTCTCTTCCATCAATCTCTCCTGGTCTTGGTGGTCGTGTAGTACAGGTTACAATTTTGTTGTAACCCATCTTTGCTAATTCCTTAACCACCGTATCTTTACCAGAACAAGATTTACCTACCAATATAATCATATTATCTTTTCAAATCCTTTCATATCATTAACAAATCTTTTTACCACCAATGAATCATCACAATATAGACACACATTGATTGGTTCAAGTAGATTTAGGGAAAATATTGCCATAATCGACTTGGCATTAACTTCATACCTGTGTGACTTAATTGTTATTTCTTCATCATACTTCGTAACCACTTCAACAAAATTCTTAACTCGTTGAATCGTATCTAAAGTAATAACTGCTGTTGTCTCTAACATAGTTACTCCTACTCCCTTTCATAAATTCTTATATAAGCTATTTCACCTTCAAATCCATCTATCTTAGATACATCTCCTGTATTGCCCCAACGATTTGAGATATTGGGAATAAGCGTGTTTGTGTGTACTACAAATTCAACAATTGAGCCATTTGTAACTGTATATTGATTAAGAGAATCTGTATGTTCATCGTCTTTAACATCAGCTAAGATACATGGAATAACTCCTCCATTTTCAAGCACAATATCAAACTCAGTTCCTATATCAGTTGAGTAGAATGAACCTAAAGCACAAGCATATCTATTACCAATCATATATATTCCCGTGTTATAATCAAGAAGAAATGTTGATTTCATAGCATATTGCTTTGAGCTTTTATCCTTAATAGTTTCAGCGTCCATATAGGATTTAAATGGTTTATTATCTGGAACAGGATAATCTGTATATTTTTCCAAATATTCTTCAATTTCGTTCTCTAAACTCTCATATTCCCTAGTGATAATTTGTTCCATAGCTTCTTTTTCTTCTAACTCTTTTTGAGTTTTTTCTTTTTCAAGATTATTCTTTAAGTCAGTAAATACTCTTGAATATATGTACTGACCTTCCTGTGCTGCTTTAGCAGTTTGTATATTATTTTGTCCCCACAAGGGGACTATACAAGTTAAAGCTGAAGCAGTTAATAGCGATCCTGCTACTAATCTTCTTACCTTACTTATCTTTATCACCTGCTTTCTTTTATTGTGAGATCGATTCTCAATAGAATATTCTCTGAATTACTTAATCATTTGTAAAAATTCTTCTTCTGAAATAATTGGGATATTAAGCGATTTTGCTTTCTGATTTTTAGACGATGTGGAATTGATATCATTGTTAATAAGATAAGATGTTTTAGAACTTACAGATCCTACGACTGTACCGCCATGAACAACGATATCGGCTTTTAATTCATCACGATTCTTGTAATGATGTACTGAGCCAGTTACAACGAATGTTTTACCTTGTAATGTTTTTGGAGTTTCATCTAAGACTATAGGTGATTCAAATTTAAACTCTTTTGTTAGTTCAAATATTTCTGAACAATGTATATTGAAATACGAATTTAAAGAATTTATAAGGCTATCTCCTATACCTGATATACTTCTAAAATGTTCTGCACCATCAGTAATCATAATTTGCATAAAATTACCTATACTTGAAGTATTCTCTATTGTACAATTTTCAGCAATATCCTGACTTGCTGACTTACCGAGTAATGGAATTGATAAACTGTAAAGAAAACGATCAAGAGTTGTTTTACGAGATTTCTCAATAGAGTTAAGAAGTTTTTCAACAGATTTTTTACCAAATCCATCTATGGTTTTCATATCGTTTTCATGATTTGATAAATGATAAATATCCTTAATGGAATTTAACCAACCAAGATTAATAAACTTTTCTATCGTAGATTCTGAAAGACCATCAATGTTAAGTGCCGACTTGGACACAGCATGTGTAAGTTTGCCAAGTAATCGTCCTTTACAATCCTCATTAGTACAATAAAGAACTTCTGAATCGTTATCCTTGATAATTCTTGTAGGCTGACCACAAATAGGACATGTACGAGGTATATCAATATAATTTTTTGTATACTCATCATCTTCCTCTGCCCATCGAATCTGTGGAATTATGAGATTTGCCTTAAATACACCAACATGCTGTCCAATCCAAGGATTGCCAAGAATCTGTTTCATTACAGAAATGTTGTGTAATGATGCTCTTTCAACAATTGTCTGTTCTATTTCTATAGGATTGAACACAGCAGTTGGACATAAACTTCCTGTTTTACCCATTGTCCATTCAATGTCTACCAATTTTGTTTCTACTGAATCATTGAATATCTTATAAGCAATACCATTTCTAAAATGATGACTTGTATTTCCAAGAGACTTTCCATATTCAACATCATCAAACTTAAATACCACACCATCTTGAGGAAGATTATATTCTTTTGCTTTATCAAAACAATACTCAATAATTTCTTCTATATCCATTTCTGAATATCCTAGATTAGCATTAGGAACAACATCTAATCCCAATTCTTCTGCTTCTATAAGTGAAAATGTAAATGACTTGCTTTCTTTAGCACCTTCTACGACTTCCCAAGCATACCAAGATAATTTTCTATCTTTTACAACTGATGTATCAAGACTTGATAATGTGCCTGCTGCTAAATTACGGCTATTCTTATATTCTCCGTTTTTGTTAATCTCTGCAAAATCATCTAATTTAATTAATGCTTCGCCATCAATTATATAAGTTCCTTCCTTATTAATATGTAATGGAACATTAGTAAATTGTTTAACGTGTTCTGTCACATCAGATCCAACTACACCATTCCCTCTGGACTCTGCTAAAACTAAATTACCATCTTTATAAGTAAGACGTACAGTTAAACCATCGAGCTTTACAGAAGCTACAAGATTATGATTATTGGCAAATTTAATAATTTCTTCTGTGCTGTGACACTTTTCAAGTGAAAGCATTGGTGTTTTATGAGTAACTTCCTTAATACTACTTAAAGTCGTTGCACCAACATTCTGCGTTGGACTATTTGATAATACGATACCCGTTTCTTCTTCCCATCTCTTTAATTCGTCATATTTACAGTCGAATTCATAATCACTCATAATTGGATTATCTGAATTATAATAGGCTTCTGATGCGCTGTTGAGTTCTCTAACTCTTGCAGCAATATCAAATTTATCCATTTACATCCTCCTTCTCGCCACAATATTTTTTTAAGTATGTAAGCATTTCTGATTCTTCTGGAAAGAACGGATCACACTTCTTTTCATTCTGTACCCAACCTAAAAAGTTCATCCAAAATTGTCCTACTCTCCAATCAGGCATATATGTCATGTGTAATCGGGTTACTTCGTTGTAAAAGTTATATAATCTATTTGGATCTCTAATATTAATCACCTCCTATAAAATGAACATTTATTGTCTCTTTGGTTTTCTACCACAAGACTTACTTTCTGTACAATATCCAACTTCATCACATTTTGCATGAAAAAGATTATCTACAATCCACTTCCATTCATCTGAATATTCTCTTAATGCATTGCAAATGTCTTTGAATAACTCTCTGTATTCCCAATATGCTCTACTGCACATACGTTGCCTACTCATATCAACAAGATTTCTAAGATTACGCTTGTCTACCATTTTTGATGAATATGCTAATGGTAACGCCATTGTTGCATCTTCGACTGAAACTCCATGTTCTATAAAAAATCTTATACGATCATTGATATATGCCATTAATCCGTGCCATTCATATTCAACATTTTCATTTTTTTTGAATGATGATGGTGTCACATAACCAAAACCTTCTCCTTTAGAATAATCAATATATCTTGTACTTGCTTGTAATCTTGTTGGTGCTCCACCAATATGTGTATAATATTCTCTTAAAACTTTAGCGGAATATCCATCAATAATCATTTCTACATTGACATATTCCATAACACGTCCATGCCCTGACTTAATACAGTCTAATCCACGCTTATAATTCTTTTCATTGTCAGAAACATTTGCTCCCCAACACACTCCTGCCCTTTGCCCCATTAATGTAATAGGATTCTTAGTTGTTTCTGATAAAATTGTAATTGTTCCCATAATATTATTTCTCCTTAAATGACCAACAGTAATCAACGAATCTATCAAAATTCAACATTACCTGATCATGTATATCAATCTTAACTTCAGCTTCTTCTTTATTTCTACCAACCCAAGGTGATACAACTACTTCATATTCACACCTTGACCAGAACCAATACATAAGTTCTTTTCTTAGCTTTTCCTTGAATTCTATCCTATCAATTTTACTATTAATTAATTTTTGAACTTCTTCATTAAACCTATAATGTCTAAATATGTTGTATGTAATAATTTCATTTCTGTTGAAGTCATGAAAATATACATTCCATTCCATGTATTCACCTACTTTCTTAATAACTTCTTAGTATTATCCACTTTAACCAATTGGGCATACTGGAATTCATTATCAAATTGAAAATCATTTTACTCATACATAAGCTGATAAATATGCCTAAAATAAGTAAGATAATAATAATTATCAACCATAATTTCTTATTCATTTTTACACCTCTTCCACATAGATAAGTATGTGAGGAATAATTTCACCGCCAACTTTAGGGAATACGACACTAAAATTTTTTATGTAGTAATCTTCTCCATCTGTATCAACAATATCTTCCGTATTGATTGTTATTGGTATGTCATTTTCTTTCATATAATTAAGTGTTTTTATTAATTCACTTATATTATCCATGTCAGCATATCCTTTAAGCCTATACCCTTCATAATTATCACTGAATGATATTATTCTTATCTGCAAGTAATGTACCTCCTGATTATTTATTCTCTTTTTACTTGTGAAACGATGAGCGAATTGCTCTAAGAAATGCAACAAAAATTGTATAGAAATCGTAGCAATGAAATAATGGTTCTTACTACTTCAATAATATATAAATCGCCCAAGGATAATAGATATAATCTAACACCACATTAAAAAGCAATTGGAAATCTGTGAAACTTAAAATTTTCAATATTGTAACTAAAAGCTGTTTTTACTTCTGACAGGTTTACACCCAATGACCATAAGCAAGTGAATACCTGCAATGCAGACATTACAATAAACTCAGTTGTTCCAATTTTGTTTCCTAACACTATGTAAAAGATAATTAAGAATAACTCCATAAAGAATACAGTCAATATTGCACCCCTTTGTAGCGTATCGCTCGGTGGCTCTCCATTATTATTCTCTTTATTTTTTGCAAGCTGCTTAATCATTCTCTTTCGCCACAATGTTTTACTTAATGCGCTTGGTGTACCGTTAATTCTGAAAAACATCAAAATAAATAAAATTGTTAAAGCTAAAATCTTCATATTATATTATTCTCCTTACTTGTATCCTAAAACACTTCTTCTCATTTTATTGATTCTGTCAATTTTCCTGCCTTGACGATTAATAAATTTAGCGAGTTTCTTTACTTCTGGATTGCATTTAATATCTTCTTTAGAAAATTCCATTCTAAAAGCGTCTACTAAATCCTGCTGATAATCTTTTAAATCTACTACCATTTTATTCTCCCACTCTTCCACGTTTTCTTTCTTGTCTTGTTGTCAATAATGGTGATAATCGCTAACACAATAACTGTAAACAAAATATCAATCCACAATGGACACAGTACCCATAACCACGACCAATTAATAACGCCTACTAATTTGAGTACAACAAATATGATTGTTAATACTCGGCAAATTCCAATACCTGAACTACTACTATTTCTGTTTGAACTCATTTTTACCTCCTTAATTTTTTCAAGAAACTATCGATTCTTGTGACTTTTATTTATGTTTGTCTATGTATTCTTTTACATCTTTTTCAAGTTCTCCAAGTCTACTACCAGCATATTGAATCATGTGTATGAGTCTATCTTTTTCATTTTGATAATACTCAGCAACCTCATCAATAACTTTAATGTCTCCTTGTCTTGGTTTATAATGAGTACACATATAACATTCATCTGCTATATTTAATCCAATATTCCCATCCTTATCACCAAATGCACCATAAGGACAACTACTTCCCTGTGAACCATCACTATATTTTTTAATTTTTACGCATTCACAATTAGGAAATCTTTCTTTATACGCAGCTCTTTCCTGTGGCGAATACATGCAATACTGTTTACATTTATTATGTGGTAATTCGTCTAATTCGTAATCTATATAATCCTGTGGCTTCATATTGCAACCTGCACATGCTCCATATGAATTTCTATTAAATACCAACTCACGACTTTCAAGTGGAAGATTATGTAAATATGAAGACATTTCATTGTCATATAGATAAGAATCATCATACATGTCATTATCATCTAACGATTTCATGTTCCAAATAGGCTTGTCTCTTGTAGATTCATCATAACAAGCATCGCAAAGCTGAAGGCTTGTACTAAAATTATCAAAATAACTACCATATCCTCTACTTCCGATATTGATTTTTCGTATCTTATCTTTCTTTTTTAGACACTTGTAACATAAATTTTTAGTATCTTTAATTGCCAAAATACCTTTTGAATTCATATTTTCTCCTTTCTCTGCAATAAATGACGAACGAGAAATCCGTCTTTCCTTGGCTTTTTGAGTCTCTGAAACGCCCTATTTATGGGCATTCCAGAAATCATCTATTGTATTATTCTCTACAGTTGGGCTAATAAACTCTTAATTGACTCTCTATTCATATTTTCTTTAGCCCATGATATGTAACTTGGATCTGACTGAGCAACATCAACAAGCTTCTCGCCACTGTGCTTTCCAAAGTTCAGAACATAATCCTCTAACTTAACTACTTCCTTTTTTGGTGCTTCAAATCCATCAAACAGAACTTCAATATCTTTACGACTTGCAAGATAATCTGCCAAGTGAATCATCTTCTGATATTTATTTGTTGGCAACGGAAGTACAACTGAACTTCTCTTATCTGTATTCCACTGTCCCATGTGACTTTCAATAGTTGTTGCGACAATCTCTAATTCTTCTGGTGAAATAAATCCAATCAAACTTCTAATCTCATTAGCTGCTAAAAGTGGATGATCAAACTTTGTATATTTACTTTTAGCATAATCTGCATCATCTCCACTCTTTCTAGTATCATGCATCATTCCAGCTACTCTCATTAAATCCTTTTCTCTTGATGTAAACTTATCTCCAAAACAATCTACATTCAAAATATGATTCAAAAATCTAACTAAAGCACATGTATGACGAGCAAGACCAAGTTCTCCAAGTGCATACTGCGGATGATACTTCCCTGTACTTGACGCTCCAACTTCCCAAAAATAATCAGGAATTGTCTCAACACATTCTTCGGCAAAATGCCGAATATCTTCATTTTCAATAGTATTTAAAATTGAATCAAATATTTTCGATTTTTCGTTTCTCACTTTTATTCCTCCCTATTTTAATATCTTTGAATCCAAACAGTTTTTGCATAATTCGTAGATCATCCTACCCATATATTCTCTTTTTACAAAATAAATGTGCATATTGTTTCTACTCTGCCATGTTAATAACGCTCTGAAAAAAGAATCTGGATTAAGTTTCGTCTTATAATTTGCTTCAAAAATATCTTCTATCTTATCATTCTCTATTAGAAGATAATTTCTTTCGATATTAATCATTCGATTTAATTCCTTAAAAATTCTGTCATCGTCTTTTGAAGCATTCGCAAAATTTCCTGCAAGTTCACTAACAGAATTTTTACGCTCAATACATAACTCATCACTAAAATATGTATCTACTTGAAATCCTAATTCTGGACAAGTTTCTATCATAAATCCATAGTCGCCAGTTTTTAACGCTTTGGTTTTCCATCTTACGTTATTGGAATCAAACCAATCAGTTATTGCCTGATTAGTCTGATCTCTTGTATCGACAAGAATGATAAGGTGGGATAAAAGTTCTTTATATTTTTTATCTGTATAATACTGTTTCATAAATCTCCTATCTTACGAATGACCATTTTTTCAAAATAGTTTCCTTATCATTTCTATCTTGTTGCCACTCTCCATCTTTGTCTTTGTACCATCTTCCTTCATTTGAAGCTTCGATGGTTTTGATAATATCTCCTTGATGAATCGGATTTTCATCATATTTAGGTCTTTTAACCTTTACTACTTCAATGTCACCATTACATAATCTGTATAATGTCAATTTAGGATTTTTGAATTTACATTCATACTCTTTTACAAATGCATATTCTGGTGGAATATTATCAACTGTAGTCTGAACATATCCAAGTAACTCTAATTCGTTTTGTAATTTCTCGTTTAAGGAAATATCAGAATCTTCCAAATCATTCCAAATATCATGCAATGCTGCATCATAATTAAAATTTCTGTATTGTTTTTCAGTTTCCTCAGAATATTTCATTATATAAGGAAGATACTCTGATTTTATATCTGATTTACCAAACTGTGAACGTTCATACAAATCATCTGTAATTGATAAGAATTTTTGAATCTTACCAATTTTTCCAAAGTTATCAAAATATCCAATCTTAACAAGGACATTTACTTTCCCTGAATTAACACTCTTAATTTTTTTCATTGCTTTGAATAAATCATAGAAATTATCAAAAGATTCTTTTTGTGAAAGCTTGTATAAATCATCTGCACACTTCTGGCTTAATCCCTTTATTCCTAACAAAGATGAATATATTACTTTATTCTCCTTATCTGCTTTGAAAGTTCTATTGTCTGCACCAAATCTATATTTTCCCTCTTTAATACCGTATGCTCTTAGCATTTCTTCTTTGATTAAAGCAACTTTATCCTTGTTGCCCTTATCAGAATAATGCTGCAACATCACTTCATAAAACTCATATGGGTAATTAGCTTTTTGCCAAGCGTTATACAAACTATCTAACGACATGCAGAAAGCATGAGCACTATTAAAACCATATCCGCATGAATCGTTAATGATTTGCCATACTTTTTCACTCATCTCTTGTGCTTTAAATTCTTCAATTCCTTCATCCGAAATGATACGTTCTCTGAATCCATCAATAAATTTTGATTTAAGAGGTTTTACTTTTTCAGGGTGTTTCTTTGCAATAGCTTTGATAATTCCATAACATTCATCAAGTGGAAATCCTGCGTAATTCAAAGTATTCATTGTCTGTTCCTGATACATGATAAAAGAATAAGGGAATTGTTTAGTTTGAATAATCTTATCAAAAGCTGGAATACCATAATCGAATGGTTCTCTTGATTCAAATTTAGAATACATAGATTTGAAACCTGGTCGAATAGCAGCTATAAATGCACTTAACTCTGACACGTTCGATGGTTTATATTTCATACATTTTTTTGTTGTAGACTCTTTTTCACACTGATTTAATCCGATAGTATATCCATTCGCATATAAGTCCCAAACTTTCTGATCGTTTTCTACTAATTCAAGTAATTTGTTTACTCCAAAATGTTCCATTCCTATACGTTTGAATATTTTATCAATTAATAATACAACATCGACTTTCAGAATATCATTCTTTAAATATTTGTAATTTTCAGCAATTGCTCCATCAATAACACAAGTAATATATTCCTTTTTTGTTGACTCACTCTTACATTTAATCAATCCTATTTCTTTACGAATATTTCCTTGATACAGTAAATATGCAGATGGAGCTTTTTTCTTATCAGAAATAATTCCCCAATATTTTTCACTTGCATTGATATAACTCTCGTACTTTTTGTCTACATAATCATATAAATCAATTTCGTCCTTTTCGTCATCATCAGCATATTTCATAGCCTCTTCGTATTTACCAATCTGTTCTGAAATTATATTTGCAATATCAAAATCAAGTTTCTGTGCTCTTGCATACAACTTAAATGATGACTTTTTCTTGAATGTTCCAAACGCAATCATAGGAGCTACATGGTCTTCGCCAAGTACATTTATCTGTGCTTGTTCAAATATATCAGGAGTTCCTACGTTCAAATCAATATCGGGTAAACTGTGTGTTTCTAAGATACGAGTTTTGCTAATGAATCTCTCAGGATATAATTTAATTGCAGAAGTAAACCTATCAACCTTAGAAAATCCACATAATGTATTAGTGAAATAGCCAACCGCAGATCCTCTTCCTGTGTCTGTAATTAATCCACCATGTTCAACTGCATCATTTACTATTGCATAGTCAATAAGTGGATAATCTGTCATACCTGTATCTTTATATGTATTCACTTCCTTTTTGACACCTTCAAAATATTCTTCATATTTTTCTTTAGGAACATTTTTCATATATTCTTTAAATTTAGAAGTAATCAACCGACTATACTTTTTATCCTTTTCCTCTTTTGTTAAACCAGGATATAAAGTAGGAAGTTTAATATCTTTGCTAAAAATATGTACATCATCATAATCATCAAACGTCAAGCAAATATCTGTATTATCCATAGCTTTTTGTATCTGTTCTTTTGTAAACACTCCTTGTTTCAAAAAACGATTCATAACAGTTTCGTCATCAGGATAATCCATATACCATCCGTCTTCATCTTCATAATGAATATTTTTAGCAGCTAATACATAATCTCGTTCCTGCGAATCTTCTTCGTAAATATAATGACTATCTAATCCAACAATTAACTGAATACCATATTTTTCACTCATTTGTAATAAAAACTTGTTCCATTTCTTCTGTTGCTCAGTATTGTGATACTGAATTTCTAACATGAAATTTTCTTTAAAATGTTCGTGTAATGTAGATATGACGTTTTCATCCATTGAACATGTAAAATTTTTGCCATAATGTTCAGTAATTGCTGCATCAATTTCATCATCTCCTGTTAATCCATCATTCTTTGAATGAAATGCAATACATGCAGATGTAATAAAAACGTCATTCGGAGGTAATGACAGCAGCAACTCTAAATCAACTCGTGGCTTATAATAATAACCACTAATATTAGCTTCTGACAAAATATCATTTATCGACTGTCTTCCTCGTTCTGTCTTTGCTAAAATTATGATATGATGATTGCTTTTATCTTTTGTGTGTCTATCATAAACCCAATAGGCTTCTGCTCCGAAGACCATTTTTAGATTATATTTATGTGCTAATTCATATGTCTCAAAATAATATCCTTGCCATCCATGCTCAACACTACTTATTATTTTATGTCCTAATTCGACTGCTCGTTTTGCATAATCTTCATTAACAGCAGCCGAATCAGCAGTATATATGTTTGAGTAGGATGTATGACGATGATAATTATTAATGATAATCACCTCCTACATAAATATTACTTTCTGTATCTCTTGTCCCATATTCCCATATAAATTCATATGCAGATTTAATTTTATTTTCGCAATATCCAACAATATTTTTCCACTCTTCCATAATCAACCTCGCTGTTGTTTAAAATAAATCATCCTCTTCTGTATTATTCTCTTTTGTATCAAGATACTTTCTTATATGTGGACAGTCCTTAAACCCACAAAGGTTGTTGCAGAAAAATGTATCAGGAGATTCACTACCAGATTTAGTAGTTCTTGTGAATTTTCGATGAGAGTAATCTTTTTCGTTTTCGCTAAGATTTTCCCACTTAGAATATGTAGAAGTGATATAATTGAGACATTCCTGTTTCTTCTCATCATCAACTTCATATTTTCTTACATATGGAATAATTTTATATGCCGACTTTACTTCGTCGGGTAAATCATCAAGACTGTTGTTTTGCAATGCATTATGTAGTATTATTTCAATATCAAGATCATCATATCCTAACTTGGACAATTTGCTCTCAATATCAGATTGTAGCGTTTCTACAATCTTTCTTCTTTCGCAAATCTTTTCAATTAATGTGTCATTTTTAGAACGAGAAGTTTTCTTTCCCATATATTTAATTGTGCAATATTTCAGCATAATCCACGCACATTCTTTTACCGTATATCCAAGTTGCTCTAACGCCATCTGATAGATAACTAACTGTCTACCATGATGAATTAAATCTGCTGTACTAAACTGAGAACTTGTCTTCCAATCATATACACTTACAATTTTATTTTCTTCGTCCACTACTTTTATTAAATCACAGTATCCTTGCAAATAATGATCATCGTCAATTTTCAAAAGAAGAAATTTCTCAGTAATAAAATCTCCTTTAGGTTTCACAAAATGTCTACAAAAATGTTCCATATTTGCAACCCATCCATCCTTAATTGAATCGCCACCATTTCTATCTTTTGGGAATTCAATACCAAGCATTGACATGTCTGAAAGTTCTTTATTCATTGCCTTAATGAGTTCTGCTTCAGTACATTCATCATGCACAATCATCTCAAGAGTATCATGAATTTCTGTACCCATACATCCATATACATTCGGTATTCCTTTTTTATGTTTAATATATGTTAAATAAGCTTCATATAAGCAATTATCAATCGTGTTTAATTTACTGAAACTATATACTTTCTTTCCTTCATCAAATAGTTTCTGCAATTCTGGTTCTTTTGCTCTCTGTCCTATTTTTAATCACCTCAAATCCATTTAACACAATTTTTCATAAGATATAGATATCCTTCTTTCCCGTAATCTGAAGGACTTCCTTTGCTTCCTTTTGGTATTACTTGATGTTCAGCATCCCAGATATACCCGACACTATTATGAAAAACTGCATTATCTATCTTTAATTTTTTTGCTTCTTCACGAATATATTCTTCTTCAAGTCCTTCATCGTAAGCCAAAATATTCTTGCTAACCAATAAACCTTTTATGTATTTCACTTGCGTATCAGATAAATGACAACCACAAGATCCTAATCCAACATTGCTTCCTATACTGTCTAGCTGTTGTGAAAATTTCTCGCTTTCACCTATTACGCATAAATTCTTTCTCTGAATACATTCATAATTCATGTGAAATCCATATAATGTCAAACTTCTACTACATGGAATAATTGGTAACCACCTTTCTTCCTTCGCACAATTACTGTCAATAGACCTTCCCATAATTCCGCATAACTTACCGTCAAATGTGTATTCAGGAACAGTAATACGATTTGTCCAAATATCATATCCAACATTAAATTTTTCTTGTGTTTTATACGAAATTCCATCCTTAAAAAACATTGTATTAAATTTCCCACAATACTCTTGCAATATAGATTCATCGTATATTTTCATTGACATCTCTGGTTCTTGAATTTCACGAATGAGTTTTTTATAAAATCCACCAAAAGGCGTTCTTACCGCTTTATTGAAACTACTTTTTTCAAGACTTAAAAGATCAGCTATATATTCAAGAGATTGTGGAAAGTTCAAACACTTTTTATTCATCACAAGAGAATATAAGTTACCTCGTTCATTTGTACTAAAGCAGATAAAACTTAAAGTATCTATGCTAAGTCTGACAGATGAAGGATTTCTACCATATTCTCTTGCGAATCTATATTCATTATGGGAACTATTGTATGTAATATTTTGATAGTCAAGTGACTCTAAGACTTTTAAGATATCATCACGATTATTGGACAAGTGTTCTGTCAGTTTCAAAGCATTCATTGTTTCACCTACTTTCTGAAACCGTCATATTGCATTTCGATATATCCTATCTCTTTCAATGTGTTAAAACTCATATTTCTCTCATAAATCAATTGAGGTTGAGTTTCACCAAAACGATTCTTCGGTGTAAATAAAACAATATAATCCTTATCTTCATCAAGATCGAATGTTTTTCTAATCTTACTATATCTACCATCTTCATTCTTTTGGAATTGATATGGTTTTAATTTATTTTTTTCTTCCTTTGTTAAACTTCTAAACATAACTACTTGCGAAGCAGTTTCTGCTATTGCTCTTGATTTACCTGTACATCCTAAATCAAGATATCTTCTTGCCATTGATTCAGATGATAACTGAGCCGTTGCAACAATAGCCACATCCTCTTTCTTAGCAAGTAAAAATAACTCCTTTGCGACCTCACTAAAATCAGCCCATGCTTTATCAGAGTTCTCTTGTTCAGGCTTTAATGTATCAAATACAAACATACCTGTTCCAAGCTTACTATATTTCTTAATAATTTTCTTAACATTACCGATTGAATAATCGCTCATTTCAATAAACTGAAGTTTGCCCTTACAATCTTCAAGCCATCTTGCAGCTTTTTGAATATTCTCTTTATTCTCATCTGAGAAATGACCAAGAATAAATTTCTGGCGATTCATTCCAAAATATTCAATCTTATTAAACAAAACACTAGCAAGTATCATTTGTCTGAACTCATCAACACTCTGCTCATTTCCAATAATACATACATTTTCTCCACTCTCAAGAACTGGAAGTATATAAAATAAAATTGCTGTTGTAGTTTTACCATTACCGATATGTGCTAAATGAAGAAGTAAATTCTTCTTATGAACACCAGCTAATCTATAATTCAAAAGTGGATAGCCAATCTTGTATCCTACAGATTTACCCTTATCCCATTCTTTTATGTATGATTCATATCCTTCTGATAAATTCTCTGCTTTTACTTTTTCAATCTTTCCTACACAGATATTGTTTAATTGAAAATCATAATAGTCATACAATTCTTCTGATGTCATTTGAACAATCTTATCGTATTTATCCATAATATTGAATCCTGCATCATACAGTCTTAACATCATATTGTTTTTAACCAATTCATCATAATAAATACTTATATTGTCAATATTGATTAGTGATGTTATCTCTGTAACGGACTTGTACCCACCACGATCTTCAAATCCTTCTTTTAAAGTTTTCTTGTCTTCCAAGAATGTATATAATGAAATATTATCAAACGCTTGATACCCAGCTTTATATAATTGCTGTGCTAATCCATAATAAAACATTCCATCATCCGTAAGAATATCTGTACCATTGACTACATTTTTATAATCATCAATTAGTGAAGGCTCTTTGTATAATGCAAAAATAAAATTACATTCTATTGCATCTCTTTTTGTTGTTAATTTCTCTGGATAATTATTTAAAGCCAATCGTCATCCTCCAACCATTTTGTTATGTTCTTTTCTTTATGTGTAGTCTGAATATTCTCAATATCTACACTTGTATCAATGTTATATTCTATCTTTTGGTCTTTTTCTTCTGCTAATACCTGCTTGTACACATCATTGATATTATTTTTTATAATGGCAAAAATGTAGGAAATCTTACCTACATCATTTCTAAAATCCTTTGTCCTAAGAGCATATTGAATTGATTTATACGATTTATCAATTGTTTTATTGATCACATCGTATCCATAAAATTCTAATTCTTTTAATTTTTTTGTAAGAACCGTTGGAAATACTTGACCAGGAACATAGTCGAGAAATTCAGTTATAAATCTTTCAATAACACGTTTTCTATCTTCATTTTCTTTATTCCATACATCATATAACTCTTTGGATTTATAATATTTGCCATTATCGGCTTTATAGAAGGTTTCAGAAGTCCCGTATTCGCCAGTTATTTGACATTTAACCTTTCGTGCCAATTTTACACCACCTTTTCAGGCGGTGGGGAAATCTCCCCACCTATATTTTTACAGAATAGAAACGATTGCTTCTAACCCCTTAGTTGATACAGATGTATCCTTAAAGTTTGGAATATTGTACTCTGCCATAATATCTTTAACTTTATCTTTAGTATCATCATCCGCATCAGGGAACTTGGTCTTGATTGTATCAATCAGTTCTTCATTCTTAGAAATATCCACCTTATTCTTTGTTTCCTCTTCTGCAAATTCTTCAGCCTTTTCCTTACGAGCTTTTACTTCTGCATTCTTACGCTTTTTAATCTCAGCATCGGAAACCTTACCATTGATGGCTTTCTTTACACCCTCTTCAAATGCTTCGATATAATTCTCTGCACCATATTCAACACGTTCTGGCATCTCACTAAATCTACCACCTGCATCTACAAAACCATCTGTTCTAAACCACATATATCTTGTAGTACCCTGAACATGCTTATTCTCATCAATATTCTTCTCAACTGCAATTGTCATAACAATATCAGCCTTATTTGCAAAAATACCATCATAATCTGCACTAAGGTTAGATGTAAGCTGCTGATATTCATCACCATTCTTTTCCTTGACATCTCTAATCTTTGTGTGTCCAATGATTACAATACCGTATCCAGCCTTTCTGATCTTTGCAAGAATATCATCAATAAGTTCATTGACCTTATCTCTTGGTGCTCCATATCCACCAAAGCAAGCATTGAACTCAGCAGCAGAACCCTTTGCTTTCTTATGTAATCTCTTTACTTCTTCTTTTGCAAGCTTAATCATTTCATCGGCAGTATCTAAGCCAACCACCTCAAACTCATTATCTGACTTGTTCTCTACTAACTCATCTACAATCTCAACTAAATCAGCCCATGTAGGTGCTTCAGCATAAACTAAATCGTCCAATGCCTGATAACCAATTTCATCACCAATTGAAATCAGAAGTCCCTTATTTAAATCTCCATACTGTGCTTTAACAAGATTGTAAAACAGAGTTGTCTTACCTACTTTCTTAATACCTCTCCAATAATGAATGTAACTTCCAATATCACACTTTACTTTGTTTGTCTTGAACATTGACATAAATATATTTCCTCCTTAAATTCGTACCATATTTTCAGTAGGGGATTTCTCCCCTACTATATAGTTGTAATTATTAAAACAGATCGTCTTCATCTACTTCTGGTTCAGAATCAGTCTTGGTTTCCTCTTCCTCTACCTTTGGCTCGTCCTTCTTCTCTGCTTTCTTCATAACGTCATCCATATTCTCATCAGATGCCATTACATAAATCTCATCTTCAAATTCAGAAGCTGACATATCAGCGTCTACAATACCATCTGCAAAATCACCTGTAAGTTTTGGATCAAAAAGTCTGTACTCTGTTACTCTATCTCCAAAGATTGAACCAGCAGGACGGAAATCATTAAGAGTTCTAATTCCTAACTCAATCTGTTCCTTCTGAGCCTTTGTGAGCTGAGATTCGTCAAACTCCACTGTTTCTGCACCATTGAGCATTACACATTCCCAGAGAAGATGCTGCATAGTCTTCTTAGAAATATCAATATACTTCATCTTGTAGTCTAATAACTTTTTATGCTTCTCATTATTCTCATCATACTTACTTGCATTAAATACAAACTGCTGTGGAATGAATTTGTTACCTTCATCCTTGTTGATATACTGCTGAATATATCCGTCTACAATAACCTTCTTCTCTGTCTTCCAATCTGTCTTGTCAACTGAATCCTTATTGTAGTAAATATCAGCAGTGATAAGTAAACGATTTTTCTTGTCATCAGCTACTGCATATACACTCTGGATCTTAAACTTGTCATAATATTTACCGTTATAAGGCTCTTTTACCATTTGACCTGTAACAGTTACCTTCCCATTGTACTTAGGTAAATTCTCCTGAAGATATTTGATTGCATCATATAATGTTACAAACTCATGTCTTCCATCAAACTCTTCACCAAGGTCAACTGTTGTCTTTCTGTAAGAAGCAACAGACGATACAACTTCGTCATCAAATCTGTCCTTCCACTTAATTTCAATGTTTTCGTTATCAGCATTCTTTGACTTGATTGTTTCCTGCTCACCATCAAATGCTTCAACGAAAGCCATATTGTTATCGCTTTCCTTAATGCCGAAATTCATACTCAGCATCTTACGACCGTTCTTTTCCATTTCCTTAACAAAAGGTCTTTTTGCGTCCTTCTTTGGGAACATAACTGTTCCTGTAAAGTTAAATCTTGCTTCCAAATTACTTGTCCTCCTTAAAATTAAAAAAATATATAAATATTGTTGATAAAACAATCTATCTAAACGCCCAAAATGGACGGAACACAGAAGTTAATTTATGTAAACATCTATGTATAATCAGTGATTTTTGAGTATAAAAACCCAAGGGTATGCTGTTCTTCCACCCAAACATGAATGCTTTTCGCATTTATTTATTCTCTTGTTTGTCACGGATTTTATATATTATTCGTGACATTTTATTTTTGGAATTTTTTGAACTGAATTGTTCAAGACTGATTAGATATTATCTAAGATATTTCCTGTTACTTCATACATTTCCAAATCATTTAATTCACACCATGATTCGAAGTTATCTCTCTGAACATACCACCCAACATTCATTCCGAGAAATTCATTCTCACCATTTCCGTAAGAGACTACATTATATAATTCTCCGTTTAGAATGTCGTTTTCAAAGATTAACTTGCCATTCTTATCATGGCTGCCAGTACATCTACATAATGTCTTTGGATCTATTTCTTCAAAACCATCGGTTTCACCATGAGAATAGAATAGTGTTGCTGGTTCAAATATTATATGAATTTCTTTACCATACATATCTAAACCTTTTACATAATATCCACAAACCCATTGACCGCTACTAATGCTCTTTGCTTTACATAGCTGCGTATCCATTTCTCACCTCCTCAAAATCCAAATGAAACAGTGAATTACTATTGCTGCTTCACTTACTTATTCTCTATTCGATTTTCGTTTTTATTGGGAATTGTGACTCGAATGAATCATAGATTATAAAACAATTCTATATGCAAGTTTCTTCGTAATAAAACCTGATTGGTGTAAGATCATACAAGATAAATGAATGTCATCATATATCAAGTCTGTCATTGTGCAATTCGATAAGATACTGTAACCACGCATAGACTTTGACTTAAAATAAACAGCTTCACCATTATATTCTTCAAATGCTTTGCAATATGTATCCCCATCTTCAACTTCAACAATTCGTGACTGATGATCTCTTATGATATTATCTTTATGAATACTCAAATTTGTCTCAATTACTTGAATCACATTTTCACCTCCAACTATATATTCTCTTATTTATATAAAGTTTTATCTATTTCCTAACTTCCATATTTTTATAAATAACTTTATGAGCACATCCGCTATTACTAAAAGAATCATAAATAATATACCTGGAATAGATAATAAAAATACAACACTTGAAAGAAATTTACCTAAAATATTTCTATTTTTAAATAAATCAACAACAAAATTCTTTATAGAATTGAGAATATATATATTTTCGATATCCGCTTTGTAGGCTATATAGAAACCTGCAAATAATATACTCAATATTACAAATATGCTTAATAAAGAAATTACTGCATTAGAACACATTTTATTTCTCCTTATATTCAATCTACACCAAGAAATGTCAGTTTCCTTCGGCTCTACTTCTTCACTGTTACATTGAAAACTGACCTTAAAATACAGATAATCAACCAAATACCAGTTGCAATAGACCATTTAAATGTCAAACCAAAGCACATTGTAATAAGCTTGATTATTCCACATGTAACAATCCAACTAAGTCCATAGCATACAGCTAAAATTGTAATGACAATAACTGCTGTTACTCCACCTTTTGTTAATTTTTCCTTCAAATTACTCATATGTATATTCTCCTTTTTAATCATTCTTTGAAACATCCTCTAAAACAGGCTTCTCATTGATAATCTCATGTAAAAACACAAAAACAAGACCATCATGGAAATCAACTTCATACTTATCATATACATCAGTATCAATAAGTAAATGAACATCAATTTCATTCTCAAATCCAATACCTTCAACTTTATATTCGCCTTTGATATTCAGATAAGTTTCCTTGGTTCTATTGACAAACTCTGTCTCATATTTAATATTCTCCTTTGGAATACCAATCGCATTGTAAATATAAATCTTATCTGTTCCTACCTGTGCAACTCTAAAAGCTGCTGTGTGATTATTAAACATACATGTATACTCCTTCCTAAATAAACTAAATTCTTTGCCGACTGTTATTGTTTTTCTTAATGCTTCGTCATATCGTCTCATTTCTAAGGAATCCATTTTGTTATGGAAATAGACAGGTGCCTTTATAATTTGAGCTAATTCTGATTTCTTAATATCTTCGCATTTAATTTCTACAACAAATACTCTTTCTTCAACATTGCCGAAATTTTCTATTCGTTTGTTTCCAATATCGTATGTAATAGTTGTTAAATATGGCATAATTGAATAATTAGCAACATCTCTATCAATTCCACCATCAATTACTACACCATTAAATTTATGTCCTCGCACATAATCACTAACTTGAAGAACCGTAATACAGCTTCCATTCTCCCACCAAAATCTTGTCTCGTGATTACTGCCCCTATTGCCCCTATGTTGAACTTGTGCAAAAGATGATAATAAATTGGAGATACATTTTGTTACAATCTCTCGTTGAACTTGTGTTCTTACGAATACTCCACATTTATATCTCTCATATTGTTCACAGAACCCAATCTGTTTTTCTAATGCTTGTACTAAATTCGTATATATCAATCCTCCTTATTTATATTCTACAAAAGAAATCGAAAATTCTTGTGCTATTCTTCGTTATAATACTGAGCTAGTGATTCTCCATACCACTCCCAGTTATCAACTCCACCTGCTTCTAATGCACTTAATTTTCTATCTCTATCAAGTAAATCCTCATACTCTTCTTTGCTAATAGTCTTATTAGAGTCTTTAACCTTGACAGAATTGTTACCAATTAAATTACATAATTGTGTTGTTGCATCCTTAACCTGTCCAATTACTTCATTTCTTATAGAACTATACAAATTTTCATATAGATTCTCGCTCACTTCGCATTTAATAATATTCTGTAATGAACTGAGACGTTCTGGATTTTTAGATAACTGATTTTCTACATAATCATTAAATTTATCAGCGTATTTATCACCGACTTCTTTGATAATCGAATCATAAACTCTTTCCTTGATTTCATTTTTTATCTCGTCTTTTAATTCTCTTTCGTCACTGTATGTAAGTTCTATCTTTGATTTAATTTCACTCTTTATCTGATTGATAGCATTATCTTTTGCAGCATCAAAATTCATTTCTTCCAATTCTCTAATAACACCTTGTTTAATTCCTTCAAACACCTCTTCAAAATCGAATTCAAATTTTAGTGGTGTACTCATCAATATCCTCCTTATTCGTAAGTATTACTTTACTTGCATATTTCACAACATTTTCACTTGTTTCGTTATCATCTAAATATTCTCTGTAAGCATCTTCACAATGCGCACCTTCGCACCAATAATATCCATTTGGTGTAATGCACGATTTATGTTCCCCATAATCGGTTGCTGAACAATATTTACACAAACTTTCCTCGTCAGATAACTCATCAAAAGTCTTTAACATATACACCTCCTAGATTCACAATTTACATTTTGTTTACAGTTATATATTCTCTACTTTTCAGAAGATTTCTTTAGCTCTACTAATGCATCATCCAAATCCTTAACTGTATGAATAGCTTCCTTCATACTATTCATACCAGCAACAGCACTTGAAAAAGCCTTAATACTTTCAAATTCCATCTCTGAAATAGTTTTTAAAACATCAACTAATTTCATATCACCAATTCCAGATACCTTTGCTGCATTTTCAATTGTTTCTTCTTCATTGACAAGTAAATCAATAAACTGTCTTACTTTATTATTCTCCATCGTTTCAATCTCCTTTATATGTTCTTTTATTTTTTGTTTTCCTACATGACTTGGATACCCAGAATATGAAAGTGCCTTATTTATCCACCACAATGTCTGTTCATCTACATCATCATATTTTTTCATCTCTTCTACTAAATTTCCGATATGTAACACCTCATTTCGTTTCTCTCCAACTAATACTGTAATATGGTTCATTGTACTGAGTACCAGTTTCAACTTTATAACCAAGTTCCTCTAATTTCTTTCGTGTTTCAGGTTTTAAACAGCCATCTTCACTGATTGAAAATTTGCCATCTGCAATTGCATCTCTAATCAATTTTGATAACTCTGCTAATTGCTGTGTAGTGTAACTATCAATTGCATTGTTTGTCATTTTATTTGCTTCTGATGCAGACGGAATAACATTCTTTGGTGGCTGAACTTCTGGCATAGGTATATTAGAAGTAACTGCATCTTCACAACAATCTATATCGCTACAGCCTAAACAAAATTTATAACTTCTGCTAGTTATTGGATACTTACAAGTCATTTATTTCACCTCCCAAGGAAACCGATATTTCTTGTCCATTTTGTCACTATATATAGTAGTTTTGATTCATCTAACCACTATATATAGTATTTGATTTTATGAAATATACTAACTATTGTATTATTCTCTCTTTTACTTCAATAAAGCAGCAATCTCATCAATTTCCAGCTCTGTTTTCTTATCATCAGAAAGTAACTTATCCAACTTGCTCTCCATTTTCTTCAAATCAGACTCTTCTTTCTTCAGACCAGATACCTCTAACTTACTTTTAATATCTTTAATCCATGCTGTCACACTGTATCCTGAAATTTCAAAATCAGCCATATTAAGATCCTTTGCAGACATTAAATATGAATTCAATCTAATCAAAAGTAATAATAATGCATCATCTGAACACACGTTGAGATTAATTGTCATTCCATCCATATTAAGAACGCAATTTGTTTCAGGAATAAATCTAACCTTCCTTTCAGAAATTGATTTCTTCTTGGCTTCAATCTGTTTCTTTAATTCTAAAATTCTGTCATCGTTTTTACTCATTAAACTCGTACTCCTTTTTATATTCTCTACCATTTGCTAAATATTTTTGAATATACATCGGTTTCATCACTTCAAAAATCTTTTCTAGCGTAACTGGAATCATATGCTTTTCTTCTATTATGTCTTTATATGGATAACGGTTTGATTTAACCATTTTAGATGTAGTCGGGAAAATATCGGTTACTTCACTAGAATCTCTGTAGTACCTACTCGTATTATCTTTTATGCAAACAATAAATAAGTTATTATTTTTGTCTTCTGGATAAATTTCAAACTCATATTTATTTCTACCGTAATATTCACTTATAAATTGTCTTTCGTTCCAACGACCAGAAGATGATCTTTTCTCAAACTCTTCAAAAGTGAGATATTTGTATTCATTTTTTGAACTGTCGTATGGAGAATACTCACGGTTTCTTTCTAAATTATTGTAGATATTTGCATATTTTTCACTGCATTTGTTATCAATACATTTGATAAATTTATTCTTTGGTAAAGATTTATAATGTCCAAAACTATCATTATGCCAAAACCAAAAATGTTTACCTTTACTTGTTCCTTCCCAATAGTCAAAAGCTTCAAATTTACCCATATAAATCCAGTTCTCATTATCTTTTGTAAGATATGTAGCACCGATAATTAAATCTTTTGCTTTAATTGTTTCATTGTTATGGATAATTTTATTAAACTCACTAATTTGCTTATAATCAGGTGACTCAACCGGCATAAGAACTAAATCCTTACCATCCCATCCATATAGAAATTCTCCTTCAAGTCCCTTACCCTTGATACAATTCGCATTTTCGAGAATGTATAATAAATTTTCAATGGTAATTTCAAACTCAAATCCTCTTGGATCATATACTCTACAATAAGCATGTCTGTGATCCCATCCTGTAGAGTAATCGCCAGCTTTCTTATTGAGCACAAATCCTTCTGTTGGAACATTCTCAAATTCATCATTTGGGATTTTATCGTCACGCCAACTATTCCATGATGCTTCTTTTCGTAGTTTACCTTTTTCGTCATAGTAAATGACATAGGCAAGTTTTCCTGTGTAAGTTCCTGAACGGTTTTGATATCCAACATTTATCGTTTTAGGAACAAAAATGCTACTGTTCAATCTATTGCCTTCTCCTTTCTTTGCGTAAATCTTATGTATATAAGCTATTAATATATAGTAACTATCTGATTGATTACTCTTTCAGAATACTTTCTATATATTGTTATTCATCAGCCTTCTCATCCTCGCCTTTCTGTAATAATGTGACGCTCATTTTTACGATAATATCTGTTCCTGATAAATAGCATCCAGATAAATACACAATCGGCATATTGGCATCATCATAAGATCTGTTGTATAATTCTTCTTTGATAATATTCTCCATAAAATCATACACTATTTTATATGTACAGTTATTTGTTTGAAGAGTATATCTTTTTCTATTTTTCCATAAATCTATTCTCTCTTTTGTATACGGATTATATGCTTCATCAGAATCGCCTAACCACGCATATCTACATTCCAAGTGTGCAATTAAATTCTTATCAATTTCTTCCAAGGCATTTTGAATTGCTTCCTGTACAATGCTTTCAATCAAATTAGCTCTTGAACCTTTATCGAAAATTATATTCTTGCTATCCATTTAATCTCCTTTTACATCGCCCTTGCAATCGACTTAACCTGGTTATCAAGATATTTTACAACTAATCTCATCTCTGCCAGTTCCAAGCCACTACTAAGACTAAATTCATCCTCGTCATAACAAGATGAACCCGCTTTCAAAGCACCACTTCTAACCTGGACTCTCTTACCATTATCTCTATACTGATATTTAATGGTCTTTTCATCACCCCTAATATCAATAAAAGTAAGTTCGTGTGCCAAACTCCAATCACTCCAAGGTTTCTTTACAGGTGTCTCAACCTTTTCAAAATACTTTTCATACTCGTCATATGACATACAACCAAGATGGCAACCACCAAATTTAAAGCAGATTACTCCACCTTCCTGAATATCAGTTACTTCACAAATCTCACCAATGTTGTCAAAAACGCCCATCTTATGAACGAGTTTAATTTTATCACCTTTAATCATGCTGCTTTGTCCTCCTTGTTCGCAAACTTTTTATTAAATGCATCAATAGCTTTCTGATCTTCTGCCGTTACGTCATCATTAAATCTTCGTCTAGCTTGTACAATATGATTATTTCTTACTTCAATCGTTACTAAACTCTCATCTGGTTTATTCTTCTTTCTCAAGAAAAGAATGTGGCACTTACCGTCAATAACCTTATCTATGTATGAAGCAACGCAGTTGTTTTGTGAGGCAGCCTCATCCTTTATATCCTGTGTAGAATCTGGATAAATGAATATGTAATCACCAAAAGAGCATTCATACTGTTTATTTATTCTCTCTTTAAACAACTCTTCTGAGAACTCTTTCTTCATTCGATTGTAATTTCTACAAGCAATCTTATGGGTAGTTAAAAAATGTCTTGGATACTTGTCAAATTTAGGACTAATAGATTTCATCATATTTGCATAGTCATATAGTTCTTTAATCACAAATCTAACATCTTCTAATGCTTCAAATGTTTTTAACTGGTCAATATATAATAAAAGTGGTTTTGCAGTATATCCATACTCTTCAATCAATTTATTAAAATAAGACCAATAATGCCGTTCATATGTATCATAATCGTAGTCATAATTATCTGTTGACCAAATTTTGTAAATATCATTATCTGTCAAGCTCATATATTCCAACTTATATGCGATTAAATGAGCATCAGGATTCTTCTTATAACATTCAAGAATGCTATTAGATAATTTTATTTCTCTGTTTTTACATAATTTAATTAACGCTTTGGGAATTTGATTAATTGTATATTTGAATTTGTTCCTACTATCTAAAATCTCATCTATTCCTGCTGAAAACAACTGTTCATAGTTTGAATATCGTGGTACACGATTTAGAATTGTTCCTATATTATATATTGGATAATAATCAGACTCTTCTCTCTTTACAAATCGCAAAAACTTTGCATATTTTTCATCATCACAACAATCAAATAACTCATTTAAAGTAAAACCACTTAGTTGACTACATAGATTTTTTACTGGTTTACCTTTAATTCCAATAGCAGTCTTTGTTGCGAAATCATATTTTACAGTACGACCATCTTCATAATCGAAAATGAGATACTGCTTATCTTTATAAACTCTCGTTTATATCACTCCTATCTGTAAAAATTTTCAAAAGAAACGAATCTTTACTTCGATTCTTCCTCTTTCTTAAACCTATTGAATACTTTGTTATGAATATAATTTTTAATATCTACATAACATTCAGAACACAAATCTCGTACTTCCACCTTTTTTTTATCATATTGTCCTCTGTCAACGAAATCTGATGGGAAGACATCAAATGTATCATCCTTAATTTCAAAACAATCTTCACAATACTTACCACAAACATCACATTTGTATGCTCTCATCTACTCACCTCACAAATACTTATTCTCTTATTGGCTCAACCCTATATCGTTCATTCCAATCTGCTCTCTTCTTTAATAATGGAATCCAAGGACAGTGTAGGTTTTCAGATTCAGTTCCTATCAAGTCATCTTGATCGCAACCAAGATATTCTTCATGACCACAATTAGGACAAGTTACTCCATATTCAGGAACTTTATATTTAAAACTACAATAGTTAGGAAATATCATCTGAACATTCCAATCATCCTTTGATTCAACTTCATATACACAGTTGCAGCATCTACATACAAACTGAATATTTTTACCGAAATAATTACCTGCTACAATCTTCATATTCACTCCAATCAATTTCTACATACTGCTTATAACATGGATAATATGTAGTAGCTCCTGTCTGATCTTTACACCATGTATCTAACAAATTTTGCAGACCACCAATATCACACTGTTTATAAGCATCTTCATGTAACTCTTCGCAAGCATTGTCAACTACATTATCAGCATCAATATGAATCTTCTCCACGCTGCACACCCATAATCTCTCAGGTCTGCCATCATTATTAAATTCTTCATCTGTATAACGCCCAAAATAATCGTCAAAGAAATCATCAACAGTATCGTAATACTCGTCAAACTCTTCACAGTACAGCATTGTATCTACATCTTTTTCATCAACAGCTACTGCATTTGCTACTTTCTCATTCCACTTCTTTATTCTCTCTTCTTCGTCAGCTTTCTTCTGTCCTTCACAATCACAATGCATATATCCCTGATTCTTATAAGACTGTCCACAATAAGGACATAATTGCTGTACTCCATTAAAACAACTCTGACAAAATGAAAGTGCTTGATGCTTGTATGGAAAATGATATTTTCTACCAGCTTCAGAACTATCGCCTTTGATTCCATAAATATTGTCTTCTATTTTCATTCCAAGACCATTGCAGACAGGACAAATTCTTTCATGCTCTGTAAGATCCTTGATAATAATTCTAGGGAATGATTTTTGAATTGCTTCATGAAGATTTACTTCTTCTCTGCGTGTTAAATTATCCATATTTTTATCTCCTATCTATTATTCTCTCAATCCATCCAACACTTTCATCAAAGCGTGTCTTGTAAGATTCTTAACATCACCACTGTACAATCCGCATTCAATATCACAAGTCTTTAGAACTTCATCAAGTGTTTTATTTCTCTCTTCACTTATCAAGCTCTCTATCTTCTCAGCCACTTTTGCTTCACATATTCCACAAATACAGCCATTTTTCTCATCGTATTTTTTAAGTTTACTAATAAGATTGCTACAACACCAACTTGATTCATTAAGATGAAATTCAATCATGTCATCATCCCACTCTGAAGGAAAGTCCATTGGAAGATTTATTGTCCACTGTATAGTTTTGGTTTGTCTGTCTGCCATATAGTTATTCTCCCATTTCTATCTTCTGACCAACGAATTTCTGAAGCTGTTCATTTACATCATCAGGATAAGTTTTTACAACATAATCAGTACAAACATGAATTTTAGTAATAACACTATTCTCGTCATATTCAATACTTCCAAGTGTTCCACCTGGAATTCTGATAGGCAAACAACCATCCTCATAATCACAAAGCACATAATGTTTCCAGTGTCCATTAGGATCAAGTCCAGCAAGCTTGTCCAATTCTGTTGTGATCCAACAATAATATTCATTCATTTTTGAATATTTTGAATTTGCATATTTGTTAATCAACTTCATGAATTATCTCCTATTTCTTTTATGTTCTTTATATAAAGCATTTAATTCCTGCTCTAATTTCTTTTTCTCCATAGGATTCTTACAATACTTTATTCTCTTTTTAAGAGTTGATATCTCTTGTTTTGGAGGTTCAAGGCATTCAATAGGAAAATTATCGCCAAAATGCATTTCATTAATTGTTTCAAGAAGCTTTGCAATCGGATCTTCTTGTACCTGTATGTCTAAGTCTTTATATTTTTGTTCAAGCTCATTTTTTATTCGAGTTTCTACCATTGCACTTATCATTTTTCCTATGGCATCTATCTGTTTACCAACTATTAAGACTTTTGTAGCATCACTCATTTTTTCTAATTTATCATGTAGCTCTGAAATATCAATCACCTCCAATCTGTTTAAAGGAAAGAAAAATTTCCTTCGACTTTTGAGATTCTAAAAAGCCTTATTTTTCAAGGCTTTCGTAACCTCTCAATTTGTTATTCTCTACTTTTTATTCATTTTCTTTACAAATTCACGGTACTTCCTTGTATATTCGTAAGAATCTCCAAAAATATTATTAACAGCCTTATAAAGTTTCGGTTCATACTTTTGAATTACTTCTAATTCGTATTCAAAATCTCTACCAAATGGGCAGCCTGCACAACCAGTTCTTTTCAGTCCGTATTCTGTATAACACTTGCTATGTTCAATATCATAAGCATTTTCATAGTCTATTTTGTCTGAGTCTTTATACCAAAATAAAGGTCTATAATTATCACAACCAGAATCATTTTCATCAAAACAACTTTTATATGCAGTTGCTCTTGCTCCACCTTCAGCTTTTCTTACACCTACAATATTTAGGTCAAATGGTATTTTTCCATCGCCATACACACCTTCTCTTAAAAGCTTATGTGAGACATCTTTCTTTGCATATTGACAACATTTGTTAGAAATTTTAAATGTTGGTGGGTTTTCAATCATAAATTCTTTTAGCCATTTATTATGAGTGATATTAAATTGACTACCATTACCTTTTACTCCACACCACCATTCCAATGCAGATTTGCACTTCGGATACTTCTTATATAGCGTATCAAAATCCTCATCTTCCCATTGGAAGTTATGTTTTTGTAATCTTTGGATAAATTCACTGACTTGCTTAGATAGAAATGGTTGTCCATATCGTTTACACGATAGTGGGATTGGCTTAATTGCTTTATATGAATCAATTGTTATATCATATTTATTTTCTAAATATTCGAGATGTTCTTTTGTTGCAGAATATTCTAATCCAGTATCAAACCAGACATACTTCACTTTATTACTTTTATCGCATCTATAAACAATATCCAACATATCATCACTATCTGATCCACCTGAAATAGAACATAGTATATATAAATATTTGGAGCTGTTAATTTTCGACCATGCTCTTATTAAATTATCTCCTATTACTGAGTTTACAGGACAATCCTGCAATAATTCTTCAATTGTATTAGCTTTTTGTACCAATATGTACTTTCCTCACTGAAATTTATTTCATTTCAATGAGGTAAAGCCATACTTAGTGAGTGTCTTTTTACGTCACTATCACATTACTTTTTCGATTCATATAAACCAATGATCCGTTTTATGAATCATTGTGACAACCTTTGCTAATCAAAGGCATTAAATACATATGGTGAAAAACTAACCAAGTGGTAGCACAGCCTCGCAGATTCGTTCAATACTGTTGACTTCACATTTTGTCATTTTATGATTTGGATTATCTTTGTTATAATCCTGAATAAACATATCTATCCAAAAATCTACATACTCATCATCTGACTTCGAATCCATTACAGTATATCTATCAACTGTCTTGTAATTTCCTTTTTCTGTCACATAAGATAGATTTATCTTATAAACAGGTAAGGTGATTTTTGTTTTTAAGAAATTTTTAGGATGAATATTTTTTAATTTTTGTTTCAAATCTTCGTCAAAAATTTCAAATGTATCAATTCCAGTCCTCAATGAGCAATTTTCAAAAAAATCACTTGGATGCACTACTTTTCACCACCTTTCTGATATTTTATTCTCTTATTTGTTGGGATTCCCATAGCCGAATGGCTTAGATATGATTAAAAATTTCCGAATGAAAGATTGGTTTACTGCGACTCTTCTGAATCATTAAATTCTCTACCTTCAATGATATTCTGAATACCTGTTTTACATTTTTCTAAAGCAAAAGCATATGCGTTATTATAGATAAGTTTGTCGTGTTCTGCCGTTGGATTGTCGTATACGCTATCAATAGCTTCATCAATACCATCTATAAACCTGTTAAGTCTTTCAATAATTGTTGAATCTTCATATATATTGTAACCTGTTGGTTCTGATATGCTTTCTAAATACTTATCAACAGCTTCGTTTTCTTCTTTTGTTGCTTCTCTCATAGAATGTTCAAAAGCTCTCAATTCATCTTTACCAAGCCATTTGATCCATGCGCCGCAATCATCACAATAAAGTCCTGTGTTATTGCCTTTTACTTCTGTATGTAGTGAAATGCTTCCACATTTCTTACAACAATTCTGATACATATTTTCACCTCCAATGTATTATTCTCTTAAAATCCAAGGATATGTTGCTTTCCTGTGAAGTTACTCAGATAAAATCTTCTGGAACATATCATCTACTGAATCCAATAAGTCATATCTCTTATCAAATGCCGCCGTTGAGCTTTTTGCAAATTTACGCTCAACCATGTCGATGTAGTAAGTCATTGTTCCATCATCGCCCATATAGAACTCATTCCATTCATCATCAGACATCAATCTTCTAACATTCAATTGGTCGATGGCAAGATTATCAAAGCTAACTACCTTAAATTTCTCAATAATATCTGCAAGATTTTCATATAGCCAATTCTGCTTTACAATAATGTTTTCATGATCTTCTGAATAAAAATCATCACCACGTCTTAAATGTTTATAACCAAGAATCAGCATCTTCAGATTATTATTCTCCAAAGCTTCTACGTCTGATGGCTTTAATACCCCGTTGATTACATGAATAACCGCATTTGGATATTTCTTAATAAGTTCGATAAATTTTTCTGTGGGATTTACAAGTGATACACCAAGACCATAGATAAGTTTTTCATCAACAAGCTTTTTAATAAGTTCTTGTTTTTTTCTCAAAATGAATCTGATTTACCGTCATGTTTACAATAACTTTTCTATCTTTGAGTTTCTGTAAAAATGGAATTAAGTCAGGATGACTTGTAGCATCTCCGCCACCAAGAGCAACTTCCTGATACGGATGAAGTGTGTTAATGAATTTCTCATTCAAAATATCTCCAAATTTTCCATCTGTTGTGCTACCTTCATGGCAGAATGGACATCCCATATCGCAAAAATTACAAATTTTTATATCCATATTCTCTGCAAAAGTTGGCAAAAACTCATCATCTTCTGTTTCTCTGATCTTTGTTCCATCGCTCAAAATTGTGGTTTTAAAGTTACCATTTATGTATCTTCCTAATAATTCCATTCTTAAAATCCTCCTAAATTAAATCAACCATCGTATCCATACTTACCAAACGCAACAATTTTATCTCCACTTTTACTTGTATATCTATTTACAAATGTTTCAAGATCATCGTGCTGCCACTCCTCATAGGTTTTAGCATCCTCGTCTACAATATTGTTCTCTTTTGCGTATTTGCTATAATACTTTTCTTTCGCAGATTCTGACAAGTCTGACCAATCTTTAGAAAAATCATCTTTGTGATTTTCATAGTCTTGTGCTGCATATTTCTTATCATCATCTGATAAACTATTTGCTTTTACAAATGACTCATAACCCCATTCATCAAAAAGAAGTTCACCATTCTTCCACTGTTCAAATTCTTCCTCACTACACATTGTAAGTGAATGTGTGCTTGATGAATTAGTTTCATAAACTCCACGTCTAATCTGTCTCTTCATAAATTAATCCTCCGTTCCATATGCTCTTGGATACTCATGATCAATAGCATCCAAATTAATCAAACCACTACGTTTCATATCTCCAAAATATCCATATTCGTCACCATCTTGAATAACAACATATTTCTTATTTGTTAGATATTCCTCTAATGATATATTCTCTTTTTTAAGGAAACCACTAAGTATATCTACATCAACATATCCTGTACATGGTTTCTCAAAATGAAAATATCCATTGTCGGTTTCCCAATATTCGATTGTGTCAATTCCCCAATCCTTTTCTTTCTGTTCAAGCCATTCGTTAAGCTCATCCTCTGTCTTACCATATTCCTGTGCATAATCACTATCTTTATTTTCTGGATGATTTTTATCAGCGACTGAATCTGAAATCATCGGAATAATAATCTTTTTAAGACCAGGAACATATTTTAATGCAAGTGCTTCAAGTTTCTTATAATTCTCATCATTATACTCATGCACCAATGAAGCACAAGCATACAACCACTTGTCATGAAAATTACCTAATGCTCTAAATGGACTTCTGCCAAACTCCATATCATGATCCCAAATATGCCATTCGCAATCTTTCTCGCCAGTTTCTTTGTCATCCCACAAATAAAAGTCCCTTGCAATCTCATCTGGTGTATAACGCTCATTATTTTTCATAATACAAAGCGAATGTTGACTACTTGAATTTGTCTCGAAAACACCTCTACGAATCTGTCTCTTCAATTTTTCTTACCTCCTTGCTTTAATATCCTCTCTTTGTAACCAAAAGAAACCTGAATTTACTTGCCTCTACTTTCTATTAATCCATTCCTTAAACTCGTTAAAATCATCTTTTGTAAGCACAATATCAGAATAATAAAAATCCTTATTCCTAATAATCGCCCAAATTTTCTTCAACTTTTCAAAGAATGGTCTTTGCTGAGTATAAAAATTGCCATTCGTATAGGTCAAAAAAGCGTAATCTCCATCTTCATAATCGGCGATTTTAAAATGGATACCCTCATCACAACCGCATTTACAGCTTACGATTAATTCATCATCTTTAAAATTTTTAAATACTGCCATAACAATCTCCTTTACTTACAATTCCCAAGTCCAACTTTGTAATCACCCTTGACATCAATACTTACTTCTCTCTGAAATTTTCCTTCCTTATCATACAGAGATAAGTAATATCTGTTTCCACGTTGCTCTAAGACAATATCTTCATTCTCGAATAGTTCAACTCGTTTCTGTTTCTGTACTGGTTTAGTTTCTACTTTTGAAGGTAATATAACAGGTGGAAGTTCTATTATAGGTGTTTCAACTTCTTCAAGAATACAGCTAATATCGTTATCTAACTGACTATCATCATTCGTATGTTTATCAACTGCTCTAATAACATCTTTCTCAAATAATAATCTGTTTTCCATTTTAATATTCTCCATTTCTACATATATAAATGATATTTTCTTCCAATCTGATCAATAAGTTGACTGTCCATTGGTCTAAAACCAATTACAGTAAGTGTTCTACCATCTTCTTCGGGTTCTAATTCTGTGTGACAATTATCACGTATAAGCCAAAAATCCTTGCCTTCGATCATTCCTAATTCTTCTGCTATAGTCTTAGCTTTTAGTAGTTGATTCTTATTTTTAGCCTGAAGAACACATTTTGTAAATTCGCCCTCAATCCAATTGTGAAGAATATCTTCGTCAATATAGCCATCGACATGACCATCTAAATCGGCATTATTTCTAATAAACCAACTGAGAAATGCCATAGAGCCGTGACTGACTTGAGCTGCGAGTTTACCATGACTCATGTTTAAATCTTTTCTTGCAATAATAATCTGTTTATACATTGTTATTCTCTCTCCATTCGCCTAACTCATAGAAGTCGTTTATCTGGTCATCAAGCTTTCTAACCTGTTCTCTTAGTTCAGCTTCTTTCTTCTTACTATCTGTTTTCTGACACTTCTTCCACAATTCATCACGCTGCTTAGTCAGTTCGTTATATTTATCAGATACATCAATCTCATCTACAACTGAAACATCAATCTTCTCTCCACAGTGAGGGCAGAACTGGATTGGATAATTGTCTGTTTGTTCGTATTCATCTCCCCAAGAGTTAAATGTTTCAGTATATGAAGTACAAAATTGAGGAATTATATTGTCATCTGAATCTCTTACTACTAATCCAAAAGTATCGTTGCATACCAAATCTTCACCTGTAAATACAATAGCCTTATCATTTTGAATTTCATCACAGCAATAAGTGAATGGCTTATGCTTATATGCACAAATATCATTGAATTTTAATTTGATTAACTCTATCTTCATATATTTATTCTCCTAACTTACGTTAATCTCCACCAAAAGTCATATAACTTATGACACTGATTTCCATTATGTAATTCACCTTTATATCTTCTGATTTTCTGATTTGATTGACGTTTTAGATATTTGCTTATTTTGTATCTATATTGTCTTTTATAATAAGGTTTTGGATTTTTAACATATCCTAATTTTTTATCCCATATTTCATCCTTATAAATTACAGCTTTGGGATTTCCACACGAAACTGTTTCTAAATATTTGAGGTGATTCTGATATTTCAAATATCTCTCACGCTTATTCATTCTCTTTTTCTTAGAATGATTCTTATACTTTTCTTCATCTTGCTCATACCAATCACTACAATGACCAAAAGAATAAATTTTGCCACCAACTTTATCACACCAAACACAGTTCTCAATATCTTCTTCGTCAATGTATGATTTATATTTTTCAAAGTCTTCATATCCATAAGGGCAATCTTTACATTTCATCAAATCACCTCTTTTATTTTATTCTCCTAATTCATCAACCTAATCTCTCGAAAATCACCATTAGCTTTTACGCCATTGATATAAGCACACCAACCTCTAAGACCTTCTTCCTTAGAGATTGGATATTTGTGCTTAATCTTCATAACAACTTCATAATCGTCTGGATGATTTTCAAGAATAGATTTTAATTCTCCAACTGAAATCTGCTCATATTATTCTCCAAATATAATTTTTCTTGCCAAGTTCATAGTTGTAGAACCACACACCTTTCCAAAGAATTCACCAGCTTCAACAACTAATTCATTCTCTTCTTTTACACAATCCTCAAAAATTCTCTTAGGTAAATTTTGTGCAACAATCTTCATATCCTGTGGTTCAATCTTTTCAGACAAAATACCTTCATCAATCATTTTATGTAATTCTTTCTGAACCCTATTCTTTGTAACAATTTGTTCTACAATATCAGATGCTTTTGCTTTAGCAGCTAATTTCTGAGGATCTTCTACTTTCTGTCTATGATTATCTTTCTTAATTTCACTGAACTGTGAATTTACAATCTTTAATACAAATGGAGTTCGTGAGTTTGGATTGTTAAGTTCTGTCTGATTCTTAACAACAATTCCTTCAGGAACATCAACTGCAATATCTGACTTGTGCATAAACGACATGCAATGCTCCCAAGAGACAAACTCACCATCATAAAATGTCTGTACATATCTCAAATTCAACTCATCAGCGAGTTTCTTAATCTCTGACTGTGGTAGATAACACTCATTTTCCTTATCATATACATCATAAAAATAAAATTTCTTATATGCGTCCTGAATATACTTAATAGTATGAGAAGTCAACCACTCCCCAAAGAATACATAGTTTGGATATTTTGAAAATGGTTCGACTGCTAATGTCTGTACCCAATTCCAAAATCCATTTAATGTATTGTTGTAATTAAGAGTCTGTCTTCTTGAAAATGCAACTAATTTATTTGTTTCCTTATCATATGCAATAGCCGAATTACTTCCGTCTACTTTTTCTTGAATTACAATATGATCTCCTACATGAAATCCACCTGTATTTGCTACTGTTAATTCCGTATCTTCTTTGATACGTGATATGTCCATAAATTTCTTCTGATCCAAGTTTCTCTTACCTTAGTAAGTAGTGCGCACTTTATCCTATAGGAACTTTTCTATTTTTCCTTTCTTTTTTAATCTTCTAATTTGTTACCTTTTGCTTCATTGCAAAGCTTACACATTGTTTGATAGTTACTAATATCATCAATACCACCTTTTGAGCGTGGTATAATATGATCTTTTGTCATTAAAATTTCATTGCCATTATCATCAACTGCATATAAATTCAGATGATAACTCTTATCCTGTAAATGTCTTTCTTTTGCAAAATATTTTCCTTCAATTCCACAAACTACACATTTACAACCTTTAGTAAAAAATGTTTGGTATCTTTGGCTATTGCCCTTAATCAAATCTCCGTCAAAATCAACTTTTGCAAGTTTTTTATCTTTCTCAAATAAAACATCTTTAACCTTATCTCTGGCTTCTTCTATTGAATAGATTTCTTTCCTAAGTAATTTTGTAGGATTAAAATCTTTTAAAAGCGTTTTTACTTCACCTAATTTAAAACATTTTTCAAATAGCGGTTGCTTGTGCCAAGTTACGGATAATAATTCCGTATCTTTTGTAGGTGACATTGGATTATTGTTCTTAGGGAAATCGGTTTCTAAAAAATCTCGTATTGTCTCGAACCTCAAAGACAATACCTTATCATCGACTTTGTATTGGATTTTAAATTTTTTATCTTTTCTTCGCATAAAACATATCTCCTTATAATTTATTGTCACCTATATATTCTCTCTTTGTCATTCAAAAACTCAAAGGAAATGCTTCTTTCTTATCAACCATGAATATCCATATAAGGATATTTAATTCCTTTGTATTCTTTATAACCTTTTGTTAATAGCTTAAATTTTATATTCAGTTTAGAATAGCCTTTGTATCTCTTTATTAAAAATAATCGAGTATGACGGCATTCAACACAGAAGTTGCTATTTTTCTTGGCTTTATTTTCTGAATAATAATATCCTTGAAGACCACCACAACAAGGACAACGTGATATCCATACTTCTCGTGTTAAATCATGTATTTCTTCAAATGGAATTTCATGAAATATTAGACCTTCAGGTGTTATAAGATAGTATTTCTTTTCTCCAACTTCCGTACTTTTCAAATCAACTTGACTAATCATTTATTCTCCCATCTGGTCTACAATACTCTGCAACTTATCAATAAATACTTGTGCTAATTCTTTACCACCATATATATGTTTAATATCTGATGGAACAATGGCAAGTTTAGCCTCTCCAAAAGCCTTGTGACTTTCATATACTCTCAAGAAATCACACATAGTTCCTAAGTCAATATAATCAAGATTTGGTCGTAAACAAATCACATCACCTTTCTGTGGATGTAATTTTCTAACCTTAATAAGTGTCTGTTTAAATAATTTCTTTTTCTGTCGATTGTTCATATCCATTTCCTCTACATAATTTCTAAATGATATTCTTCAACATATTTTCTTCTCTTCCAAAACTTCCACCAAGGGAATTTCACATATTTTATTTCTATAACTCGAAGCATCTTGTTCTCATTTTTATCTCTGTCTAACCTTAGAGCAGGTGAATCAAACATTGCTTCAGCTAATTCATCAATAAAAATATGTTCTCCAAGTTTATATTCCTGTTTATGGGGTTGTGGTGGTCGATAAGAAATTACGTCATACTGCTGCAATTCATATACTCTCATATTATTCTCCACTCTTTATCACATCAAATTTAATTGGTAACATAACTGTAAATCTACTCTTCATCCAAGGTTTATCTTTAGTTGAAAACTCATCACCAAACTCTTCCGCTAACACAAAATCTCCAACAGTATAAACGATAGAATATCCTGTCAAGTCTTTTGGTATCTCTTTATTAACATTACAAGTTTTGAGATGAATCATTTTATCTATACATTCTCCCATTAAGTCTTGAAAGAATACAAATGTTCCATCACAATTACAACGTTGCATTGTGAAATATTCAAAATCTGCATCTGGATCACGTTTAATAATCACATTGAAATAAGGTTCATCACCTTTAAGGTAAGGAACATCTGCTAAAATTATTTCATCTTTGGTATAATTAACAACATTAAATAACTCTCGTATATCTTGCTCAATCATGGATTCATACGTATTATTCTCCATGCCATTGCACTTACCTGATGCAATTCGTTCTTTTACAAATTCTAATGATTTACTCATAATTCACCTCCTCGAATGAAACGTGGTTTTCCTTGGCTTTTTCAACCTCTGAAAGCCTTGATTTTAGAGCATTCCAGAGATTGAGATTTTAATAAAACTATCCGTATTGCTCAAAATTATTTTTTAATAAATTTTCACATAGAACAAGTTCTATTTTGTTATTACTGAGAATATATCTACCATCTGATAATTTCTGTGCTACGAACCAAATAGAACCAATTTCTATTTTTATTCTTTCTACCTCATTTTTATCAAATAGAGTTGTTTTAAATTCTTTGATGCATTCATACATTCTCATGTTTTTATTCTCCTAATGGTCTTTCATATGTAACCAACTTCTCAACAATCAGATCCTTTGGTAATAAATCCTTACAGAAATATGCCGTTGCAAATGGACTACCTTTTATTACAGAATCCATATGCTCTTTATTGTGATAGCAAATTCTTGCATCAAAACTAAGGATCTGAATACCATCTTTGAAATATTTATATCTTGTTTTACCTTGTAGGGAATTAAGCGGTAGAAGAACCGCAAATGGTTTATTGAATGAATAGAGTCTTTCTAAGACTTTATCTTTGATTGAGAATGGTGGATTGCTAACTATAATATCCCATTTCTCAGGTTCGTAATTGAAGAAATTCTGACCTTCAGCTAATGAACTTCTGACTACATTGTATCCTTCCTCTTTTAGCCTGTTGTAGAAAGCAGACCAATTTTCATCGAATGGACACCATATGATTTTATCCTTTGGAAGATATTTGACAATGTGATCTACAGCGTAGTAAGGCGTGTATAACTCATTATCTTCCTTATCTGATGTTAAATATCCAATATTTAATGCCAATATTTGTTCACCGATAGTAGCTGCGCAGCTTTACTCACATGTGAACGTTTATCCTTTCCTTGTTTTGTAATTACGTTATTATATTCTCTATTTAATTTACTATATAAATCTTTTTCCCACAGTAAGGACAAAATTTGAAATGCCTTATATAATCCCAATTTCTAAAATCATCTTCGTCATTATTACATCCTGGTTTATATAACCCGTCTGTGCTATACTCAACACCTTTATCTCTAAGACTTTCAGTATCTTCCCATTTACAATATTCAGAAGAATCTATATACCTACGAATAATTATCTCATTACCATTCATATACATTTCCATAGGTTGACCTTCAGAATCCTCATTTATAAGTGGGAACAGTCGTCTTCTAAACTCTTTTGGAATATTAATTCTCCCTAAATCATCAAACCTTCTAATAATACTTGTTTCTTCCATAATTACCTCCTAAAGAAACCAAAATTTCTTGCTAGTTTTTATTCTTTTATTTTTGTGATATTGTCATTGCTTTTATAATCGTGACAATAGGTTCATTATCATCGAGCAATCGTGTTGTTTCGCCAATTATCTTTCCTTCTTCATCACAAACATTACAAGAAATAATTTTTTCTATTACCAAATCTTTAATATTAAACATTTTATTATTCTCCGTTATATGTAAACAACTTTTCAATTCTAATATTCTTATTATCACTTTTTTCTTTATTACTATCTAAAAGTGTTTTTGTTTCTTTTTGCCAAATGCACTTAAAATCATCAGGCATGTTATATTCACTAATTAAAACAGTATTATTTACACTTGCCCTCTTAACCCATTCGTAAAATTCTTCATATGGGAAACCTCCAGTTGAATACTTTGTTGTATCACAATATGGAATGTCACAATAAATAACATAATTTTTAATTTTATCTAATGGGATATCTCTGAAGTCGAATACTTCAAATTGAATATTTTTAAGATTTGGGATTTGTTTGATAGTATTTTTATATGCCTCTAAGGAATAATTACGTTTTCCAACCTTATCTCTTCTGTATCCACCAAACCACTTACCACCATATGAAAGCTGAAAACCAACATACCCAACTAAATAATCTGGATATTTTTCTTTATTGTTCTTAATATCTTGATATTTTTCTTCTGTAATTTCTTCTGGCGGTATCCAACCTTCTGATAACTTTTTAAGTACAGCAATTAAATATTTATGATTGTCTGTACCTATCCTTTTATTACATTTAATTTTATCAATCATATTAGTACCTCCGACAAAAGGCTCTAAATATCCTTCCGTTTCATTAGTTATATATGATTGAATAATTGGTGCTAAATCTTTACTTAATCTATTTTTGCTACCAACGTATTTCATAAATTACTTGGAGTAAGGAATTCCTTCTTGTGTACACGAACCTCGTCTCCTTTCATTTTTATTATTCTCTTAAACTTCCCAATTTAATGCCTGACCGCATTGATCACAATATTTAATGTCGGTATCTTTATATCCATCATCACACAATAATTCTCCGCAAGTAGGACAATACCATTCAAACGGTATTCTCTCTCCACTATTTTTCACTTTCTTTGGAATTTGTTTTTCAAGTGCTGATATTGCAAATTTGATTGCTTCTAAAACATTGTAATCAGGGTGTGGCTTCCATGAATTTTTCAAGTATTCAAAATGTATTAAAAGAAACTCTTTAGCTTTATTTGCTGTCATTTTTCTCTCCTGTATATTCTCTCACTCTCTTACTTCCAACCTCAAAAATATCCTTATCTTTCTCAAAACATATGTAATTTCTACCTGTATTCAAAGCTGCAACTGCAGTTGTGCAACTTCCTGCACATGAATCAAGAACTAAATCTCCTGGATTGGTGTAGGTCTTAATCAACTCTTCAATCAGTGCTACAGGCTTTTGTGTCGGATGAAGTGCCGACTTTTGAATATCCTTTGCAAATGTCCATACTGACTTAGGATATCTTTCTGTGCTATCGTAAGTAGTAAGACCATGTTCTCCATAATCAGTAGTCTCTTTGCAGTTAGTCTTGTGTTCTGCTTTGCTAACTTTTCTTGGATGTCCAGTTGTTTTCTGTGGATTATAAGTTGGAAGTTTTTTATAGAAAATACAGATATCTTCATGTGAGCGTAATGGCATTTTCTTAGCATTTAGAAATCCTGTTGGTTGTGTTTTCTCCCAAATCAAATTATATTTCCAAAGCCTACGATTGCTTTGCATTAAATCTGCAGTAAACATACCATTCGCAAATAGAATAATTGCACCATTGTCTTTAATAACTCGTTCATACTGTTCCCATAATAGTTTAAATGGAATAACTGAATCCCATTTATTTCGTGAAGTTTGTCCATAAGGAAGATCCGTAATAATCGCATCGACTGACTTATCATCAATCTTTTTCATACCTTCAAGGCAATCTTCATTGTATATTTTGTTAACCTCTAACATTTCTTACTCAGAGCAAATCCAGATTTAATGCTGCAGCAAATCTCTCGCTCCTTTCAATGTATTATTCTCTTAATATAGTTTCCATGCCTCATTATCTTCACATAAAGCTTCTAATTCATACCATATCTGATATGAAATTTCTTCAATTTCAGGATGTTTAGATATATTTTTCCACACAATTTTCGTTTCTTCTGGTGTGAAACTTTCACTATAGATATCATTAAACCACTTGACTAATATATCATTTGTTCCTTCTGGGAAACTAAATTTTTGTTCTTTTGAATCATCAGAACTCAAAAAACCAAACCAATATCCTAATGGTCTTTCACTTTCTGTTTCTCTTCTCTCTTTTAAATGTGCAGTCTCAATACCACCAAAAACCTTTGCAACTTCACATAATTCTCTATCAAATCTTGGATAATTTGCACTTCCTGCATACTGATAATCCATTCCCATTGTTGCTTTTCTCCTTTCAAAATTTACAAAGAAACTTCGGTTTCATGTGCTTACTTTTTATCTGTAATCTCAAATGGTACAATTGACTCTGGAATATAATTAACCTCATACTTGTACTTATTCACTTCAGCACCACCTAAATCCTCAATGACATACATCGTATCTTCATTTAGTCCAATAATATGTCTCTTATATGTACCATCTTCCATCTCTACAACAAGTGTCACCTGATCATCTGTTGCATCCTCTCTACTAAATGCGCCAATCATTTCAAACTCAACCTTATCAGTACGAGTGTTGATTACTGCAAATCTTCTAAGAATATTAAAATTCTCAGCTTCCTGTTTCGTATTGTATGTAACCTTACTTGATTCAGTCTCAAAAGCACATCCTGTTAATGATGTTGCTACCATTCCAACTGCTAACATTACTACTAAAATTTTCTTTTTCATATAATTTACTCCTTACTATCTCAAAATCTTACTTAACTTCTTCACAACTTCTTCGCAAAATCTGTACAAACAAGTCTTCTTAAATGCTATTTTCAAATCATCAACAGCTTGTCTATATTGCTGACGTAATTCGTTATCTATCATACTACTCCTTCTTTTCAATAATAGTTACATTGCCCTCAAATACTCCAAAATTTGATGACTGTTGAAATGTATGTGTCTCCGCAATGTCATCATCTGTCATAGGTCTTGTAAGATACCATAATGAATCATCTTTCCATGTAATTTCTTCAAGTTTCTGGTTTGGTTTAAGCTCAATTGTTGTTGATCCACCAAAATCTTTTGTAACAGACTGGCATCCAGTCATTCCAAAACACAATGTTAATCCTAATATAGCCGCTAAAATTTTCTTCTTCATATGATTTACTCATCCTCCTTTAACACGAGAATTGCTTTATAGTATCTACTATTGCATGAACTGGATTCTACTTTGTATCCATCATCCAAATAATCATTCATAGCATTCTCAAAATCATTGCTATTTTCCATTTCTAAAATTACACATTTCTTCATATGATTTATTCTCCCAACTCTTTCAGCGCATTAACAAGTTCAGCGAGTCTTGGATTCTCAGGATGCTCCTTTGCCATCTTTTCATATAAAGCAATATTATTCATCTTTTCAATCTCAGACTTTAATTCCTTCTCAATAGAGGCTTTCTGCTTTGCAATTTCTTTCTGACGATTTTCCTCATCAATTCTTACATTGTATGCGTTCATATTAACTATACCGACAACCTGAGCTGTCACACCTTTACCATATTCTTCGACTGTCTTAATTTCTTTTAAAATTCCAAGAACTCTATTATCTTTTCCTCTTGCATTTACAATCAGATATAATGGATGATTGGTATCATACTTAACAATTTCATTAATATCTTCATCATATAAAGCAAATCCATAATCCTTTTTATTGTAATCATCTACCAAATTTACAATCGCCACTTTACTAAATCCTGTCATTTTATTATCCTCACTTTCATCTCTGATAATATCCAATTCACTTCTTTTAAACCAATATAATCCATTGGAACTTGCTGCATTGTACATTCCATCAATCTGAACCGCTATTGAATTATTCTGTGTTTTAATAACTTGTCCATACAGACCAATAATGTTTTCTTCTCTGTATTTTCTTTTATCAGTATATGTAACTTTTACTCGTTGATTTTGATATTCTTCGTAATCGTAAATCTTACTCATCGTATCACCTCCTGCTAATATATTCTCCAAAGGAAATCTATGATTCTTGCGACATTTAATAATTTGTTATTAACACTTCGCAATCTTTACTTCTGTCAATTTTATGATAATTGCAATTAACATAATCACCTTTAAGAAAATGTGTTCTATACTTATTCTTCCATTCATCAAGCATTGGATTATCATATTTTAGATTATTACTCAATGCAAATCTTGTTCCTTGCTCATTGAGTTTATCCAATAATTCAAGTAACTGTTTTTCGTGTTGTTCCGTCCAACCTTCAAAGCCTCTCTTACCGTCATTATAATTGCCAACGGAATTAAAATACGGTGGATCAAAGTACAATAAATCATTTTCATCAAAATCAGAATAATCAATATCTGCAAAACTTTTTGATACAACTGCAATATCTGTACTAATAGTTTTCTTCATATCATATAAATCTTTTCTCTGTCTATCTGAAAAATAACTTCTATTTTTACCAAAACTACTATTGTATTGATGCTGGTTATTAAACCTAAACTGGTGATTAAATGAATGACACATCAAAGTATAAAGTGTAATCCAATCATTTTTACCATTGTTATAATCATCTCGCAGCTTTTCAAATCCTTCTTTATTAGTTTTACTTAAAGAATATTCTGCTATTATATTCTCTATTTTACTTACAACATCATCCGTATCTTCAGTAACAAGTCCTTGAAAAATACTTGTTACATAAGGATTAACATCGTTATATAAATAATGTTCTGCTTTTGTATTGATTAAAACTGTTCCACTTCCACCAAACACATCAACAAACATATTTATTTTGTCAGGAAATAGTGGAATTATTTGTCCAATTAGTTTATACTTATTTCCAATATAATTAATTGGACTTTTAATATATGTATTTTTCACTTATCATTCAGGAGTAAATGTACATTTATCGAAGCTTCAAACCTCATTTCCTCCTTTATCTTGATATTATAGTGTTTGCAACCACTATATATTGTGTTTCTATTTTTATACCACTACTATATACTGTGTTGAATTTCACAAGAAATTCCGCTTTCCTGCGAACTTCATATTATGTTATTCTCTATTCAACCTTCTTCTCAACCACAACAATCGTGTCATTGTGCCAACCACCATGAGGAACAAGTAAAATTTCCTGAATTTCAAAGCCATACTTCTTACCAATGCCACCACTATTCCAGCTACAAGTAATTACAATGCCATCTTTCTTTATAATTCTTCCTATCTGTTCCTTCTGTTTAGACCAATATGAAGCTTGTGTTGTCTGCATATTTACTGTCTGTCCAAGATTTTTGTAACATTCGCTTACCTGTCGTGGCGAGTATGGTGGATCATATAACACTGTATCTACTGAGCTATCATCGAATATCTTTAAGAAATCCAGTGCATCCATATGGTAATCAGTATCATATTGTGTATCTAAGTCATTTGTTACTGTTGCCAGCTTATTACTATTGGCAAATGGATCAACAATCTTACCTATTGCATATTTCTCAATCAGCTCTTTGATTGGCTTAATTGAAAATGTGTTACTATTTGGCATCTGCCAGACTCTATTTATTATCATTATGTATCAGGAGTAAACGCTGCGTTTTCGGTATACCAAACCTCTTACTCCTTTCTTTTATTCTCTTAACCCACTCAAAATCCATTCAACAGTAGGTTCATTCCAGCCATTACCCATCAAACTGCATCTTTTTGAGTATGATAACCAACGACCATTGAGCTGAACTTTTGTAAAATTATCAGGTAATCCCTGTAATCTTTCATATTCAACTTCTGTAAGTTTTCGTGGTCTACCGCTATCTAATACTTTCTTTTCGTGATATCCACCATTTATGCAAGTTAATGTGCAACATTTAAAATCTGGATTATAAATTCTTCTATTCATTTCCATAGAATTAACTTTTAACTCTGCACATACACGTTTACTCATATCCAAGATTTCAAAATCTTTCTTATAGAAATATTTCTCATCTACACTTTTCTCCATAATATCTTTCAAAACTAATGGAGATTCATCAAGTAATTTACCTAATGGTATGTTTGTCCAATAATATCTTTCACGACTCTGCGCAGAAAATTTTCCTGAATCAATCAGAATAGGTTCTACACCAATACATTCTGTCATTGTCTTCAGATCTTCATCACTACTTGGTATTACATTTTCAAACATGAAATATTTGGGCTGAATTGCCCTAAGACACTCAATTGCTTTAAAGAAAATTCCTGACTTACCATCAAGACCACTATTGACCTCTTTACTTTCAATTCGTACTCTTGAAAGTGACTGACAACAAGTTCCTGCCAATAATAAATCAAATCCTTTGAACTGTTCAAAATCCGCTTCATATAAATCGCCATGATGTACCACAAACGGAAAATGGTACTGAGAAACTGCTATGGCTTCTGGCAAAATTTCATATGTATGATATTCTCTTATAGGTATTCCGAGCTGCTGTAACGCATACAATCCTGTTTCAACGCCACCACATAAACTTAATACTCGTAGTTCTTGAGAATTATTTTTTTCCTATGGTTTTAGCAGACGTGTTAATTCCATAGGATTTTGCAACAAAATAATTAAGAAGAAAGGAATTAAGCAGTAACTCCTAGGTAATTATGGTTACGTAACCTCTGTAAAATAGTGTATTTTGACAGAGAATAATGAAAAAAATATTTCATTACTTATTTTTTTTGGAAATACTTGAACGAATGTCCAAGTTAAGAAATTTCTATATAAGTCATAGCTTCTGCCATAACCCTTTTCTTCTTGTGTCATCTTTGAGATAATCATACTTTGACATTCCGATTGACTCATGTTCTAACACTCTAAAAAGTGCCTTGAATGGGTTTCTACGACATGCTGATATATTTCCTGCCGTTGCAGTAAATCTCACACCTTCTTTGAAATCAAAGTATAATACTAATTCAATGTGAGTTTTTGCTTTTCTATCATTTCTCCACGCCAACGGAGACTCTGCATCTTTTGAAAATAAAATCTTTTTATAGGTCTTAATTTTTCTCACCTCTTTTTTGGGAAAATTTGGCTGATCAGCCGTGAATAGAATTACTTCTATATTAGATTATTCTCTACTTTACAAATGGGTTATCCATAATGCAATGGTCAACCATATCTCTAAACGCAAATGGAGAATCTATAACTCTATCTGAATATCTAAATCGTTTCAGAAAATCCAATACATCTCGTGCATCTCTATGTGATAATGGGATAAATTTCACATATTCTGGATGACCTTTAATACACACAACTGCCCAAGAATGATCATCAGAATAAAAACCAATATCCGTTCCAACATCTATCATCGAGTTCATCATTTTGTGACAATCATCAATTAATTTATAAGAATTTTTATATGTAACGGTTGCGTCAGATAATTGAATATTGGCATATCTATATCTTTCCTCTGCATCTTTGCATTTTTCTATTGCATCTTTATATGATTTCTTGGCTGCTTCCACTTGAAACAAATCATCCTCCAATAACCAATGTCTTAATTTATCTCGTATTTTGTCCTTTAATTTCACTTTTTCACCTCTTACATACTAAAATCTCAACATCCGTATCTGCAAAAATGCTTTTAATCTGTTCTGAGACATCGTTCCAGTTCAGCCTATCTAAACCACAACCAATTACAGGCATTGCAATCTTTTTAATATTACTCTCCAAACAAATCTGTTTCATCTTTTCAAGTGCAAGTCTCATTGTGATAATTGTTGGCTTGTGAAAATATCTCTCTTTTGTAATAAGATTTAATACTCTACCTTCTAATAGACAGTCCCCACCAATTTTCTTATGAGTATACTGGTTAATATAATCTGGATATTTTGTCTGTAATTTTCGTTTCATATCAAATCTTTTATTGAATTCAACTACAATTCCTTTACCCATTCCAAAATCTGCACTGATACAATGTGCTAAATAATAATCTTCTGATACTGTAAATAAGTCTTTCTTTTCTTCTCTATATTTCACTCTCTCACCTCACTTGTCTTCTTTCCAATCAACCATAATAAATGATAAAAATCCCAAACATGTCTCTATTAATAAAAAATTTCCATAATTCAACTGGTTCGGAAAAATAAAATTCATTAATAAGTTTAATGTCATAAGCCATATTAAAAATCTTATTGTAGATTTCATAGTTATTCTCCATTCGTAATCATATCTAAAAACAACAGCTCATCTTTCTTTAATGTAATATCATAATCTTTCCACTTTTCCATAAGTTTTCTTATATCAAAACCATGTGGAACAATGATTGCAAATCCATGTGGTGTCTTATGACAATTTATATCAATAAGCTTAATTCCCGAAAAATAGTTAATATCAGAAAGAAAATTAGTTGCCATTTCTCTATCATCCACATCAAAATCAAACAACCACTTACTCTCGTCACGATTCTGTACCTGTAGTGCAACGGATGCCAATGTACGATTAAGCTGTGTCATACTTGGCTTATCTCTCAACAGACGGATAGTAAATTCTTCTCTGATTTTTTCCTCATTTCTTGAGTTAACTGACCTATATAATCTTGTCTGTTCGCCAGGAACTCCTTTGGCTGCAAAGCTCTTAAAAGCCTCAATTACTTTATCTTCGTTCTCTTTGTATTCAAGAATTGTTTCAACTCGTTGCTTAAAGTTTGGAATATCCTTATTATCTTTGTTACGAGAACGCATTAGATATACATATAAGTTTGACATTGTATTTATTCTCCTTACTTATTTAAAACAATCAAAATGTTACTCAGATATAATGCGTAGAATACTAAATAGCCACCACCTGCCAAAAATAATAATTTGAACACAAAGTTGACAACATTCTTTTTCGTCCATGTTATCCCAACAATAAGGTTAAAAATTCCCATAATCAATAAAATAATGTTTAAAATATTCATATTTCACCTCCAAAATCCCTAAAGAAATGTGCGTTTCATTCTAATGTAAAATATATACCATATATAGTATATGTTGCTTATTTTTAATACTATATATGGTATATTTGTAACAATTACTCACTTAATTCTGCAAGTGCCTTATCCAGATCCTCATCAGACATATTTTCAAGTGCTGCATCCTGTCTCTTAGCCTTGATTTCAAGCAATCTCTGTCTCATCTCAGCATTTTTCTTAGCATCTTCTCTCTTCTTTTTCTCATCCAGCTTCACGCCAACAATATACTTAACAATTTCAATCTTGTTAGAGATCTCCTCGTCTTCCTTTGACTTAGTATTCAGAAGACTTTCTTCCTCAGACTTCTTTGCTTCTGCATTGAGTGTCTTAAACACTGAGTCCAGATTTGTAAGAGATAAATCCCACAAATCAATTACGTTAATCATTCCTCTGAATGGGAACTGATAGTTTGATCTTGTTGCATTAATAAATAATTCGTTGTTTGTCATAATAATCTCCTTTTCTAATTAAAACTTAATCTTCATTATACGCTCTGTTGCGCCCTTAACCTTAACAACTAAATCTGCTCTCTTTGTCATAGAGAATCCAATTCCTGAAAGCTGATCATCAGTATCTTCTACATGACACTTAGCACCTAAAGCCTCGAATACTCTCTTGTGCTTCATTAAATCATTGTCAAGGAACTCAAGATAGAATCCATTAGGCTCTTCGCTATTTACACAATCCTTCAGGAAGAAGAATAAATGTCTATGACCAATTCCATCCTGCTCGTCAAAATAGTTTGGACTGTAACTAATTACTGATACTGGAACAAACTGATTTGTATTTACACCCCAAATCTCACGACTTGAAATAGATGAACTTCCAGACAGCTTTTCCTTAATTGAGAAGTTGCCATTCTCATCAAGTGTTACCTCTGCTACCTGAACATTACCAGAAACAGGTCTATTGTATTCAAACGCAAAAATCTCACCATTGAATTCAATTTCTGCCTTAAATCCTTTACTTCCTCTTGCTGCATACTGATTTACAAAGAACTTATAAACACCTGGCTTCATACGTGACATATCTGCCCATGTAATATTTTCCACAGAAGGTTTTCCTGCCATCTGCGTCATAGGGCGTGTAATATCAACATCTAACTGACCGCCACATCTTGATATACTAGGTTTTCTGCAATTGCCAAAATAAATCTCGTTTCCATCAGGTTCTTTGCAATGTGCATCAAGGTCACTGTTATCATTTTGTCCCTCATTCCACATGATCGAAAATCTGAGTATACCGTCAACATTACCACCAGCAGCTTTTACATTCTGTTTCATATCAGAATCAGTAATATTTCCTGAATAAGCCCAAGATAATCCATTGTCCCATTTAAACATTGTCTTCGCATCTGGATTAACAGGTGCAACCATGGAAACAAAGTTCTTCTCGTGTTTATTCTCTACAAAAGCTTCAATTTCCTTTGCAGTTGGAAGTACCTTATCAATGAAATCCTGTGCTGAAATCTCTTCAACCTTAGAAAACTTCTTAGGACTTACGGCAACATCTTTTTCCATCTGCCCAAAAATATCATCTGCACCAACCATTCTTCTTGCAGCACTCTTATTTGAGAACAGTACATTATTTACAGTAATATCATTCAGATTAGCAAATCTTCTCTGTAATGAATCCATATATCCAAGCTCTGTAATGGTCTTCTTTGCATCCTCAAGCATTTTCTTTGTAAAAATAGCCTTTGGTCTTTTATAGTTGCTCGGTGCTGTAATCTGCTCATATTTCTTAACTGCTGTGTCAAGATCCATATCCTCACTTACATTAATAAGAAGTGTTCCGATAGAATGATTTCTAATTCTTCCGATAGCCATACCTGCTGTTACCGACTTCTCCCAAGCATATAAATCCTTTTCAGTATCAGAAGTCAGCTTATCATATTCCTTCTTATACTTCTTGAACTCTGTGAGTACGCCTTTCCACTCTTCTCCCTTGTAAAGTGTATTTGAATTGATAAGTTCAAGAATTGTATCAAGTGCATCCATAGTAATCTCATCGAGAGAACGCTTAAATACATTTCTTGTATCTCTGAACTGTCCTTTAACTTCCTCATTAGAACGACTACTTCTATTTACGAACTTACTTGGAAGCTCTAAGAAGAAATGATTCCACTGATGAGACTTTCCATTGATTTCCTCAAAGTTAAAATCTGTACCAATCTTAGGGAACTTAGTTATATAGATATCTGTAACTGTATGAGCTTTTACAAAAGCATCAAGTGCATCACATACTGGCTGATATGTTGTATCACCAAGATTCAGTTCCCAAATCGTATGAATCTGGTTATCCTTAATAGTGACAGCAGAACCAATATTCTTAATAAACTGTCTACAACAACTACAATCATGCTCTCTACGCTCTCTGAAAATCTCATTTGTACCAGCAGGGAAGCTATCAAGATATGTATTCCATAATTCATCCTTATCTACATTTACCTCAAATAAATGTGTTGCCTCTTTCTGCATTTCATCGAAGTGCTTTTCCAAAGCCTTCTTAAACATCATAAATCCATCCATGTTTTGTACCTCTTCTTTCTTAGTATTTATTTTTTGTTAATTGTTTCTACTGTTATATTCTCCGTTTATAATCCAAAGGAAACGAAGTTTTCTTGTTATCTTTTATATTCTATCCATTTATCTGAACCCTTGAATTTCACTTTTACTTTCGTAGGGCATCCGTCTGGAATAGATTTTAATGATTTATAGTCGCCTATAATTGTTGCTGTTTCCAAAACTTTGTGATTCTTCTCACATTCCATTGCTTTTTCTTTATCTGCATAATCAGTATTACAAAACTGACAAGTATATAATGTCTTTGCAATCATATAAATTTCCTTTCCAATTTACCAAATTCCATTTACCGTCTTATCAATGGCTTCTCTCATCACTCCACCTGTCATTTTGTTCATTGTATCTGCAACAAGACCTTTAAATTCTGCTCTTATTCGTCTATTATGCTGAGTACATGGCTTTGAACAATAATTATTTCTTCTACATTTTTCACAGTTACCATTCAATTTCCACTGTTCATTTTCCTGAATCTGTTCCATAACTTAACCTCCTCTTCTATCCAAAATTTTCTGAATAGTTTTCTTATCTTTCTCAGATAAACTGTCCCAATCCAACTTAAAACTTCCACAATTTTTATGGCGATTCCAACCATCATCACAATCATAAGAATAACGGTACGCACAATAATCACATGCCATTTGTTTTCACCTCTCTTCCAAAGAAATCGAACTTTATTTGTCTTTTACTTATGATGGAAGAAATCACATCTTGCCTCTTTGTGAAAATCTTCCTCCGTTAAATCATATTCACTCTTACAATCTTCTGATTCAGGATAGCATTTCATTTTATCGTGATCCGCATGTTTACACTCACCACATCCTGAACATTTATTACCTTTAAAATCGCTGTTTAACATCTTTTCACCTCACAATCCAAAGAAAGAGAATTTTACTGCTAAAATGCTGCACTACTCTCACCCTGATTAATCTCTTTACATTTCTGTTCACACTCTTCAAATGTCTTAAATAAAGAACTTTCTCCTCTATTTCTTACATTGATATATTCTCCAATAGAATCAACTTTATATTTAACTGTGATTGCATCATCCCATATACTAGCCACAATTCTTCTGATTCTAACCTTATGAGGTGCAACCACTGTCTGCTTTCCTACAATTTTTCCTGTTGTATTACACTGTTTACATGGAATTTCATATCCACTATAAAGAATTTTCTTAGTTCCTTGACATACTGGACAAATAATTTCTACATTTTCTCTTGCATATGTATAACACTCTTCTCCTATCTCGAATTTATTGTCTATTGTTTTCATAATAATTCATATCCTTTCTTTGATTATATTCATCACGATTTATATATAATTATCGTGACAAAATGTACCATATGGGACTTGAACCCATGACACCTCGATTAAAAGTCGAGTGCTCTACCTACTGAGCTAATGGTACAAAACTAGGCTGGTGGGATTCGAACCCACGAATGACAGAATCAAAATCTGTTGTGTTGACCACTTCACCACAGCCCATTGTCAGGTGTGGAATTTCACCACACCTATATATTCTCTAATTACTTGCCATCCCATTCCATTTCTAATAGCTCATCATAGGTCGCAGCTTTCTGAAATAACTCTTTCTCTTCCAATAACTTAATACACATCTCAACAAGCTTTGGTTTAGAATAATTCTGTAATTGTTCTCTTAATTCTTCTTTGTCCATATCAACACCTCGTCTTAATACTATCTACATCATTCACAAGAACATCTCCATCCTTAATTGCCCACATACACTGATAATCTTTCTCAGCACATAATTTTGTAAAATCAGCATATGACTGATATTTATCTGGCTTTGCCATAGCCCTATAACACTGTTCTCTATTCTGGCAAGTTGAGCTTGTACACATAGTTATATCAGGCATTTACGATTTCCTCCTTTACTCTATTTGCTAAGTAATCATCAAAGCTACGCTTCATATATGTATAATTAATTTTCTGAGAAGGACTAAAATTAGTTCTGTCTTTATAATTTTGAATCCACTCTTCAAACTCTTCATCTTTATCTTTATTTGCTGCATATGTCATAAGTGCAATTAAAGCAACATAACAATTTTTGTATAAAGGTGATGTAATACTAATTTCATACTTATCGAAACAATCATCTACACAATTTGCATATAACTCAACATCTTCAGTTGTTAATTCTGAGCTGATATTTTCTTTAACAAACGATAATATTTCATCATCACAACCCGTCTTTAGCTCAGATTTATTATCATTTGTTACCTTATTATCAGAAGACTCTATATTATTCTCTGTTTCAGTTATGTTTTCACTAACTTCTGAATGTGTTTCTCCCTTATTATATGTAGTTTCATTCTTATCTTCTGTTACATCTGTTATATGTAAATATTCCTTCATGAGTTTTTCAAGCATGTCAATTTTTGTCTTAACGACTTTCTTATCTTTAGTTCTCTTCTTTTTATCATATTCATTGAAACTTATGTCATAACCATCAATTCTCTTATCACCTAAAATCTCATTAAATTCTTTCAAGAAATTGATGAACATACAATCTTCAAAATTATATTTTGTGAATTTCTCAAATAATGCTGTCCATAAATATGTATTTTTCTTACTAAAGAGATTTTTATACTTATCATCTCCTAATATGTTATATAATCTAGTTGCTAAAGCATTTATTTTTTCAAACTCTTCTTCACTTGCATTATCTTCAATATACATACCCATTGTTTTAACTACTGATTGCCATTCATCAAGATGGTAAATAATCATATCCGTTTCACAAAGTATTTTTTCATATAATCCATTAGTGAATTCCTTATCAGAATATTCAATACAATCCTTATAAAATCTGTTGTTAGATATTATTTTCTTTATATTTTTTGCATATGTAGGAATATATGTAAGTGCTCTTTGAGCTGCTTTCATATTTTCATGTTCGTTATATATACGAATTCTTCTGGATATATCTTCTTTAGTTGAATCAGGATGAACTGCTAATCCTATCTGGTACTCATCAAATTTCATCTTTAACTCTTCTGGCAACTGACTATAAGTTTTATTTTTTATATCACATACTTCCCACTCTTTTATAAAATTATCATTACCATCAAGTTTATAATTTCCATTTTTATCCTTAACTTTAACTTGATAAGCAATTTCACTGTCAGTAATATCTTTGCTAACAGCTTTATTACCATATCTAAACATAGATAATGCAGTTGTTCTCTGTAAGCCATCTTCAACATAACTTTCTGAATAATTTGACGTTTCTCCTAAAATTAAAGGTGGAATATATTCTCCTATAAGAACAGATACAACAAGTTCATTAAACATTCTATCTGTATAACAGCCCATTGCTCTTTGAGTATCTGCGTTACCCTTTACATCACCTTCTTTAAACTTGTCTAAATATGACTTCAATGTAAGTGTTTGTGGTCTAACTGGTTTTACTGGCATTAACATATATTTTTCTCCCTTCTTTAACTACATTAATATGGCAACATTTTTATAAGATCGTAACCCTGACAAACAATCATTGTATTCATTTGCAGTTATATGTAATATTTCTAATATCTCATCTTTTGTATATTGTTGAGATAATAGCCTCGCTACCCTTTCCTGTTTTCGTGGTAATTGCTGTAAATATAATTCAACCTTGTCAGTATATTCTTCTGTGAATATTTCTCTTTCTACATTCTCTCTTGAAGGTAAATTCTCTTTAATACTTTTCACCTCATCCGTATTAACATCCAGTGAGACATTCATAATAATTTGCGGATTACCTTCATCGTCAAGAATCAATTTACCATTTTCGTCCTTTAAAAGATTCTGACGCTTTAACCTATATTTGTTGTCTCTCATCCATGTGCTTGTCTTTCTCATGATATTTCCTACAAGAAATGTTTCTAAACAAGCTTTTTCATCATTGTATGTAATTAATGCTTCTATGAGACAATCAACTGCAACATCATATAACTCATCATAATCACTCATATCAAACTTTCCGTACCAAACTCTATGACAGATTTTTTTGAGTTTTTTCATATCATTTTCCATGTATGTATTAACAACCTTCATCATTTCAGGATTATTGTTAATAACCCTCATCATCTCTTCATTAATCATTTCTTCTACCCGCCTTTTGAATTTCTTTATTCATATATTCCCCGAAAGACAATTCAGAATTCATAATTTTAATATGCTTAGTTTCTCTTTTGCATTTTGGACACTTACAATATCTATCATGTCGATTTCTTTCTCCTGGTTGAAAACTCATAGTCTCTACCATAGGAATTAAACAGTTTCTACATATCACCATAATTAATCCTCCAATATATCATTAGCCATTTTCCAATATTCCGTTCTACCTTTATAATCATCGCTAGTAACCTTACTGAGTTCTAATTTTATCTTTTCAATGTTATATCCTTTAGATATTGCATCTTGCATAAAGCTTCTGATTCAATCTTGTCTAATAAGGTATAATCGAAATTACATCTATCTCCTATATAAACATTTGCGTTTCCTCTATAATAAAGAGATTTATCAGACTTCTGCCCCGTATCCACATCAATAAGATTATATTTTTTAATCCATGAATACTTCTTTCTGCTGTTCTGTACTAATGACCTCGCTTGTTTGTAAGTAAATTCCTTTGCCATAGAACTTGAAGTTGTTATCATATACTCACCTGACTTCATAGGATTCTCCATAACATAATTTTTTCCATCTGTTAAAATAAACAAAAACATCACTCCTCTCTGATTTTAGACGCACTTTAATAAGCCTTGGGTATACCAAAGAAAAATTAAAATGCTATTAAATTGTTAAAATTTGGAAAAATTTGCAGATATGCAATTGACTTTTATAAGTATTACTATGTATAATTTGAATGCATACTAGATATTTCCCCCAAGAAATAGATTTTGTATGTGCTTGACTAGGCGGCTTCCAACTTTCTAGTCAAGCTTTTTTATTTATTTCCTTTTCCATTATATTACTCCGAACATGTGTTTGTGTCAATACAAATCAGAGTAAATCAGAACAAATATTCGACTATCATTTCAATAAAATATCATGCATAATTCCCCTCTTAATTATATTCTCTATATCTTGTTCTGTATTAAATAGCTGCATATGAGGAATATATTCGTCTTCATTCATTATAATTGTTTTCGATTTTCTTACCAGTAAGCACCCATCATCAGGTGTGGCAAGTTTTTTTGATGAAACGTTGTTGTCAAAATCCATTGTTAAGATAACAACATTTCTAGGATTTTTACCTTCAGCTTTCAGCTTTTGTAATCTTTCAATTGCTTCGTCAATTGAGGTATAATCATAAGTTTCCGTTTTCATACAATTATTCTCCCTTCTACATCATTGCCAAACTTATCTTCATTGCTTCCATAACACGAATATTATCATTTTCAGATAATTCACCAATTTTAAATTTCAACCTGTCTTTATCAATTGTAGTAATTTGCTCAAGAGCTACAACAGAATCATGTTTTAATTTATTAACTTCATCTTTATGTAACTCGACATGCGTTGGCAATTCTCTTTTAGACTTCGTAGTTATAATTGCAATAATTGTGGTAGGGCTAAATTTATTTCCAATGTTATTCTGAAGAATAACTACTGGTCTTCTACCACTCTGTTCTGAGCCTTTAGAATCATATTTAGTTATATCAGCGAAATATATTTCACCACGTTTAATTTCCATTATGTTAGCCCTCCTTTCTCTGTTTGTCCCTTTTGATATTTTATATAATACATCATATTATAATATATGTCAACATATATTATTGATTAATATAATATTTTTTACTATAATACAAACAAATAATATATGAAGAGGTGTTATATGTATAAGCTTAATGTAAAAAATCTTTTAGATGCAAAAAGTAAAACACAATATTGGCTTTCTAAACAAACAGGGATATCCGCAAATAATGTAAGCAAAATCTATAATGGAGAAACAGTCAATATTAGACTTGATACAATTAATAAGTTGTGTGAAGCATTAGAATGTACACCATGCGAATTATTTATTAAGGACGATACAAAATAACTTTGTATCATCCTTTACATATAGTATATTACATATTGTTTAATACATCTTTCATTCCCACTGCACCATTTGCATAATTATTAACTGTTGTATTTACATTACTATGTCCTAACTGTTGCTGTACAAATGCAAGATTTCCATTTCTGTTCATTATACTAGCATAATAATGACGCATCATATGTGGTGTTATACCATTTCCATAATTCTCAAATATCTGTTTGATATTTCTTTCTGTTGTACGAGTGCCATTCTTATTGATAAAAACTGCTTCCGTATCTACAATATTATCCAGTGTATTTCTATACTCTAACCACTCTCTTAATGCTTTTAAAGCAGATCCGCTAAGATATACAGTTCTATTTTGCATTTCTCTGTACACACCTTTACCAAGAATAGTAATATATGGCATTTCTTCGTCCAAATGCAAATCAGATAAATCCAACCCAGCAAGTTCAGATTCTCTTATTCCAGTTCCTCTTAATACCCGAAAGATAGCAATATTTCTATTTCTAACAGGAATATCCTTTTTCCACATTATCTTTTCTTCCATATCATTAAGTTGCTTTTCTGTTGGAAGTTTTTTAGTTAAATTGTTTCCAGATGGAATCCCTTTATAAGTTACATCTTTAAAGAATCCATCTTTAATTTCAGTTCCCTTCACTCTACTCATATAATCCCAAAAACTACTTATTATATGTTTTCTAGTTTCTAATGTCGTAGGTGACATTCCATTCTGTTCTTTAGTCTTTAAATATAACGTGATATCTTCTGCCATAATGTCAGTAAAATCTGATGGCTCAATATCTGAAATATTTGTTTTATCAATAAGTTTCTCTTCAATAAACCAATTGAGCAAATCTACAATAACTCCAAGATAATTCAATGCACCTGCTTTACTTTCAATTTTAACAGTGAAATATTTTCTCATATTTATAGGAAGATTTAACTCATCTAATCTTCTATTAAGTTTCTCCGCATTTTTATTCTGTACTTCTATCTTGTAACACATATTCATCAACCTCACTTTCATATTCGTCTATGTAATAATTCTCTCTTTTTATCTTTGTAGCCTCAAAAATTTCTTCATAAGAATCACAAAATCTTACTTCGATACACTTCGTTACCTCTCCGCACTTCAAACAATATAAATCCTTAATATGTTTTCGTTCTCTTTGTCTCTGTCTCTGAATTCCACTGGCTAACATATTTTCATTCATACATTTTAAATATATAAATCTACTTGTATGTTTTGGATTTCCATTCTTATATCTACTCAAAAATTATTCACCTCGTTTTCTGTAATAAAAAAGAAGCAGATTAACTCTGCTTCCCACTAAATCATATTCAATTAAAATTCTGAAACAAGTCCTTGTGATAACGCTTGTGCGCCATCATAACTTATTTCAGGTTCTTCAAATCCATAATTAACAATAGCTGCAAATAATCCATCAGCCTTATCATTTGGATCAAATTTCATATATTCCGTTTTAAAAATCCCACAAAGGAATTCTCTAAAATGTTTTTCATCTTTCTGTGCAGCAAGTCTTATAGCTTCTTGTCTTCTTCCTAATTTAAGAGTCTCACCTTTCATATTCTTAAATACATACCCAAGCCATAAACCAGAAACATAATACCATTCTTCAGCGGTGTTGATTTTGAATTCTTTCTTATCTGCTTGTACTTCAATTCTTTCTAATACATCTTTTACTTGCTTATCATACATTTCTATATCCTCCTTTTTAATATTCCATTACTGGCACATCACATGTTAAGGTTTATCATTAAACGTATTAGAAATAATGTAAATAAATTATAGCAAAATATGTATATTTTGTCTATTTAATTTAGCTTTACAATAAGAAAGCAATTTTTCATTCCCATACATCATCATTATCAGCCAAAGAAGCATCAAATTCAAAATTATAACCTGTTTTAATTCTAACTATTTCTATTGCTTCATCATAACTTGTTGCTCTGACTACATAACAATAACTTGATGTGCCTTCTGCGTATTGCGGAATGTCCTTTACGATATATAAATTCTTCTTCATTTATTTCCCTCCACCCAACGATCAGCAATGGTTTCCAATAAATCGGTTGTAAATGGAACTGTCCATGCACCAGAAATTCTACCGATATATTCATCTGCTGCCTTACGCAACTCACATCCTTCCGGAATAACACCTGTTTGTTGAAAATCTTTGTATTGCTGATAATATGTTCTTAATTCGTTATCTGATGCATTCTCAAAATAATTATAAAAATCAATTTGTCTTCCCATCTTGTCACCTACATTATAACTCTTCAATCATCTGTTTTACTCGTTCAATCTCTTCATTTGTATGAGGTGTTCCACCAGCATTCATATCAATATACCATTGAAGAACTTCTTTTTCACTTTTAAGATCATTTACATTGAAAATCAGGTCTACACTGAGAGGTATTTTATCCTCAAAATCTTTATAGTAACTGCCAAAGACTTTAATTTCATTTTTTAAAAAATTAGTTACCGCTGTAATTCTTTGCAAACCATCAACACATACAAAATCATCATATCCATTAATAGGTTCAGTCGTCTGCCAACTTGGTTTATTAAAATAGATTACCTTTGCTGATTTTCCTCCACGTAGTAGAAATTCAACATATGCAATTTGTTGATTTTCTGTCCATACATGTCCACGTTGAAAATTAGGATTTAATTGTAAACGATAATATTCATCTTCTTCCCATTCTGAAAGCGTTTTTAAAATATGAGTTAATGGAATATTAATATTGTACGTTCCAGCTCTTGTCAGTTGAGGAACATCTTTAAATCTTGTTATTTTCAATTTATATCACCTGCTTTCCATAACAATAAAATCGTCATTTACACTGGTTTATATTTTTGACGATTTACTTTCTGTCTTTCTTCAATAATAAGATTCAAAACAATTGTTAGTCTCCTCTTTTCATTTGAGGAATCAGCCTCTCCATATATCTTAGTCAGTTTACCCTCATATTCTTGTTGTAAACTACATAATTCTCTTTCATATTCTATCAATTCTTTTAGTGTCATATTCGTCATTATACCACCTCTTCCAATCCTCCCAATAAATCATTCTTTCTTAGTTGAAAATAAACTGAAAATCTCTATCATTTATTTCCACTGTAACAAGTTCTTTATTGTTGTCAAGAATACCTACAACCGCACTTTCATATTTGACATATGCATTAGTACATTCATATTCCTTACCCTCTGTAAAGTGGTCGTCTGTTTTTCTACAAATAGCTTTGTTGTTCATTTATATTACCTCTTCTAATCTTCCTAATAAATCATTTTTCACTTCGATTATTGCATTCAACCTTGATTCAGTTGCAGTAACCTTACAGGTTTCTACATTATAGGTCATTTGCTTTTCTAGGTCAGATTCAAGTCTGTCAATTTCTGTATCAAGTTCATTGATATATTCTCTTATCTTTTCTCTCATATCTGGCTGATTTTCATACTGATATAGTTTTTGTAATGGTTCTTGCATTTTTTGATTAGAATCTAAATCAGCTTCAGCATATACAAACATACACTGATTTTTTATAAATGGCATATCCCAATTTAATTTCTGTATTAATTTACTAATTGTCTTTCACCTCAATTCCAAATATCTCACAAAAATCTTTGTCCTTAATAACATCAGCTATCTTAAAATATCTTCTTGCAATCTCATTAAACATATCTCTTTCACAAATTGCTTCCGCTGCTTTAGGATGATTGCTTTCTATAAAAGACTTATATTCTATTACTAAATCAGAAAATAACTCTTTTTTATTTTCTCTTTTACAACTAACTCTAACATAACTATCATAGCATTCTTTTAATTTGTCATTTGGAATACCTATAAATAAATTTCTTCTTAACATAATATTCTCCATTTCTATACCAAAGGAAAGTTAAAATTCCTTACCAAATGCTACTTTTATCTTGAGGTTTGCCAGTTTTAATTTCTAGTTTTCTGGTTTCATAACATTTTTCTACGCTTGCTTTGATATTCTCTTTAACGCATAAACAACTGTTCTCATTATCGCATGTTGTAAAAATATCATTAAGTATAACATGAATACCCTCGATTGAATTAATATCTATTTTGTTTCCAAATTCATCTGTATATATAATTTTCTTTGCCATATCTTCCTCCTTAATTTGATAGTAAACTATTATTTATTGCTCCTTCCATTCTACACAATATCACCCAACAACTCAATTACTTCATCAAGTTTGTCACTCGCTTCTTCCATACTATCAATTGAATCTTCAGAACACATTCCTCTATAGCTGCTCTGTAATCCTTCTGGCATATTATCAAATGCGTCCTGTTCTTCACTTAATATAGAAGATAACTCACTTGAAACTTTCTTCAAATCGGTTTTAATCAAATCAATTTGAATTTTGACTTGCCTTATCTTTTCTCTTCTCTGTTTATTCATTATCTATCTCCATATAATGCATGTACAACATCATAATCGCTTGGAAGACAAGAATAAGTTGGCGGTACTGTGAACATTGAATAATATTCATCTTTCGTAATCTCTATCCCCATATCTCCCTTCGCCGTTACATTGTATTCATATTCTTTTGCATCAGGTTTAACATAGAATTTTCTGTAATGAGTTATACCATTCACCTTATAATCCATCATGCAAGCAATCACTTTACCTGTACTTAATTCTGTTGCTACCTCTCTTTTAAATCTAGGCTGATAAATATTCGCAATTAATACATTGTGATCCTTTGCCCATTGAATTTCCCTATCTTGGTAATCAGCTTTCAACTGTTCAGATGGACACACATAATCGGTATATACCTTTCCACTGTTTACTCCTGTTTCCGTCCTGTGATAGATTCCTTTATTGTCAGTATATCCACCGTTTCTAACTTTTTCTCCGTTAATGTATTCTCTCATGCTATTATCACAATAATGATGATTTCCATTACTGTCATAAGAACTTGTATATTTCTTCATTGCTGCATTGTCATAAGCGTTCTTTGCAGCAGCTCCACCAAATAATCCTAAAGACATTAATAATCCCAACATACCAATCACGCTCCTTACATATTCTTATATCTTTCTTCACGCTTCTTTGCTTCTGACTTACTTAAAAATCTGTTTGGAATTGTAAATACAACAATCCAAGCTATAATTACACTAATTAATTCTATCATAACAATTACCTCCGTTTTTAAATTCCATTCCCACAGTTACTATATTAATTATATCATGCCAACATGAATCTTGCACTATATACATAACTATTAAAATGATCCATGCTGACAAATATCAGCCTATCTTCATAACCGCTAACAATTTCTAATGCACTTAAAAATCCCTTACCATAGCCATTAACATTATTGTTAGGAACAATTACTACATAGTCTCCTTTCTTATGTACTTTATGACCTCTGTTTTTCATCTCTTTCTTAAAATCTTTATAATCTAACATATTCATCACAACCTTTCTTGATAAAAAATAAAGAAGTGAATAACTATATTGTCATCCACTTCTTTATTCTCCACTATGTATCTATTAAAGAGAAAATATGTTTATTCCCATTCTCCATTTGTTTTAATGTTGTTAATCACAGGTATTGCTATTTCTTAACTCTAATCTTGTCTAACTGTTTCTTTAATTTTCCGTCATTAATTTCAACTTCATATCCTGACAGATAAGAAACAATGTCGCTTGCTCTCTTGTTGCTCCGTGTAATACATACAGGTGCTCCATCAACTGAAATAACTGTTTTATATGTACTGTTATATTGCTTTACTCTTGTCTGCGTAATTTTCATTTTTTCATCACTCCAATCTATGCTTCATAATCAAATTCGCTTAATCCACCGCTTGCAAATACATATTCTGCTACATCTGGAACAAATATCATAAGATTATCAGGATATTTTCTTTCATCCTTAATTGCAAAATATCCTATTTCTTTTACATCATCATTTTCAAAGTAATAACCAAAAATCATTTCTATCAAGTTTTCCATTGATGTTTTTGGTTCGTATTTCTGTTCTCTGATCCATACAGCCATATAATCGTAATCACACCATTTTTCTTTTGGGCATTTACTATAATCTTTTTCTTCCGTCCATTCGCCTGTCCACTGATCTACCATATAATCACATCCTTTCAATCTCAAACGTTACATCATGAATATGATCTGAATTATATCCACCACCAGCAACTAACTTTAAATCTCGCTTGATATAATTGATACAATCCTCTTCTGTATAGCTATCATCAAATGTATATGTATCATCAAAGCTCAACATTTTATTCTCTGTCCAATCTTTCACATATCGAACATCTGGATGATCTTTATCTATCGTACAATTGATTTTTTCCATAATATTTCATATCTTGTACCTCGCTTTCTTTTAACTACTATATATAGTGTATATGTAATTGTACAACCACTACATATAGCTCATATTTTGCTATGAAACAGTTCTTTCATTTGGAATTAAAAAAAGCAGATAACATTCTCTGCTATCTGCTTAATTATTCTCTCTATTAAGTTGTATTCATTGCTTAATTTGCATCTTCCTTATAGAACGGACAATTATCTTCTCCGTTTGTATAATACTTATCCGTTTCATCCTCTGTCATATTGTCATACTGACTACATTCAGAAGTGCCTGTTAAATTATCATACAAAAAATGTTTACAGCTATTACAATTTTTCATTATGCAGCCTCCGTTCTAATTCCTCAATAGTTTCTTTGAGTGTACTATATTCTCCATTAGTTCCCTTAGATTGTACCATATTATCTGTTGTCAGTAAATTATCTTCAATAGTATAATGAAGAAATCTTCCATTAAGTAATACCTTACAAGGTTTCAACACATGTGCATATCCCTTGGAGTTTATAAACCAATACAAATTATACTGTTCATTTTTGTATATTTGATTTACATAATAACTTGTTACAGTTCCTTTTATTTTTTCCAGGGTTAATAACGCTGCACCTTTATATGGACATAACATTTATATCACTCCTTCTAAAAACATATTTTCATTTCTTTTTGTTCTGTCTTATTCGGTGTTCGCACTAACTTATTTCCATCTTTTTCTTTTACAAATAGCAGATTTTCTTTTGCCATATCATCAATAACTTTCATAATATGGTTGATTGTCTGACCGCTTCCATAATTCCGACCATCATTCAAACCAACTCTCCATAATCTGAATTGATTTGCAAGACCTCTACACACATCAAAAGCGTAAAAATATTTAGTTTTCCTTGTAGTAACGCATGTTTCAAATAATGATTTGCGTATTTCTTTGTCTCTGCTTTTCAGATATTCCTCGTATTCGTCATCAGTTATATCATAAACGGTTTCATGTAAATCAACCCATCTTAATGAAAATGTTTTTGCTTTTTCTATAGCTTCTGCGACTGACTTAATCTCATTTTTTAATACTTCGCCACTATAATTCTGTGGATGCATATACAGATGTGATTTACCTTTTGTATATGTAGCGCATACTCCATTAAATCCTGGTTCATTACATTTCCAGCCAAGACTTGTAAATAATCTATCAATTTCCTTTCCAATAGTTTCTCTTTCATCTGCTTCCCAACCACCATTCATGCCATCATATGTTGGTGTATCAATGTTAAAATATACATTTGAATATTCATTTCCATAATCTTCATCAGGATTCCAGTTATTTGTAAGTACATGATCTTCTCCATATTCATAGCCTAATCCGTACTGATGATATTTGATACTCATATAATCGACCTCCTTTATACTTCTACAAATACACAATATTGTTTATTGTCATTCATATATCTTTTCAAATCTTTTTTCGTTCCATTTCCAGCTCTGAACGCATTTTTAATTCGTTCCTTTGACCATTCCATAAAATAGCCATCTTTAATTGCTTTTTCTCTTGTCTCTTTTGTATCTCCGCCATATACTTCATTGAGTATTTTCTTACTTATTTCGCACAACATATCAATCAACCTCACTTTCTTCCCATAAATCAATTAAACCAGGTAATACATAACCTAAATCTATCCAACTAAATTCATTAAACTCTTCAAGTTCTTTCAGCTCATCTTCTGTTGGAATTTCAGCACCCATAATTCGCTTTACATCATCTTCTGTTCCACCAGCTTCAAGTATTCTATGTAATGTCATTTCTAATGAACCAGAAATATCATCACTTCCTTTTACTGTGATTGCATTCCGTGACCAATATTCATTACAAAGATGAAATGTCACAAGTATTTCATTTTCTTCTAATAAATCTTTTAACTCAATCATTTTACTTACCTCCTAATAAAATCCTAAATGCTGTTTCATATATAAAGCACCGCTGAGAAACATAAACAAATTCTTTTTACGTTCATCATTATCATAATCCCATACTGGAATCCCGTTATCATCACAGATCATCATTCCGCCAAAGGCTTCATTTCTACATTCTGTAAAATGTAGTGCTTCTAATAACTCTTTCCAGTTCTGCTCGTTATATTCCATTTCATTCACTCCTTCCATTACAAAAGGCAGACACAATTATTTGCATCTGCCTTTATTTATTCCCTGTATTACTCTTCTACTTCACCAAATTCTGCAATATAATCTTCTGCATCTGCATAACGTTCCATCCAGTCTTTTGCTTCATTTTCACTTAATGGAATAAACTCACTACCGCCACTACTTTCATTGCTTCCACACGATCTTGCGTATTTACTCAACGCTCCACCCATTCCGTATAGAAAATATTCACCTGTTTTCTTTTTGTAAAGTGTTTCTTCACAATAATTAAAATCACCAAAATTATATGAATTACTCCATGTTACGACCTCTTTTGCTGTTTCTGTATTATACATTTTTCCATTAATAATTTTTTTCATACTTATCACCTTTTACCTTTTCTAAAATTTCACTGTAAATTACAATTTCCTGTGCTTAATTATTCTGAAATACAATGTCAGATATTTCTTTTATTAATCTTTCAGCAGCATTGACTCGTCTTGCCAAAACATCATCTGTACAAAAATCCCATTGTTCATCTTCGTTTACCTTTTTAATTATCTGTAACGATTGAGATAATAATGTGTTAATGCTTCCCAACGCTTTTAATGTATTGTCTTTATCAATAATATGTTTCGCCATATAATCACGCTCCTATCTGTTAATTTTCATACCACTGAAATGCACAATCATACATCATTTTGCCTGTTATCTGATCTTTGAATGTAGGACAATGCCAAGCCATTCTATAATTATGTATTTTGCACCATTCCTCAATTACTTTTGTTGTGAGTGGTATTACATATACATATAAATCAGATCCATACGAAGGATGATACATTTCTTCTTTCGGATAACCTGCTTCAATCAGCATTTCCATTAATGTTTTCTGCATAATTCTCACTTCCTTCTAATCCAAGTACATAACTGTCTCTCTTACCATTCCAGAAATATGATTTCAAATCTGCAAGAGTTTTTGTACCATTTTTTAGCTCCTCATAATCTGCTTTCAACATATCTGATGTATAATTTTTATAGTAACAAATACATGAATGAAATTCTTTTCCTTTCTGTGCATACCATCCTTTGTTTGGTGGAAATGTTTTCTTTACAATTGTACGGAAGACAATTTCCATTCCGTTATAATCTGGTAGTTTGTGTTCACCACTTAGATCTCTAAGCTCAATTTCTATTCCGTCTGGTGTAACAACTTTATCTATGACCTGCATATCAGTCACCTCATTTCTTATATCAAACAATTATCATAGTCATAAATATCTGGATAAATCTGTCTGATTGTGTACTTATTACCTCTATTGCTTGCAAATACAATTCCTTCTGTTTCCTTGTTAATGAACTTACAAAGATGGTCAACATCTTTTCTGTGATAATTTCTGTTAATAAGTACATCTGCCATATCGGAATATGACTTTTCATAACAGCAATCACAATTATAAAATTCATTTCCAGTTCTCTTCTTTACATAAAGTAACTTGTCCCATTTCTCTTTCATAGGGAACTTTTTAATAAGTGCTGCAACTACCCTTTCTCTTGCTGTTCTTTGATCATACATTGTTCCATAAGTCTTATCATTGAACCAATTTCCAAGATACATATAAGACTGAATCCATGCCCTATCTTTTACCCAAGGTGTATCCTGCATTACATAAGGAGAATCGGTACATACAAATTCGTACCACTCAACACCACAGTATTCATGTTTATGTTTTACCTTTGTGAACTGATATTTATGACCTAAATACTCAAATTCTGTATCTGGAATAGGTTCATATCCAATTTCTTTTTCTGCCCAACAATTTGTCCAGTTTTCATCATAATCTTTTGCCTTTTCAGGATATAAGTCTGGATCTTTATAAGATAACAACCACTGATTTATTTTCATTGTAGTGTCTCCGTTCCAGCACTCAGCCCAAAAGTTTTTAGTCAAATCTTCTGTGTTATGCTGAAGCTTTTCTTTTACCTTATTCCATTCTCTTTTGATTACTGTTTCAAATTTCGGAAGTTTATTTCCATCAGCATTTGAATATCTGATTACTTCATTTCCATTTTCATCACAGCAAATAAACATTACATCATCTGCCATCGGTGCATTTAATTCACAATAACCAAGTGGATCACATACTGAATACCAAGTTCCCTCATTTCCAAATGTGTATCTTCCATAATATCTGTGCTTTCCTTCGATTTCTTCAACTGTTTTCCAAAGCTCAACATAATTATCATCTTCGCCTCTATATAACTGAACTTTAATTTCTCTCATACTAATCAACCTGCCTTTCTAATTTCCTTTAACATATTCGTTTTACACATCATTAAGTTCTCTTTCATATCCTCAATTCGCATATCCATAAACTCTTTGAGTGCCTTGTCAAACTGTTCTTCTGTAATGTCGTGACCATAATTTGCAATTACAACATCCATAATTTCTCTATATGAGAAACCACTGAATAATGTATCGTTCTCATGTATTGGTGAGTTATATGTAAACTCTTTTCCATTCCGTGAATCCGTTTCAGGATCATATAACCATCTGCTCATATTAAACCTCCTCTACAATTCCGTTTTCCGCATTGCTCCAATGGTACTTCTTTCCATTTTCTACATTCTCAAAAATTACTGAATATGAAAATGTTTCAAATGGTGTGAACACTTCGCCATCACAAGTCGTTGGTGATTTCTCTGTATTCCAGTCAATACCAAGCTTTCCGTTTACTTCTTTCACAGTAAACACAGCTCCATAATTCCGTGTTTTAATTTCTCTGTTGTATGTGTCGTACATATGCACTTTTACTTTATCGTTTACTTTTAGCATAATCGTTCCTCACTTTCTTGTAATAAAATAGGCAGCTAGTAGATTATTCTCCTAACTGCCCTTGTGGTTTACTATAAATTGTCGCATTTCCGTTCTCGTCATATTCAATCGGTGCAATATGAACTGCATAACCGATTTCTTTTTCTTTATCATAGATTTCCATTGTACCACCTGCACAAAATTCAAATGAGAACCGCTTATCATCCGATTCAAGCAATTTAATCAAATGATCCGTGAGTTCATTTAAGTTCCGTGCTTTTTCTTTTGATTCCTCAACACTTGGCATTTCTCTTCACTCCTTTTCAAAGAAATCTTAGTTTCAACGCTTTATTTTTTTGCAGTAGGTAGTTTATGTTCTTTTTCTTCAAACTGAAATAATTCATGTTCACAAGGAACATATAATTTTCCATTTTCTTTGCATAAGAATATGTCTAATTGACTGTCATTACTTGCTGAATAAAAATCTTTCCAACTATAATCATGTTTTTTCCAATCAACATCATAATCACATATCCCAAGTTCTCTATCGCTTCTGATATGTTTAGAGAATGTGCATATATCCTTCTTTTCTGATTCTTTTAGTTTTCTTACTGACTCAAAATGATATCCATTATATTCAAACATATATTTCCTCCAATCTTTTAAAGAAATGCGAATTTCTTGTTTACAAATTATAACAATTTAATATCATCTGAAATGAATCGCTACTTACGTATTCTGCAATATCCTTTTCATGTCTTCTTATTCTTTTTTCTAATAACTCCCTATTTTCAGGATGTGTTTGTAAAAATTCTTTATCTTGTTTATATCTTGCTACCAGATGCTTTAATGTTACTCTTTCCATATTTACCTACCTTTCTAAACCAATGAAAAATGTGAATTTCAGACACTCATTATTCCATCTAAATAATCATTTAAGCCTTCAAAATAATCTTCGTTTGGCTGTTCCTGATGAACAAATTCCTCTTCGCACTGTTCTTCATAAGCTGCCTTCTGTGTCTCTTTATAAATAATTTCATCAATTCTATTCATTTACCTTAACCTCCAATTCAAGGAAACACGCATTACTTTGCATTTACAGCTTCTACTAACAAATCATGATATAAACAACAATCAAAATTGTTATTCCAATCTAACCTGCGTCCTACCTTTTTCTCTGCATCTTCCCAAGATAAAAGATAAGAGTATTTACGTTCAAATTCCTGAAAACTCATTATTTTACCTTTACCTTTCCTTATGAATTATCCATTTCTAATTAATCATTGCTCCATTCACCATTTAACACTTTATTTATTTTTACTTTGTTTATATCCTGGTCATTAAGAGTAATAGATGAAATGCCTTTAAATTTCTCAATTAATTCTTCTCTTGGCATAGTCCAATCAAATACTCTTAAATATGTCATTACATCTTCTTTTTTTACATATTCTCCGCTCGTGAAATCATCATATTTCATTTTATTTTCTCCAATCTTTCCTATGTTTTTATATATATTCATTGTCATACCAAACAGCTCCTTTCGCATCTTCATATAATCTGGCAATTTGTATACAGTCTGAATTTCCATAACCTTTATTAAGTTCTTTACAAAACTCTTCATAAGATAACTCCGTTCTACAGTTATCATCAAAACCACTCTCAAACTCACAATAATCTTTATAGGCTTCTCTTCTGTTTCCTATTTTGATAAATGTTGACATATCCATGCTTTCATTTATCTTATTAATAACAATCGAAGTTTCAATAACCTGCGCAAAATTATCTTTTATGAACTGCCTTATATATTCTATTTCCTTATCATTTTTATATCTTGTGTCGTATCTAATATCATATGAATTAGTGTTTGAATATCCCTTCTCTTTTTCAGCAACATTAAATTTCATTACCTTGCCATTTCCATACTGAAAACACTTGCTTTCACTTATTTCCACTGTTCCTAACATAGTATATTTTTCATCATTGCAATCTTTTCCGCTAAATTCTAAATTATATTTCATAATCATTCTCCTTCATTCTTTCTCACTTTCTACACTGTTTGCGCCATCGGAGAACCCATCATCATAGCCCTTGTTGTACATAGGATTCTCGAACTTTGTGTTTGCTATTGGACTATCTTCTTCAATACCAAACCACTCTTTCTCTTTATCTGTCATCTCACAACAATTTTCAAAAAATTCAAACGCACTTTCTCTATCATCGGAAATAAGTCCGTCCTTAAAGAATGTCGCAAGTTCTTCAAGTCTTGTCCGTGGAATATAATTCTTATTTACTTTTTCGAACAGCTTTTCAGTTGCTTTATTAAGTGCAACTAATTTTTCTTTATCATTTGAAAACATATAATATATACCATGTTCCCACTGCTGTCCCCATCTTTCCAAGGCAGAATATCCGCAAGCTACAATATAATTATTATCTGTTTCAATAAGAGAGAATTTTTTACCTTTTTCATTTGATACTACTAATATTTCTCTATGATTTTCTTTCATCTCACACCTCCAAGTTATATTCTTTAATTAATCTCTGTTTTACCATATCATTTAGATCCTTATTGACAGGCATTATCCTATGCGTTGTTCGATTAATATATACAAAATGACTTCCCTTACATCTTGTCGGCGTATATCCGTTCTTCCGTAATATCACATCAAAGTCACGCATTCGCTTTGACTTTCTAAAATTGTGCATAAATCTCACTTCCTTTCTTTTATATATTCTCTGTTGTATAAAAATAACGGCTTGCTTTCGCTTGCCGTTTAGTTACTAAACTTTTCAAGCCATTCATCTGTTTCCAGATAATCTTGATAGTCTATATCAATTAGTCCTAATTCATCTGCTATTTGATATAACAAGTCCTTTGCTTTTTCACTTCCATCTTCTGCAAGTAATTTACAAAGTTCCTGAATAACAGGCATTACTTTTTCTTTTGCCTTAGACACTTCAAATTCCACAAGATAATCATAGGCACAGCAAGCTATTTCCTTTGGTGTGAAGTTACCTTTCCAATTTGCATTTCCATATTCTGCAATATCATAAAAATCTCCGTATGTCATCATATTTCACCTCTTTCCCTTAAATAATTTCTATATGCATTTTCGCTTTCAAACTGCTGATATTTGCCTATACTTGGTATAAATCCCATATAAGCAAATCCGTTATAATATCCCTTCATGTATTATCCTCCTTGCAAAATTCTTTACCTTGCCAATAATTGTTGGTTCGGCTGCCTTCTGCCATCTCTTTTGCCTTTCTGAAAAATATAGGCTGTTTTCTACATTGATATAATCCATCATCTGTAGTGGTGTTAATGAATTGTACGGAGTTGACAGCGTATTGTCTATAATTTCCGCTCCGTTTGCACACTTGATGATTCTAAAATTAAATTGCTCCATTGATTTAATCCTCCTGTGATAATCTTGCTTCATGCATAACCCGTGAGATTTCATTTTCGCTTTTTGCATTCTTAATTGCGAAAATTACTGTGTTGTCATAGCATAATTGTTTGCGATGCGTATTGCATCGTACTTTGTTTTACTCATGGTATTATTCTCCCTTCTTATTTGTTGATTATGTAACTATCTGTGTCTGTGTAAATTACAATAGTATCTCCGTAAATTTCTGTTTCGGTTATAGTGTCGAGATTGAGGTACTTGTATTTACTAGGCATATTTCTGCCTATTAAAAAAGCACCTGCAATTAGTGCAAGTGCCGTGAGTGTGAGTATTAATTTGCGTTTCATGATTTTGTCCTCCTTTTTAGGTATAAAAATAGCACCCTTTGCGTTTTGCGTTGGGTGCTTTGTTAGTGTGGTTATTATATTTGACGCAGTTTGAGTGTTACATCTGATTTAATTTTGCCTGAAGCTCGGCTATTTGAGCTTCAATAGCTTGTTTCTCAATTTCTTTTGCATTCCATTCTGCATCTGGAATCCATTCCATGATTTCAAATGGTTGAACACAAAGATATTCACAAATACGGTTTAATGTGTCCGTTTTAAATACTTCATTTTTACTTATTTTAGATATAACATTTGTACTAATTCCTGTATCTTTACAAAGTTGCGTTTTTGTTATTTTGCGTTCATTTAATAATTTATCAAGTTTATAATATACTATCATATATTTTTAAACCTCCCTTCATATGCTCAAAGATAGCATATTATTTGACTTTTTTCAAGTGTGGTTTAAAATAATGCACACTATAAAAGAGCAGACTTTTGCGTTGTCTGCCCTTCTAACTATGCATTATTCTTTTATTGTATCAAGTTCCGTTACATTCACACCCAAAGCGGATAGAATAACTTTTAAATCTCTATAACGTACCTTCATTGACTTATATAAAGGCGTTTCCTTTTCTGTCATTTCCATCCATTCCTGCAAGCGTGAAAATTCTTCCACACAAATTTTAATTGTTTCCTGGTTATTCATTTCTTCCATCCTTCCACCGCCTTTCTAGTTATAGTATAGCGGATTTATTGCGTGTTTACAAGTTGCTTATTTAACATACATTTCACAGAATACAGCCATAAAAAGCTTGCTAAACTGTGCTTTGCTGATAGCTGTTACAAGTGTATTATCATTGACAATCTTCTTACTCTGAGCATATCTTGCACCAAACATATCTGACATATTCTCAGCAAGTTTGCTAATCTGAGCCTGAGAACAATCTTCAATACCAAGATTTACAAGAAACTGCTTGATTGCTTCCAAAAAGTCACCACGCTTATGCTCATTAATCTTTTTAGTATAGGCTTCATGCATACCATCAGGAATAAAAATATAAGTCTCTTTCATAGACTTTGTGAGTGGTTCAACAATAGCTTTATGTGCAGTTTCAGCCTGGCGAATTTTATTATCTACTTCTATCCGTGGAAACTTAGCAACCACTTCATCAACATTCATACCATTGTCAATATCATTCTGACGGTTTGCAAGAATAGATTCTAACTGTGCTTTGAGAGGCTTTATCTCTGCTTTAAAGCGTAAATCTTCTACTGCTATTGCAAGTGCTGATTCCTTAAAAGATTTTAATTGTGCTGTTGCTTCCTTACTCATTTTTGAGAAATTAATCTGATTTTTAGCCATAATTGCTCCTTCTCCTATTTAACGCATAGGTGCAAAATTATTTAAAGTTATGATTGTAGTGTTATACACACTATAAAAGGTACAAAATTAGTGTCTCATGTGTTTATCTCGTTCGTTTTATCCATTCCGACTAATTATAACTACATACTTGCTAAGTGTTTATGCATCGCTTATTTAGCTCAAACGCATCCTGATATACTTATGAATATACATATATCCTATTCTGGCACCCATTTTATGAGAGGTCATCGTTATAAACTGTACTTGCTATATTTATATAGTAGTATACAGTCGTTGCACATAGGACAGTGAATATAGTACGAGCTTTAACAGATTACACTTTTGTACCTTCTAACTATGTATAACTTTTTAGCGTTTTTAAACATTTCAAGGCATACACCACTTGCCGTATTTTACACTTACCTACTTCTACATTTAGGGTGCACTTATAGAAGGCAGTATCAGATTGAGCCAACAATCGACTTGCGTGGTAGCGTGTATAAAAAATCGTATTACCGATTTACGCCTATTAAGTTATCAAAGAACAAATCTACAAAGTGCGTAGGTTACAATAACCCACTATGCCATCAGGTTTGAACCGTCAAACCGTCAAACAATCGTTATGTAGATGTAAAAACATGTGGACTTTTTCACTGAATCGTGATAGAATAAAGAATGTGAATGGCTTTATTCTTAAAGTCCTGGCGGTGTGGATGTTGGAGCATTTACACCGCTTTTTAATTCAAAGTGCGGAAGGTTGCAACCCTTCATGTCTGCTATAAGTTGGAGCTTGTCAAGTGTTATCCGCTTGACTTAATGCAAGTATAAGCCCTTGCTTGAAATCTGTCAAGGACTTTTTGAAAAAATCTAAAATCAATCAAGATTGATTTTTTCTATGCCCTTTTGACATTTTCGATTATAAAGGTTTGCTTGACTTTTGTCAAGTGGTATTTTAAAAATTTTTTTAATTGACTTTTATGTATCCGCTTGACTTGTCTATTATAATATACTTAATCTTGTCAAAAGTCAAGTATCATTTTTAAATATTTTAAATCTTTTTTAAACGATATCAAAATGATATCACATAGCATATCAAACCACATGACATAGTTTTAAAAACTACATAGGTTTGCTCAAAAGTGCCAGTAAAAAGAATGGTTAATATATATCTATTAGCTATTATTTTTATATGTAGGGGGTACTTAAAACTAAAATGATAGTCACATTTTGGTAGCATCCGCTTAGCTGGTTATTCCACAGACTTTCTTCAAAATTTTACCTTGTCGATATCTTCCAAAATCCCAATAAAACCAGGTAAAATTCAATTTTTATTCAAATTAACACGTTATCGTATACCTTATCGTTAAAACACTTATAAACAAAGCATTATTTCAATTTATCACCCTATTTTTCAATTTTCTAAATTTCAAAAAATCTAATTCAAAATTTAAAACTCCCATAAAATTCAATACTTTTCACGATATCGTTTTTTAATAAAAATTCATTCAAAAAAAATAAATAAATGTAACAAAAATAATTTTTATTTAAGGAGAATTTATATGATAAAATACTTAGATACTGCCAATCTTATAAAATACACATCAGGAAATAATAAAGGACACTTCAACTGGAAAGAAAATATTGGGAAAGAATTACCGTTCCAATATGATGACTTAACTGGAACAATCAAAATAATTGATTATAAATCTGTTAATCGTAATAATCTCGTAACTATTCAATATCAAGACAACATCATGACAACATCTACGTCTAATCTTTTGCAACTTAAAATTCCAAGTTTTTTAAATAAAAACAAAAATAACAGCAATTATATATATAAAATTGGAGATATTATTGATAAAGATTTTCAGAAATCAAAAGTGATAGAACAAACCAGAATTTCTGTTAAAGCAACTAAAAACTATGAAACAACAAGAGGATATAAACTTAAATGTTTGTGTTGTGGATATAAATATCAAACTCGTGAAGATAGAATTTCTTCATGTCCTGTCTGTGGCATTCGTAGCTCATGGACAGAGAGATTTATATTTTCAATATTCATACAAGCAAAAATAGATTTTGAAGTACAAAAGGAATTTGAATGGTTGCAAAATAGGTGGTATGATATTTATCTTCCAAAATATAATACAATTATAGAAATAAATGGAATACAACATTATGAACCAACTAAAAATTCAAATCGAGAACAAAAATCAGCAGAACAACAATACCTTGAATGTATATCATCGGATAAATTAAAATATGATACAGCTATAAAAAATGGATTAACGTATTATGTCATAGATGCAAGAGATCAAAACAATTAATACAATATAGCAAAATTAGTATTAACTTTTATAGATTTTTCAAATATATCAGCATTCGAATGTGGAAAATTTGCTACAAATAACGTAGTTAAAAAATATTGTAATTTATGGAATAAAGGATATTCTGTAGATGAGATTTCTCAAAAATTAAATTGTTCTATCGAAACAGTTCAAAGAAGACTTAGAGAAGGAACTCAGTACAATTTATGCAATTATAGCAAAGAACGAAATATGAAAAGTCATAAGATAATCAATCCAAATAGGAAATAATTTATAATTAATGGCAGGTGAAACACCTGTCATTTTTATTAAAATTATATTTTATCTTCTCTCATCTATAATACGGGGCTACATAAAAACCTCACTTAAAAACAAAAAAACATCTATATACATCACAAAAACAACCAAAAATTCAATATAAATCATCAAAACCTCCACTATAACTATGCTAAAAAATCCCATCTCTCATCTAAAACCTCTATCTCGCCAATACACAGCGTTTTCATTTCACCCTACCAATAACACCTAAAATCATTTTCACCCACCTAAATGCTCAAAATACAAGGTCAATTTTTTACATCACTCAAAATTACATTAACTATCTATATACATTCACACACATTTACTATAAACAATATTATTAATTCTCACACCTATATAAAAAATCCACTCTCACAGCTCAAATTTCAATTTTTACCCTCTACCCTAACAACTAGCCACCTGACATATAAAAATCCAAAATAGACTCAAAATCATACATTTTTCTCCTTATATTCCATGTAAAGAATTTTATATCAGAACAAATTTAAAAAAGAGAATATAAAATTGTATAAATCACATTTCTAAGGAGGGTTTACAAATGAATACATATTTAATACCAACAACAGCAGCATATTGTTATGAACCATATGATTACATTTATTTTGTTTATGCTGATACACCACAAAAAGCTTATATAAAAGCATGTACGAAATTACAAGGAGAATATATACCACTTGAATCACAAGAATATGAATCATATCCATTTAAATTGTACAAGCCAGATGATACAGATATTTTCCCGTTCCATGAATCAAGAAAATATGATATACTTACAGAAGCATTTAAAAATACAAAAGGAGCAGAATATATGTCATATTTTCAAGTAAATTGGAATAAATATACCGAGCAACTTTCACAAAAAGCTGATTATGAAAATTGGTCAAATAAAACATATCCAAATAAAGGGATTCTTGCTAACTATATAGTAAAAACCCATGATAAATTAACATCTGATAAGAAAATAACAATAGGTCAAGATTATGCATTATTTAACACAGGTTTATTCAATAAGTATTATGATCAAATATATGCATATCAGTCTGGTACAGAAATTCAATTTCTTACAGGATATGAACTTGGACGTATTGGTATAACAGAAAGACCTGAAAGGGCAAATTATTTTGAACAACCAGAATTACTTTTATTTGACTGGCATTATCCAATTGATGTACATTATACTCATATACTTGATGATGAAAGAAATAAGCAACGATTGCCAAAAGAATTTCTTAAAAGTGCTAATAAGATTAATATTTTAAATGGCGCATTAGATTCAATGAAAAAGAAAGTATCTGCTAATTATAAACTTGCAGTTCCACAATACTACGAAGGAAAAATTCAGTTATTATTACCTTTATGTTTAATGTCAGACAATAAACCTGATATAGCAATTGCTGTAACAAAGAAAGACAATTCATATCAAGGTCACACATGTTTAACACTTGATATGGCATATAATAATGCTCGTCTTATTGCAAAACCAGAATCTAACTGGTTATCAATATAAATCAAATAAATATAAAAAATTAACAGACGGCAATTAATGATATGATACCTCTTAAGTAGACATGGTAAATAACCAAAATCTATTTAAGGGGTATTTTTATGTCCAGAAAATCTAAGTATTCTATAGAACAGCGAGTACAAGCATGTGAAGACTATCACAATGGAACTCGTAGTTTAGAAGAAATATGTATAGCCCTCGGAACTACCAGAAAGAAAACTATCCGTGAGTGGTTAAAAAAATATGAGAAGTACGGAGTATCTGCTTTTCAGGAAAAGTCATATAACAAAAGTTATACAAAAGAATTTAAAATTCAAGTAGTGGAAGAATATATAAGTGGTTGTGGTTCACTAGAGGAACTGATTGTAAAATATGATATTTCTTCTACAACCCAACTACGAAAATGGATTTCAGTGTATAATGCCAATAGAGAACTTAGGGACTATTGTCCAAAACCGGAGGTCTATATGGCAGAAGCAAGAAGAAAAACAAGCATCGAAGAACGCAAAGAAATCGTAAAGTATTGTATCGGACATAATCGTAATTATAAAGAAACTGCAAGTGCTTATGATGTCTCATACAATCAAGTCTATTCTTGGGTAAAAAAGTATGATGCACTAGGTGAAGAAGGATTAACAGATAAGCGTGGATGTCATAAAACGGATGAAGAGGTAGATGAATTGGAACGTCTTCGTCGGGAAAATGTACGTTTAAAGAAACAACTCAAAGAAAAGGATATGTTAACGGAACTGTTAAAAAAAGTACAGGAATTCGAAAGGATGTGAGGCTCGGAAAACTTCGCTATAATTCGGAATTTATAGCAATAAAGTTTTTCTATGAAACAAAGAACTGGAGTATTAATTGGATGTGTAAACAGCTCGAAATATCAAGAGCTGCCTATTATAAGTGGTTGAATCGTGAGATACCTGAACAGGAAGCAGAAAATATGAAGTTGGCAGAACTTATAAAGGAGTACGATGAGCGCTTTAATCACATCCTGGGTTATAGAAGAATGACCTCTTGGATTAATCACTTTAACCATACTGATTATAAACCGAAGAGAGTACATCGAATTATGAAGAAGTTGGGTATTCATTCAGTCATTAGACGAAAGCAGAAAAAATATACTTCTTCGACACCGGAAGCAGTAGCTGAAAATAGATTAGGCAGAGACTTTTATGCAACTGCACCAAATGAGAAGTGGACAACTGATGTAACAGAGTTTAAGATTCCAGGTGAGAAAAAGAAACTTTATTTAAGTGCCATTCTTGACTTATATGATAGATACCCTGTTGCGTATGTTATCAGCACGAGAAATAATAATGAGCTCGTATTTAAAACCTTTGATAAAGCTATTGCCGCAAATCCTGAAGCTAAACCATTATTTCATAGTGATAGAGGTTTTCAGTATACAAGTAAGGTATTTCAAATGAAACTTAAGGAACATAAGATAGAACAATCTATGTCCAGAGTTGGACATTGTATAGATAATGGACCTACTGAAGGATTCTGGGGTATCATAAAATCAGAAATGTATCAGATGTACGATATAACAGATGAATCTTCATTAAGATTTGCAATAAAAGATTATATTAGATTCTACAGTGAAGAACGACCACAAGACAGGTATCATTGCAAAACGCCACTAGAGGTAAGAGCTGAAGCATTATCTACAGCAACACCACAACAGTATCTTATTCCTAAAAATAAACGAATTGAAAAATATAAAGAGAAATGGTGTGCATAGAAAAACGACCGTACACTTTATACGGTCGTTTAGCAACACTTCATTTTAGATATTTAACCTGTCTACTTGACAGGGGGCATATCATAAGCTGTCTGTTTTTTTATTGCATAAATTTATATTATTCTTCACTATTCTATTTAATAATTCTTAAAAACTTAAATCTCTTTAAGAGAATAATCTATTGTAAATAATCATCACACCACTCTCATCAGAACAAAAAAAATAAATTTTAAGGAGTAATCTATGATACAAGAACATGAAATACCCAAATACAAAAAATCTAAGAAAAGCAATATCTCAAAAAGCAATCATAAGTCCAAACACAAACATCAATATGAAGAATGCTTGATTCAATATCCGATTGCATTTGCAGGGAAAACATTCATAAACACAAAGTTATATGGATATTGTTTCATCTGTGGGAAAATAGGTTCAGTTAAGAATGGAAAATGTAAAGCTGAATTAGAGCAATTAAAAAAATCAAGACAAGGTAACAATAATTTTCTTATTGCTATATCAGGTGAAGAAATATATGAAAGATATCATAATAAGTTACCTGTGTTTTATATTGAGGATTCGTTTGCAGACTATGTTGTTTTAGAAAGAGAGAATAATATAAAAGGAGAATGATATTATGAAGAAACTAATTTTATTTAAGAGAACAAGAAAATCCGTTGCTAGGAAATTATCTAATCATATTTACATAGATATCATTAATAGCCATGATACAAAATTAATAATAGATAACTTCACATTATTAGAACTTATTTATATTGAAAGAGCATTAAAGAAATTGGATTCTATGTCAGAAGAAGAAATTCAAGAATTAAATAGAGAATGATGTCACATAGGTACATCGTATATGTACCCAAATGAAAAGTATCAATTCAAAATATCATGTACCTAAACCAATCAATAACAATCAAACAAAAAATTATAGAGCTTGTATGAAGCGTAAGCGAAATACAAGCGTAATATTCTTCTCTTGATAATATGAGTCTATATAGATATTGACCTACACAAATCCACACCTGACATGTACCCAAATGAAGAAATTTTTTACTTTTGGGTACGCTATACATGTACCCAAATGAATTTTTGACAATTTCATAAATGTAAAAGTTGATGACTTTTGAAAGTCAAGATGGAGAATATACTATTGAACCACTTGTTGCACACTCATCTAACAAATTGTAACTGTAAATTATGTTTTAAAAGAAAGGAAAGTAAAATGGAACAAAAAGAACTAAAAATTGATCCTGAATTAAGGGATTTGTTACCACCACTCACTGATGATGAATACAAGCAGCTTGAAAAAAATATTGTAGAAAATGGATTTGATAAAAATTTTCCTATTATGGAATGGAATGGATTTATCGTAGATGGTCATAATCGCTATTCTATCTGTAAGAAACACAATATTGATTATGTTGTTGGCACTCTTGGATATGAGACAAAAGATGAAGTTATGCAATGGATGCTTGACATTCAGTTAGGAAGACGTAATCTTACTCCTATTCAGAGAATTGCTGTAGCTGAAAAATATAGACCTATTTACGAGAAACAAGCAAAAGAGAATTCATTAAATAATTTAAAACAGAATCAAACTGTCGACAAGTCAAATTTGACCAATCGAGAATTTAAATCAACAAATAAGAAGCTTGCAGATATAGCAGGTGTTAAACCAACTACATATAAGATGGGTGCAAAAGTTCTTAATTCAGATAACGAAGATTTAAAGCAGCGTGTTTTGTCAGGCGAAACTTCTATTAGTGCTGGTTATAAGGAATTACAGAATGAAAAGAAAAAAGAACAATTTTCTGATAATCAAAATGGAGAATATAATATTGAGCAACCAACTACATCATCTTCTACTGTTCAACCTTCTCAAAAAAATCAAGTCAGTGATGAAGTTAAACAAATCTGCGAAGACCTTAAAACCGAAAAGACAAAAGAATATCTTGATTCTATTTGGGACTATAAGATTGATATCATTGAGTGCATGAACGCAGGATTCGAAAGATTTTATGATGGATTTGTAAGCACATTAGAAGATATGGAAAATCGAGTGACAAAAAGAGAATTAGATGAATGTATAACAAATGCAGAAAGTATGGTAGAAAAAATGCTATCTGCCATAGAAGTAGCAAAAAAAATAAATTTAAAAACGGAGGATTAAAAAAATGAAATTAAAGGATTTAGTAAAAGGAACAAATGTATCAGATGGTAAAATTGCACATAAAGAAGTGCCAATTGATAAGTTAGATGCAATGCTTAATTATCAGAGAGATATTGATATGAAGCGTGTTGAACTTATTAGTAGTGACGAGTATTTTGATGAAAACGAGGTTGATGAAGTAAAAGTGAGTGTTAGACAGGATGGTTCTATGAAAGTATGTGATGGTCAGCATACTATTGCAATCTTAAAAATGAGAGGTTGGAAAACAGTACCATGTGAACTTCGCTATGGATTAACAATTGAGGATGAAAACGATTGGTTTACTATTACAAATACCAAAGAAAAGCCTCAGAATAGGAAACGCACTCTTACATCTCAAATTAATGGTACATATAAAAAAAATAAAGAAGAACAGGATTTTAACAATTGTATTAAAGCATTGGGTTTTAAGTTGGATATTTTTGGTGAAGAACCAGGTAACGATTATAAAATTAAATGTCCTGCAAAGTTATTAGAAGTTTATAAAGAATATTCGTCAAAAAATGATGTAGATAGCTTTGTTGAATGTATGGATTTAGTTAAAGGATGTTGGAATGGTAATTCAAAGTCATTACAGTGGAATTTTATTCGAGGAATGTTTGATTTTTATGAAACGTATAAAAGCACTTTTGATAATAAAAGACTTATCACTTCTATTGGCAAGAAAACACCTTCTGCTATTAAAGAAATTGCTGATAATGATAAATATACAAAGAAACCTTCTTTAAGATATGCAAAAGTTTATGTAAATGAATATAACTCTGGATTAAACAAGAATAAAAGATTAAAAATGTCTTTATTAGAAGATTAATATAGTGAGGTGATACGTCTTGCCAAACTATGTAAAAATACCACGAGAAATCATCTATGATAAAGATCTCTCATCTAAGCGTGTAATAATCTTCTCATATCTTTGCACAAGGCGTTCACTTGATGACACGGTGGCATTTTCTACAACAGAACTTTGCCACTGGTCTAAACTGAAACCTAATTACAGAGATGGGAAAATAAACCAAAAATATTATGAAGTTCTATTACTTCTCTCTCATTATGGATATTTTGAATCATGTCCTGATTTCGAGAAGTGTCTAAAAGAAAACACCAATTCGGTGAAATATCAGCAAGTACAACTAAATATTGAAAAATTCGATGTGCCTGATAATTTTGGAATCATCTATTTTGATGAATTAGACAAAATATTGAATTTTATGGAAGAGTTAAAAGGTAAAGATATAGACCTTACGAGAATGTCATCTGCTTATATCTTACTCTTACTCTCCTATATTCGTGTCAATTTGAATCGTATAGAAGATAAACCCCTCTGTTGCTATCGGTATTTCAAAACGATTTCAGAAGATATTGGACTTTCTGAGAGATATATAGGACGCATAGTTGATATTTTGGAAGAATTAAAAATTATAAAATGTCAACCTATGAAGAGAGAAAAATATATTAAAGATGGTAAAGAAAAATATTTAACTACTCCAAAGGTATTTGTTGATTATAGACATTTTATAAATGATGAGCATGGTCAAAGAATTGATAATAAATATGATCCATGTGAGGAAATCAAAAAACAAATAGAGATTTTGGAGAACAATAAGTTAAGAACATAAAGAGATACTGCCACTTACGACAATATCTCTTTACCATAAATTTGCGCAATGAGTGTTACACTAAACACTCTAATTTGCAGTGAGGCTTCTAATTCACTGGTGAATTATTGTTAAAAAAGTTACTATAAGAAATGAATACAATAGTAATTCACGTACCTACTATATCCTATTTCTTATATGATATGCCATTTTTCGTGATGGCGACACGTTCTTTTCCTGAAGTTATAAGTAGTTTCAATTCTTTATACTGTGTAAAACACTTGACACAATATTTAACAAGATTCAAAACTGCGATTATAACAGCTGGTGTAAGAATAATGATTAGCAATATCTACAATCCTCCTTTCATAATAAGACACTATTAAAATAGGAAAGATTATAGATTTCACTATTTTTAATGTGCATAATCACACCTCCGTACCTGATATAAGAATCAGTCGTGACTTTAGTTAATGAGTTACAAGTGTATATACACATCTTAATGATTATACCATATCAGTGAATTAGAACAACCCTCACATTTTAATTTTTAAATAAAACCCCTTTTGCAATAAGGGAATATATAAAAGTAACACATAAACCGTATCACACTATATATAAAGGAGCGATGATATGAACTATTTAACAAGGAGAACAAATATTTATGACAAAGGAAACAGAAAGACATGTAATGACAAGAACAATGGAACTTAAGAGAAAGAATAAGCTTGTATGCTATCCCAAGCTAGTCGAATCGGATTTCGGTGGCTGTGGAGTTAATATTGCCAGTCGTATAGCTGCGGATTTTAAGTTTGACGAGACAAAAAAGAGAGAATGTACAACTAGAGATTATAACAAAAAGCTTAGAGCTTGTGAAGAAAGACAGAATTTAAAGGAGGAAGCGGTACATGCTTAGATACGAAATTATTGCTAATGTTGGTATTAGCGTAGACTTACATAATAATTACACAGTGGTTGCTTTAGCAAAATGGAATAAAGAGAAAGAATCTTATTTAGCCACTTTCTACATTAAACAGACAGATATTGACCATTTAGATCTTATGGATGATCAGATTGAAATAGAGTTTTCTTCTGAACAGAAATCAATTAAGAGTGACTTGGTAAAGTATATTGAAATGCTTATAGAAAGAGGAATTATTCAGAGATATATAGACAGATATAAGTATGAGCTTGATTGTATTGATAGAGGAACTGCTATGTTTGAGTTAGAGAAATGTTAAGTAAATCAGATTATAGATATTTTAAAAAAGCTAAAATGGCTGCTACAATCTCGGATTATAACAAAATTCATATAGGATGTATTGCTGTTTATCAGGGAAATGTGATTGGAATTGGTTGTAATACAGTTAAGACACATCCTATTCAAAAATATTATAACAGATATAGAAATTCATGGAATAAGAATGGTATTAAACCAACTTTACATGCTGAAATCAACTGTCTTAATTGTATCCGTCATCTGGATATAAATTTCCAAAAAGTAAAATTATATATTTTTAGAACGAGACTTGACAGAGAGTTTGGTATGTGTCGTCCATGTCCAAGTTGTATGGTAGCGATTAAGGATTTAGGAATAAAACATATTTATTATACAAGTAACGATGGATATTCCTATGAGTGTATAAATTAAAAAGAGAGGTTATTTTATGTGCAACATTTGTGGTAATAATCCTTGTCTTACAAGATGTCCAAATTTTCATCAGAAATATAATTACTTATGCTGTTATTGTGGTGGGGGTATTTTAAGTGGGCAAGATTACCTGAGAAATTCAGAGGGACAATATATACATAGAGACTGTATTCCATGTACTGATTATCTTATAGATTGGTTGGGATATCGTGTCGAAACAATGGACGATGAGGATTATAAAGATGAAAATTATTGATAGACTGGGAAGATTATAATTGACAGAAATTATGAATTGATAGACGGATATTGTTCATATTTTATTTGCAAGAAATATGACATAGGCAAAGTTCCTGTGTGGTTTGAATAATTGTAAATAGAAATTTCATTTAGAAAATATATAAGTGGAGGTAAATTTATATGAATAATAATTTTGACAATGTTGAAGAAATGAAAGAATTGAATGTAGATGAACTTTCGGAATGTGAATTTGACAGCAATTTCAGATGTGAAGAATGTCCTGAATTAGAACAATGCTATTACAAAGCATCAACAAAATCATCCCATGAATTTGCCGAAAGTTTAGATTATGGTGGATATGATTCAGAAGATGAATTTTGGGAGAATTTAGATTAAGGTGGTGAATTGTTATAAAAAAGGTACAATATACATTAGTTAAAATACCAATAAGAGAATTAATTGATGGAGATTTTAATATTCAGATTAATAGAGATACAGAAATCAAAAAAGAATATCTTATCAAGCAAGGCGACTCTCCTTTATTTGATCAGATTCAAAGACTTCGTGGCGAATCATCACCTCATATAAGTGAACTCATGTTAGTTGTTGCAAAGAAAAATCCAAAACAGGAAGAATCTCTTAGAAGAATTCTAAATGATGGGTTTACATATAATGGAATTCACTATTCTCGTTTTGGTAAATCAGCTTCACAAGGTAAAGATGGAATAACTGCATTTGTATGTGATGAAATTTTTGATGAGTTATATTTGATTACTCAGATGGATATTAAAATTGATGAATGTGTTATTTCTAAATATGAAGCTCAGAGATGTTTACCATTCAGTTCATGTACTCTTATTAAAGATTATATGCCTAATATTGTGATTATCGGTGAGTATGAAAAAATATTGAAAAATCAGCTTATCAAATATGTAGTTGAAAGAGAAAAAGAATTTGTTGATGAAAGCACTGGAAAGAAAAAGAAATATAAGACTAGAGAAATTGAAGAAGGATTAAAAGATATTGGATTATCACCTTTTGACGGATGTGGTTGTCATGAAGAAAACTTTATGAATACTGTGAGTGAACAGCTTGGATTAGACTATAAAGTTATTGGAACACAGGTGCGTTTGCCATTTATTAAAGGATATTCTGTGTATGTACCATTTAAACAAATTCTCAAAGAATGGGGTTATACTACTATCACTGATATCTATGGTCATGTTCATAATGTTGATGATATAGATTGTATTTGGAATATTTCGATGTTTAAAGGACACAAAATTTTTAAGTCAACTTATGGTGAAAATGCATGGATTGAATATATGAATACTGTCAGAAAGTATGAGTTCAAACTTGGAATCAGTAAATACAGTCATCATATTAAGCATTTAAATAAATATACACGAATGAATTTTCAGTATTTACAATGTCTGGATCTTTGGAATGATAAATATGTGAAATGTTATACAGATAAAACAAAAAAGGACTACAACATATTAGATTCTAAAAATGATGGAAAAATCATTAAGCTTGCAAAATATACCACTAATATGTATGAAAGAATTATTAAAGGTGATAAATTTTATACATATAAATTTATGGGAATTACCGACACAGAAGATTATGAGCCAGAAAGTAAATATCTTGAAGCTGCATTGGTAAATGATGTTATGTTAAAAGATCCTGCTGTTAAGCAATTTATTTATAGAAAACTTAAAAAGTCTATTGATGAAGCAAAGGTTGGTAAGATTTACTGTTCAGGTTTTTATCATACAGGTGTTGGTGATATGATTGGTTATCTTCAGTATGCCGTTGGTGAAGAACCAATTGGTTGTCTTGGAGAAAGAGAATTATATACAGCAAATTTTGAACCAGGATATTGCTGTTCATTCCGTTCTCCGCTTGTTGATCCGTCAGAGGTAAATAAGATTAAGATTGTACGAAATGATATTCTTACAAAATGGTTTGATTATTTTAAAGACCAAGATGTAGTAATGTTTAATATGTATGATGTATCAGCTCCACAACAAGGCGGTGCAGATTTTGATGGGGACATTTTCTATTTAAGTAACGATCCTATTATTATTGATTCAAAAATAGACAAGCACATCATACTTGATATTGAAGATAAAGTAACTGCTCAGTCAAAACCATATACAAAAGAGAATCTTATTGAGTATGAAGTAATGACAAGAGATAATCGTATTGGTGAAATTACTAATGTTGCTACAAGTATAGAAAATAAATATACGACCAATCCAGATATTCAAAAATTGTATTCCGACTACTCTTCTCTTCTAAGAATTTTTCAGGGCAAAGAAATCGACTTCCTTAAAACGGGATTTAGATGGCATATGAATTCAGGTCTTAGAAAGCATCTCAAACAACTTCCATATTTCTTACTTCATAATTATCCAAAGAAAATGAAATCCTATATGAATATAATCAAGAAAAATAAAGATGTGTCTGATGAAGACAAAGAATATCTTAATGCATATCACTCTCCCTCTCCTATGAATGAGTTATGTGATTATATTGAAACTTGGGAAAAGAAAAATATCTTATGGGATAATAAAATTGATTTGGTTGATACTAGGTGCTTAATCATTAATAATGATTTGGATTTATCTGATAAAAAAGTTTTAAAGAAGTGCAGGAAGTTTATAAATATGTATGCTGTTGATATTAAGCAACATCTGAATCTGCATAGAGACAAGTCGGATGATGAAGACCATAAATTTAATATGGATGAAGTTGTAAACGAATATAAAGAAGAACTCCTAAATGATATTAAATTGCCTGAAAATATTATAGCAAATTATATTATCAAAGCATCCTACTCTTCTGTTTCTATTAGCAAATCTCTTGCATGGTCAGCTTATGGTGATTATATCATTGAAAATCTCAAGAATAACACGAATCCAAAAAGAAATATATCAATAAGAGAAGTCCCTTATAAGACGGACAATTCATATGAATATCTTGGAAAATACTATGAATTTGAGGTAGGTGATACATATTTACGACTGTAATGAAACATTTCTATATGAAATTATAGAAGATTACAAAGAAGCAGAGAATAATGAGGTAAAGGACGAGATATTCAACTCGTTCTGCTCCTCAATATGGGCTTCTGATAATAAAAGACGCACATATATAAAAACAATTCATTTTAAGGTCAGAAAGGATTTACTTAATACAGAACTTGGACAAATATTTGATACATGGTCTGGAATTGAATATAGATATTATAAGTCAATGACTAAAGAGGAAAATTGGTGTTCCATTATCAGGCAGAAAATCAATAATATTTATACAAGATATTTTGACAAAGAAGTAATTCTCAATAAGGAGTACATGGATTTATTAAAGAAACCAAAGTTAATGTACTTCGATTGGTTATCTGGAACAGAAATGGATGCAAATACCGTTACAGATATAATTGATGATACGATTGACAAAGCTGAAAAACTTAAACAACGTTTTAAAATGGAGAAAATGACATTATCTTGGAATGAGTATAAAAAGGTTATTGAAGGATTTTTGAGAAGATGCTTTGATAATTGCAAATTGATTGAAGAATATGAGGATAAGACTCAAATTGTCAATAATTATGATTTTATAACAGAGGATAATTTTTATGTGAAATATATAAATAGGTCGCTTGATGGAGAAATAAGAAAATATCAAAAGAGATATTATAGTCTTCCACAGACTTCCAGAAAAGGTTATTCTCGTTGTAAACGATGTGGTGGAATTATTGAAAGAAAAAACAAGCATGATTATTCTTCTATTTATTGTAACAATTGTAAAAAAATAAAAATAAAAGAACAAACCAGAGAACGAGTAAAACGACATAGAAATAAACTTGTAACGCAAGCCTAAATCCGAGTTTTCCTTGTAAAATAAGAAATTATAGCTGTTTTTATGTATGTATATATCACATATGGAAAACAATGAAATCAGCTTTTCTTAATATCCCGTCCTATAGGGACATTTCATAATATTAATAAGTTTATATTTCGTAAACTAACCTCTCTTTCTTATATCGGTGGTTATATTATTAAAAAATGGTGTAATCACTGATAGTCTTCCCATATAGTTCAATGGTAGAGCAACGGACTGTTAATCCGTAAGTTACAGGTTCGAATCCTGTTGTGGGAGTTATCCTATTTTATAGGACTGGTCGGTTTCGGATCAGAAGATGTTGAATTTTAAAATAAGCGTGGTGACACGTATAAAGTGGTTCTTATCGTATTATAAGGCTGCGACTGTATAATACAGTTTAACGGAAAACACATAAAATCTACGCCATATCTAAGGTCAGAGGTCAACTGATAATGACTATTTATGAGTTTATGTAATCAATTGCATTGCACGAGATTCTTAAACAAATTGATTTGGTGGGTGTCTTGAAATAGGCACTGTAGTAACACAGAAATGTGGGTATGATTTGTGTACTATTGGTGGGAATACCGCAAGTATAACCGCTGGTAGGATTTTGGTAATATCTCTTAAGTTGAAAAACAGGGATGGAATCAAAAAGCAAGGAGATCGCAATTCGAGCAGGATGGTGATGATTGGGCTGTACTCAAAAGGTACGGATGATCAAATGTACACCTCATCGTCCATAATAAGTACATGCTTTTGAAAGAAATCAAATTATTTTAGGTAAATAATATTTAAAAGAAAATTACAAAACAGCAAAAGTGTGTGCGACCGCAAAGAGAAAAACAACTTATTCACCTGTAATATGGTGACATATAGCACTCGCAAGGTGTTATATGAGAAAGTACAAGTACGTGCAATTCTAATAGGCTGCAACCTATGAATCTCGCAAGGAAGAATGTGCCGAAAGAAAATCTATAATACTTTGTGGTAAGAGTTTGCCGGTTATGTCAAAACTGGTGTTGTTGCTAACTACAAGTTAATCGCTTGTGTGATAAACTGTGTCCAACCACAGTAGATGTTAGTGTATTGAGTCAAATATCTCAGCTCATATTAAGTAATGATCTCATACTTCGGTATGGGATTTTTTATTTAGAGTGTGTAGCTCAGTTTGGCAGAGCACTCGACTTTTAATCGAGTTGTCGATGGGTTCAAATCCCTCCACGCTCACTCTCTTCTGCTGTATTGCAGAAAATAAATTAAAGGATGTGAATTATTATAATTAAGATTACAAAATCTGAAATGGAGTTTTTAACTTCTAATGGCGTTCCCTTCGGATATGAAGGAATTAGTCATACAATTGCAAGAGGTAGACGTACATATTATTTATGTGAATCAAGTCGTAATAAAAAATTGCATAATGATTATGAAAAATCTATTGGTACTAAGTAACCAAAATAACATGAAAGGTGGTGTACTACCATCGGGAAGAAAAAACATGAAGTAACTGTTGAAATTATAGGTGGTAATGCTGAAGGTGTTACTGGTAGTTGTACTCGAATAACAACTTCTGAACATTGCTATCTTTTTGAGTGTGGAATGATTCAAAGCAATCATACTGTTCTTGAAAATTACAGAGCCAATATGAAATATATTCAAAAAGTAAGACCACAAGAAGTCGAATTTATTATTATTGGACATCTTCACGCAGATCATATAGCCATGATTCCAACATTATATGCTCGTGGAAAATGTAATGCAAAAATAATTGTACCTAAAGGTTCAACTTCGATTCTAAAAGAAATGTGGCTTGATTCTTCATATATTAATTGCAGAGATATTGAAGTCATAAATCTTAAAAATGAAAGAAATTATGAGCCATTTTATACTGAAGATATTGTATATAAAACACTTGAATTTGTTCAAGAAATTGATTCTGATAAAATAGTAAATTTATCTGATGAACTTGCTATTAGATATACTGATGCAGGACATATTCTTCTATCCAAACAATGTGAAGTATATATAAACGGAGGTTCACATACTAGAAAAATTCTGTTTTCAAGTGATCTCGGTAATATTGCCACACAAGATACAAGAGTTTTTGTTGAAGATTTTAAACCTATATTTTCAGCAAATATTGCAATAATGGAATGCACTTACTGTAGCAAAGACAGACAATGTACGAAAGAAACATATAAAAAAGATATAGAAAAAATCAAATCTGTTATAGAACAATATTGTGTTGACAATAATGCAAGAGTTCTTATTCCGTCATTTTCACTTGACAGAACTCCATATATCTTATGGATTTTATATTCCTTATTTGGAAAAGATGAAAATTTTAAAGTACCAATTTTAATTGATAGTCCATTAGCGAATAGATTGTTAGATTGTTACTCTTCTATTCTTGAAGGTGATAAAAAAGAATTATTCGATGAAATGATGTCATGGAAGAATGTACAGAGAATTATCCAACCCGAAAATAGTAAAGCTGCAATTGCTGATAAAGGTTCAAAAGTTATTCTTAGTAGTTCAGGAATGTTGACAGCAGGGAGATCAATTAAGTGGACTCAGAGTATTTTACCAAGAGAATCTGATTGTATTTTATTTATGGGATATTCTGGCGAAGATACATTAGCATGGAAAATAAAACACGGAAAAGACAACAAAACAATTAATATTAATGGTAAACCTTTTAAGAATAAAGCACAGATTTACGATTTAAAGTCATTTTCTAGCCATATGCAACGACAAGATATGATTAATTATTACAAATCTATAAATTGTGAAAAGATTTATTTAGTTCATGGTGATTCAAATAAAATTGAGTTTAAACATGATTTAGAAGATGCAATATCTGATTGTCTTAAATCTACAAAGGTTGTTGCTGTTAATAACGGTACAAAAATCTCATTATAGAGAAATATTATGAAATTGGAGGCTAAATGCCTATGAAAGATATTAAAACAAGTATGATGCTTTATCAAGGTGAACAGTTTGAAGCTGACGACCTTGAAAACAGAAGGCTTTTTATCAATGATGTTATTGATTCGGATGTTATTGATACTATTGTATATCATATTTTACGTTATAATCGGGAAGATAAAGATATTCCAGTTGAAAGCAGAAAACCGATTTTATTGTATGTGAATACAAATGGAGGCTCAGTTCCCGATGGGTACGCATTAATTGATGCAATAATGACAAGTAAAACACCTGTCTATACAATAAATCAGGGATATTGTTATTCAATGGGATTCTTAATTTTTATTTCGGGTAAGAAACGTTTTGCTATGCCAAATTCAACTTTCCTCATGCATGATGGCTCAAGTTTTGCATGGGATTCTACTGCTAAAATGAAAGATCGTGTTGATTTCGAGGCAGGACAAGTTGAAGTGCATACAAAAAATTATATTATTGCACAGACAAAAATTGATGAGAAGCTTTATGATGAGAAATATCGTGTTGAATGGTATTTTTATCCAGAAGAAGCTAAATCAGTTGATGTTTGTGATTATATTGTTGGTAAAGATTGTACAATTGATGAAATTATTTAAGGAGGGCGCACTGCTCTCCTATTTTATTGGAGAAAAAAGGAGATTAAAAATGGCAGCTAGCAAATTAAAGTTCACAAGAACAACTACAGACAAATTAACAGTAAAGGCAGGTACACTCTCGGAGGATTGTACTACTATTACCTATACAGATGAGAATGATATGGAGCAGGAAATAAAGGTAGCTGATCTGCTTACTTCGTTTAAGAATCAGGTAATTGATTTTGCTGTTGCATTAAAAACAGATGAGGAGCTGGATGTTCCGTCTGATGAAGAGTAATAGAGAGTAGGTGAATGATTGTTTAATATTGAAAAATTCAAAGAAGAACTTTCAAAATATGGACTAACTCTTGAAACATATGACAAGATTATCACAGATATTGATTCAAAAATTGATGGTGAAAATGACTACGATTGGTCAGAAATCAAGGATAAATATGGAATTAATTGTAACTCAGATACTATTCGTAAGTCCTCTTCTACTCCATTTGGAGGTAAGATGAGAAGTGAGTATGAAAAGTATAAGGCTGGATTAAATCAGAATGTGTCTGAGAATAGTGAATTGGATGTAAAAATTCAAGAACTAAGACGAGAGAAAATAAAACTATCTGATGCTAGAGTTGAATATAATAAACTCATTAGGCAGGAAGCTCGTAAAGAATCATATGCTGATATGGTTAAAAGAATTATTTGCGAAAATGTTGAACCAATGAATATTCCCGTACATTATACGTTATTTAACAGTTCAACAGATTTACTTGCGCATTTAACAGATATTCATACTGGAATTGAGATACATAATTGGAAAAATGATTTTGATTCAGATATTTTAAAACAACGAATTGAAAAGTTTACTTCTGATATTCTTGATATACGTGGAATGCATCAATCTGAAAACTGTTATCTTGTAATTGGCGAGATTCTTAGTGGAATTATTCATAATAATCTTCGATTACAGAACAATATGGACTTAATGGAACAGTTTAAATATGTTTCAGAACTGATTTCTGCTATGCTCTCTCGCATGGCAAATCACTTTAATCATATCTATGTATATACAACTCCTGGTAATCATTCTAGGATTTCGCCTAAGAAGGAAGAAGCTTTAGATGGCGAAAATATGGACATACTCTTGCCGTTCTATTTAAAAGCAAGAATGCAGAATTTTGAGAATATTACTATTTGTAGCAACAATATTGAGCCAGAAATTGCCATGTTTAATATTCGTGGTAATAATATTTTTGCTGCTCATGGTCATAAAGATTCGCCAAGTAATGTTGTACAGAATTTTACAATGATGTTCAATATTAAGCCAGACATTGTATTGCTTGGACACAGACATACTAATGGTTTAACTACGGTTTATGACACAAAAGTAATTGAGTCTGGGTGCGTGTCGGGCAGTGATCAATTTGCATTATCAATTAGAAAGGTAAATCGCCCTGAACAAACAGTTTCTGTTATTGGTGATAATGGATTGATTTGCTTATATGACATACAACTTAATTAAATTAAATAACAATTGTAGTCCACTGTTCGGCTCAGTTTGGAGTAATTGTGGAAGCAGATATTCACAGCTACAATTAATATATTATTTTTTGGCTGACGAAGCCACTATCAGAGGGAGCGTACCTTATATGGATGCTACCCTCTTTTATATTACAAAAATATTATGGAAAATAAAGGAGAAATTTAAAATGAACAAGACAGATTTAGTAAAAGTAGTTAAAGATACAGTATCAGAGACATTAGAGGGAGTAACTGCAAAAGATACAGCGATTTTTGTAGACGCAACAATTAAAGCAATTCAGGATGCTGTTGTTGCTGGTGATAAAGTATCTATTGTAGGATTTGGTACATTTGAGACTACTGAACGTGCTGCTCGTATGGGTAGAAACCCGCAGACAGGAGAAGACATGGAGATCCCGGCTTCTAAAGCACCGAAGTTCAAAGCTGGTAAAGCATTTAAAGACGCAGTAAAGAATGCTTAATTTGATTGGTGGTGTTTAATTTGAATAGAAAAGAAAATAAATATGAAGCAATTGATATGTTAGATCTCAATGATAAGGTTGAGGATATTATTGATATTTATATTTCTCGCATTTATCACACTGATAAAACTGTTGGCATAATTGTAAATAAAGAATTCGCAGAATACATTATGGGGAATTTACTCGATTTTGATGATACAAGTGTTAAAGAGATTGATCTTGTTGATCGTTTAAATACGAATGAATATCTTGTATCTGTAGATAATGACGGATATGTAACTGTGCTTCCTATTGAAGAGTTTAAAATTATTGATAATACAGATATTTTGTATATTGATATGGATGGTGATATCGAGCAGAATATCATTGATTACTGTGTAAACGAGGATAAAGAAGTTATTCTGTTTAGTCAGGAAGATAACTGCGATGGTGATTGTGAAAACTGTAATTGTCATGATGATACTTATTTACATACTTCTGAAGACGAAGATGGAAATGCTCACGGATTTACCGCTAGTAGATCAGATGGCGACTCTTATATGAGTTATTCTTACTACTCTAGCGATGAGTTAAGTCATGAAGATATTCAGAAGATGTTAAAGGCTTTTGGATTTTAGATTATAACATATGTTATAGAAGAATCAGTGTGTAAGTGTTTAAGAGACAAATTTGCTGATTCCAAATAACATTTGAACTTGGAGTGTGTGGTGTATGCTACACACTCTTTTTGTATGACTTTATAGCTTAATGGTTAAAGCATCCAAGGTAAAACCGCAGACACCAGTGTGAAAGCCACTGACGGAATGGATATAGGTTCGAATCCTATTAAAGTCAATTTTCTGTGTTTCTGTGAATGAAAACAGAGAATAAATATATGTACTCATGATTGGTGTCATAGCTGATTGTGGGATTTTGGAATGGGACTGTCAGAAGTCATGAGCTGACAGAGTAGAGTCACCTACCTCTCTCCCATTCTATTTTTATGTATTGGAGTAGGTGAGAAAGTAGGAAAATTATGTCAGCAATTATAATGTTAAAGGTTGGAAATAAAGAAGTCCAATCTACTAAAGTAACTTATGAAGATTTAATTATTTTGTACAAGCAATTTATTGATACTTATGGTGAAGTACCAGTATATTCAAAATGTGATTCAAAACATAATATGCCACAAGGTAGAATTATAACTCGTGTATTAAAAGAAAACAATATTACTTATAATGATTTCATGCTACAGTTTGGTAAAGTGTCTCATGTAAGAACAGAAAGTAAAGATTATGATTTATATGTCAAAAGATTTAAAGAAGTAAGTGATAATATTGGTCATGCTTTATGTGGAAATGAGTTAATGAATAATAAATATGGTTTACCAAATCCAATTTGGTTTGTAAAATATTGTCCAGATAAAAATGTAAAAACATATGATGATTTTGTACGTTGGTGTGGTTATGAAAGTAATAAGCTCAAAAAAGAAAAAGAAGATATTGCGAATACACTTATAAATCTTGAAAAAGAATTAGGTAGACCAATTTTACGAGAGGATATTTCACTTGAGAAAACTGGGTTTTCGATGATTGTATTAGTAAGAATGTTTGGTGGTCTTAATAAAGCTAAAGAAGAGATTGGTCTTATGTCTACACCAACAGATAAACCTCTTTATCCATTTGAATATTATAGGAATACTATTACAGAAGCTTTAAATAATTTATATGAGAAAACTGGTAGAAAATTTCTTACATGGCAAGATTTAGAAAGTGGTTTATATCATAAAAATAATATTGAACATAAATCAATAACAAAAGCATTTAAGCGTGAAGGTTTAGATATATTTGCTTATATTAAAAGTCTTGGATTTGAAATGAATCCAAATAATTTTAGTTTTAAATACACGTTTGATGATGGTGAACGTGCTGTATCAACTATGGAATTTGATTTTTCTACATATATACGTTCTCTTGGATATGAATATAACAAATCATATTTTAGAGACGTAATGTATAAGACCTTTACAAATAGTGATAAGAAACGAAAAACAAATTGTGATTATTGTATGCTTTTGCCTAATGGTAAAAAGTTATATGTTGAAATTGCAGGTGTTATACCTAATGATACAGCAGATTGGAGACATTATGAATACAAGTACAGACATCATCAAGAGTATCAACAGAAAATGTTATACAAAGAAAAAATACTTATAGAGAACAAATGTAATTATCTATTTCTATTTTTATCTGAAATGAAAAATGGAAGTTATAAAGAAATATTGCAAAATAAAATAAATGAGATTTTACAAGAAGTAGCTTAGTTACCACTATCCTACTTCTTTTTATTATGTGAAAGGAAGTGATTTAGTGGCACATGTAACAAGGGTAAAATATTTTACCAAGGATAAGGAGAAATTCATAAATCCTGATAACTTGAAGAAATATAAAAAATATCTCCAATCAAATATTATAAAAAATCAGGATGTTAAAGATACAACATATAAAAGATATGAAGGATTGTTTCGTCATTTTCTTATGTGGTTAGGCGAAAACTATGGTGATTTAGATTTATATTCAGATGAGTTTATGGAGAATGCCGTTGATATTATGGAGAATTATATTATGTTCTGCCAGGAAATACTTCTGAATCATAAAAAGATTATTAACATGAAAATTTCTGCTGTTAGTTCATTCTATATCTGGTCTATGAAACGTGGTTTTGTTAAATACCACCCTTTTGATGGAAAGCTTGATAGAATGAAGAAAGCAAATGAAGAACATATTTTGAATTCTTATTTCCTTACGGAAGAACAAGTTCAGACAATCCGTAGAGAATTATCTGAAAATGATAAGTATTCAATTCAGGATCAAATTTTATTTGAGGTAAGTTTTGACTCAGCAAATAGAATTGGTGCGTTGTTAAGGTTACAACTATCTAAACTTGATTTAGAGAATAACATGTTCGTAGATATAAGGGAGAAGGAAGGATACCGTACACAGGTGGTTTTCGGGGATGTTGCAAAAGAACTTATTCAAGAATGGCTTGAAATGCGAAAGAATGATTATGATCACTTGGAATGTGATTCATTGTTAATTACAAAATACAATGGAGAATATAAACCTATGGGTGACAGTGCAATCAGAGATAGAATGAAGAAATATGGCGAAATTATTGGGATTTCTGACTATAGACCTCATTGCCAGCGTAAGACTAGGCTAAATCTTGTATATGAGGAAACTGGTGATCTAGCATTAGCAGCCGAGCTTGCCAATCATCGATCCACTGAAACAACTAGAGAATTTTACTGCCGCAAGCAGACCAAAGCAGAGGTTATGAATAAAATCAATGCTCTAAGAAGCAAAAATTCTAATGTTGCTGACGAAGAGAATAAATAATCCTTCCGAAACCACTCAGATATATGTTATCCGTGAAGATACTGAGGATGCCGATGAAGCCTTCGTCTAACACTTCTTCTTATTCCAACACTTCTTCACATAACAACCAAATTTAATAATTTTAACCCCTAGAATACCTATCCCTTTAATTATAATCTTAATAAGAAAAATAACTAAGAATACCTCTCCGCATACAAATGCATATTTATAAACAGCACCTTTATTATTAAATAAAGCTGTAATCATAAATGACATATAAATAACCAAACCATCTACGCCACAGAAGAATATAAACTTATCATCTTTAGATGAATACATAACACTCTGTATAAAATTAGGTTCAAGATATCCTAATTTTCTGCGTAAATATGAGTTTCTATCATATATGTTATTTTTGAAATTATTGTAGTTATATTTATTATGATTGTCTTTTAATATTATATATGTTTTATGAGTAGATCTGTCAATATATTTGATATTATAATCATTCATATAAGTTGATATATGATTTATAACATCATCTATAGTATTTTCGTTATATTCCTTATTATTGTTTATAATTTTATACAGAGGATAATAAATTCGATTATATGCAATTTTCATATTATCTAATGGAACATTCTTATTATAATTATATTTGGTCACAATAAAGGTAAATATACCTGTTATAAATGCAGGAAGAATTATTTTTAAAATTTCTATAAATGATTCCATATACAAAACCTCCGTTGTTTCTAAGCAATATTTTTCTTGCACTCCATCTTCGTATGTGTTACAATACAATCCAAGAAAAGATAATAAAAAGTGCTACCCGTATAGCAAGCGGTTAGCCCAAGTTGACTATATATCTAAGATTAGAAAATAACCGTACTTTGGCGAGGGCGGTTATTTTCTTTTGTTATTGAACGCAAACGTAAGAATAGTAAAGATTACTATTGTATAAGTAAATAAATTAGCATATGTAACCATTACTGTTGCCCTCCTTTCGTATTAATTTCCTCGAAAGGATATCTATGAATGAACGTGAGTTCAGTCTCACGAGAGAAGGACTAACCGCCTACCACTTTAGGTAGCACCTTAAGATTTACTATACCATATCTGACATTTTCTGTCAAAATATCCAAAAATAAGAGAATAATAAATATAATATATAAAACAAACAGTGAGTATCGGCTATTGCAGTTATCCGATTAATAAATTGCTGAACTTTAAAGTGTTGCTTAGTATGGGCACAAGACAAACAATAATACTATCGCCACTACTCATGGCGGTTTGAGCCGAAAATACACGGTCAGAATATGTATTGAATCAATGTAAAACATTGCAGGTGAGGTATCCTGTTACAGCTTAGTGCACAAGCAAGAGTTATGTGGTGCTTTATAATCCATTGGTGTTTCTCTACCAGCAAAAACCTACCAAACAGAGAAAATAAAAGTATCTTAAAAAGAAATTCTTTTGTATGGGTTGAGTACGACTCAATCCTAGTTTTCTTAATTCTATCAACATCTAGGATTATTGGTGGCTCTCAGCCTTAGAATTGAAAAGATGTACGTACTTATTTACGTTAATGAGAACCTTAAATTTAAGTTTGTACTACAGTGTCTTTCGAGCCTGTGGTCTAAATATTGAAAACCAATGTCTATTAGGCTTTTATACGAAGTGGAATTATCGCTAGTTTCTTTTCCGAATTTTTGAGATAGACAAATAGCGAATGGCTGCTGGGCGGTCTGACATTTGGAAAGACAAATAAAATAATGGAGTGCCACTATATAAGCGCAATATATTTTGGGTGACACAGGTAGTAATCTCCTTCTCGTGCGTTGGTTAGCGAGTAAATATGATTCTTTGTAGAAAGCATGGATACCTTGTGTGTCTTAGGGTACTTAGTTTGTACCTGAATAATAACTGGATGTATACAGTCCAATATCAGCTAGTTAGTGCTTTATGCTGATTATACTTGGCTCTATAGTATAAAGGTAATTATATCCGACTGTCTATCGGAAGATTTGGGTTCGATTCCCAATAGAGTCGCTGTGTTAGTAGCTTAGTAGGTTAAAGCGTCAGATTGTGGTTCTGAATATCGTGGGTTCAAATCCCACCTAACACCTAATGATTAAAAGGAAAACAAAAAATAAAAGAAAGGAGTATGTATAATGGCAAGTAGATTATCTATTGAAAATGATAGATTAAAAGTAGGTCAAGTAAAACGAGTAACATCGAATAATGGAAATAAAATTGATTCTATTACTCTTCTGCTTAATGAATCTGTGGAAGTTTTATTTGCACCAAATGGAAATACATTGGAATTTACGGTATCAAATCCGAATATTGATATGAGCAATTTGGACTGCACTATTGATAAAGATACTTTAAGAGATTTAGTAATCAGTTTCAAAGACGCATACAACCAAATAATTACAAACGAAAGCGAGGGTACAAATTCATGAAATTAGATCAGAAATTTAATGTAGAAAATGATATTGCAAGTGTAGACATTATGGTTACAAGTCTTGGCACTGCTGATTTGACAAGTGAGCAGGAAAAAGAATTACTTGCAAATTACAATAAGTATATCGAGTATAGTAAAATTCAGTTCAAAGGAAATATCAAACTTAATAATGGTGTTCCAGAAGTAACAACAGATCCAAAAGACGATTCTACTATTGTTGAATTGGAAATTACGGATGTAACAAATGAGAGAAAACTTATCAATGAAGATTTAGCATTTCATTTTGAAAGAGATGTAACAAAATATCCTGATACAGTATTAAACACTGTTCTTGATAAGAAGGAATTATATGCACAGGCTCAGTGTGTATTATTTGCTACGAAAGTTAAGGAAGCTGTTACTGAGAAATTGGCAGAAATTCGTGCATTAAATAATACTTTTGAAGGAACTACAGAATATACTCTGTAAAAAATAATGGGTGGTACTCTTCCACCCTAAATATGCTCGGTTAGTCAAGTGGTCAAAGACCTCCGACTTTCTATCGGATAACATGGGTTCGAATCCCATACCGAGTATTATGCGGTAAGCCTGATGTCGAAGGATTTTGCTGTGGTGCACATACGGTTCTATCCCTGGTAGTTCATCACTACCCTACCGCCCTATACAGTTATAATCAGTTTGGTGACTGATTAGTAAATATTGGAAGAAAGAGCCGTTTCATGTGTTGAGATGGCTCTTTTGTTATATACGTCTTTAGTTTAATTGGTTAAAATATCAGACTCCAAATCTGAGAGATGTGGGTTCGACTCCTACAGGGCGTGTTTTTAAAGTGTGTAAATTGCACTTTCATAGTGTTTTATAAGTTGAATTTTTATGAGAAGTGGTATTGCTACTGCTTCTCTTTTTTTATATTGAAATAAAAGGAAAGAAGGTGAAACAATGGCTAAAGTTTTAGAGCCAATTTCTGATGCTGAATTGAAGAAAATTACAGTTGTGAATTTGCGTAATGAGTATAAAAAACTTGCAAATTTCTATCAGCGCATTATGAACAATGAGCTAATATATTGTAGCCATTGTGGACAATGGAAAAGTGTAGCGACATTCTATTCTTCTAAGGCAAATCCTGATGGTATTGAACATTATGCTTGTAAGGAATGTATATTAAATGAATGTACTGATTACGACAAAAAAAATAATATACGAACTGACAATCGTGAGAAAACCATAGAAACATTTAGAAGACTTAATTGGTATTTTGATGAAAATGTTTACAATGAACAGTTACAAAAACTCTCTGAACAAACAGGAGAAAAAATAAGAAGCACTGCTGTTCAACAGTGGATAGTGATTTGTAGAAGCCTAAATGATTATAGTCAAAAAACTTATAAAGATTCGGTATTCTCGATAGATGATGAATCAATGCCTGAAACAAATACGAAAATTGTTCAAAAAACTCTCAAATCTGCAAAAAAGCGATTTGGAAATAATTATAACAATGAAGAACTTATGTATCTTGAGACGGAATACCAAGATTGGACGACACGTTACCCTTGTGAAAATAAATCTCAGGAACTTTTATTTAAACGAGTATGTTGTAAGGAACTTGAAATAGATAACGCTCAGAAAAATGGGAAAGATACAAAAGATTTAGATGCTACTTTACAGAATTTATTAGGAAGTTTAAATATTAAGCCTAATCAGAAAACTGCATCTGAATTAACTGATAATCTTACATTTGGGCAACTTATTGATAAATGGGAAGATGAATGGGACGGTGGAAAACCGATTCCTGAACCAGAAGGTGAATTCAAAGATCCTGATAAAATTGGACTCTTAATTGATGTTTTCTTTAAGGGACATTTATCTAAAATGATGGGATTGAAAAATGCTTTTTCATCTACATATGAAAAATTCATTTCAAAATATACAGTTAAGAAACCTGAGTACGATGAGGATACTGATTCGGAAGCGTTATTTGATAAGATATTTGGTCAAAAAGCTGAAGAGGAGGTATAGTTTATGCCTCAATTAAAAACTCAGACGGAAATAGAGAAAGACAAGCAGCAAAAGATAATGGAGACGATTGCATGGAAGGCTGGATATTATCGTGCCAATCCACATAGGTATGTATCTGAGGTCTTGGGACTATCTCTTAAGTGGTTTCAGCAAATTCTCTTGTGGTGCATGATGCACTATAACTTTGTTATGTATCTCGCAGCAAGAGGTCAAGGAAAAACCTATCTTACTGCTCTCTTCTGTTGTGTAAGGTGTATTTTATTTCCTGGTACAAAAATAGTTGTTAGTTCTGGCACTCTAAAACAGGCTAACGAAGTCTTGTTGAAAATACAAGATGATTTCATGAAACAATCTTCCATATTACGTTCTGAAATAGAAAAATGTAATATTGGTCAAAATGACGCTTCTATTTATTTCAAAAATGGTTCATGGATAAAAACAAGAACCAGTTCAGAAAATTCAAGATCAGCCAGAGCGAATTGCATAGTCGTGGATGAATTTCGTATGGTCGATGAAACAGTTATTAATACTGTATTGCGTAAATTCTTAACAAGTCCAAGACAGCCAAAATATTTACAAAAACCTGAATATGCTCATATGCAGGAAAGAAACAAAGAAATATATATGTCCAGTGCATATTTTAAAAGCTCATGGGCTTATAGAAAAGCACAAAGTTACACTCTTAATTTCTTTGATGACACAAAAAAATATTTCATATGTGGATTACCTTATCAGGTATCGGTACGTGAAGGATTACTCTCTCGTTCTCAGCTTGAAGATGAAATGAGTGAAGCTGATTACAATGAACTTGTTCAGCAGATGGAAATGGAATGCCTGTGGTTTGGTGATACAGATGGTAGTTTATTTAAATTTGATGAATTAACTGCTCGTAGAAGACTTCGCAAAGCATTTCCACCATTGAGTTTCTGCAATGACAAAATAACAATTCCAAAATTAACAGCTACTAGCAAAAGAATACTATCTATTGATGTTGCTCTTATGCAATCTACGAAAAAGAAAAAGAATGACGCTTCTGCTATTTTTATCAATGACTTAATTCAAGTAAATGATACTGCTTATCAATCAAATTTCGTATATGGCGAAACTTTTGAAGGTTTGAAAACAGACGAACTAGGAATGATTGTTATGAAATACTTTTATGAGTATCAATGTACAGATTTAGTTTTAGATACAAATGGAATCGGCTTGGGGGTATATGATTTTATTACCAAGGATCAAATTTGTCAAGAAAACGGTAAAAGATATCAGGCAATGACTTGCATAAATGATAAAGATATGGCTGAACGATGCAAAGTTCGTGATGCTAATAAAGTTGTTTGGTCTGTAAAAGCTAATGCTAATTTTAATAATGAGATATGTGTATTGCTTAGAAATGGTATACAGAATGGAAAAATTAATTTTCTTATTCCTGAACAGGATGCAGATAGTTCATTAAAAGAAACATATAAGGGATATTTCAAAATGTCTCCAACAGAGCAAGCAAAATTGAAAATGTCTTATATACAAACAACGTTTGCCGTTTACGAATTAGTTAAATTAGATCACGAAGTAAAAAATGGTAACATTAAAGTTAAAGAAGTTGAAGGTATGAGAAAGGATAGATATTCTTCTATTGCTTATTCTTACTGGTGTGCGTGTCAATTGGAATTAAAATTGAAACCTAAGACACAAAGCACGCAATCATTAATCAATAAACTCCCTATTCGTCAACCATCACATTCATCATCGTTCTCAAAACGATTCTAATAAATCAAATAAACTCACATAAAAATAAAAAATCTCAAAGAAAAGGAGGTGTTTACTACATAAATGGCACGACCAAAAAAAGAGATGTCAGAAACATCTCCTAAAACAACTACTACCAAGCGACAACCTACGGCTGCTGAACGAAAGCAGTACATGGAAAATCTTGAAGCACAGAAACAAAAATTTGCTGAAAGCAAACAGGCATTTAAACAAGTTCGTGATGTAACTAAGACAGTTCGACAGACAACTATTAGTTCTTATAGTAAAGATGATGTCATCAGATACTTACAGAATATAGACAGTTATGAATCTGAATTACGTGGATTATCACGTTATCTCTTCTATCGTTCTCAGGTTTATTTCAGATTGATTATGTATAACGCTACAATGTTTGATTTGAATTCAAGATATGTTGTTCCTACATATAATCCCATTGAAGATAATGATAAAGAAGCAATCCTAAAAGATTATTATGAAACATTACAGGTCTTAGACAGGATGGATTTACAAAACAGTTTACTTCCTATGTTAATTAACAACTTCATCGAAGATGTTTATTATGGCTGTTGCTGGATAGACGAGACAGGTATTTTCATATTAAAAATACCACCTGAATATTGTAGGATTTCAGGAAAATATTTCACAGGTGATTTTTCATTCAGTGTGGATATGAGTAATTATAAAAAGTTTGAAGATGTTCTTGAATTCCTTGGAGAACCATTAAGTTCTATGTATAAGGCTTATGGTGGAGATAGTAAAAATAAATGGCAACCTATGCCAGATGAATATGCTTTGTGTACAAAGTCAAGAATGGAGTCTTGGGAAACAATTGTACCAATTTACAGTGGACTATTCATTGATTTAATTGGGTTGCTCAATTTGGCTGATGTACAAGCTGTGGCTGACGAACAACAAATTTATAAATTGATTACGGCTACTATTCCAACATTATCAGGTGCAACAGATCCCGATGCATGGTCGGTTAATATTGACTTGGCTGTAGATTATTATAACAAGATGGTTGAAAGTTTACCTGATTATGTAGGTGCTGCAATTACCCCTATCCCACTTGACACTATTTCATTCTCTGATGATCAATCTACTGATACAACAAAAGTTCAAAAGGCTACAAAGGAAGTTTTAAATACTTCTGGTGGAGCACAGATTTTGAACTCTTCTACTATTAGTGGAGCCGAGGCATTCCGTTCAGCAACTCGTGCTGATACAGAATTTGCAATTTCAGCGTTACTTGGTCAGATTCAAGGTTGGACAAATCGTATGCTTGGTTATCAAGTTTCTAATCCTGCTAAAGTGAAATTCTTTGAAGTATCAGCATATACCAAAGACGCTTTTAAGGAATCATTACAGAAAGATTTACAGTATGATGCAACAAAAATTCTTGCGATCAACGCACTTAATGGTATTAGCGAATTAGATACATTATCACTTGCATTTTTAGGTAATGACATTCTTGATTTACCAAACAGATTTAAGGTTCTTACTTCTGCTAATACAGTTTCAAATAGCTCTGATGGAACAAAACCAGAGGTTTCTGATACACAGATTTCAGATGAAGGAAGTGAAACTCGTGACCAGAATAAGAATGATAATTAGGAGATAAAAGGATGAAACAGAATTTTATAAAAACTACAGATACTTCTACTGCTGAGAAATTATCTTCTCTTGGTTTTCAGAAGATTGATGTTACTAATGGTATTTATACCTTTTTGAATTCTGGAAAAATTCAGTTTTCAAATGATGATATAGATAAAAGAAAAATTCAGTATAGTAATATGCTGAGTATTTAGCACTCTCCTATCTGAGTGCTTATTAATAATTCAGAAAGGAGGAAATAATGCAAAAGAAATATTTTACAATTGAAGATTTAATTAGTTTCTGTAAGCATAAGAAAATGTATAATTTTTCTTCAAAGGAATCTGGTAAACCACTTTATGTACAAGCAATTCAAGATTTTTCTTCTACTGATATAGAAAAAGCAGAAGATAATAAATTATATGCTAAAGTGCGTGTTTGCCATACATTACTTAATCGTAATGGTAGTTACATATCTGAAGATTCTATGAAGGCTGCAATGCCAAGTCTAAAATATTCTCCACTGCTTGCAAACATTCATCAATTAGATGACGGTTCTTGGGATTTCCATTCTCACGATTATCATATAGAAACAGACGAAAACGGTAATGAAATAACTGTATATGATGAAAAACAGGTTGGTACTTTTACATCAGATGAACCTTATCTCGAATATGACAAAGATATGGATAAAACATATGTCGTTGCTCGTGTAGCAATTCCAGAATCATATACTCGTTGCGCAGACATCATTCGTGAAAAAAATGGAACAAAGGTGAGCTGTGAGCTGATTGTATACGAGTGTTCATACAATGCAAAAGAAAAATATCTACAATTAGATGATTTTGAATTTGCAGGATGCACTTGCTTGGGGGCTGAGAAAGATGGAACACCTATTGGTGAGGGGATGCTTGGAAGCAAAATTACGCTCGAAGATTTCAGTGAAGAAAATAACAGTCTAATTAAATTTAACGAAAAAATGGTTGAATTACAAGCACGACTTGAAAAATTAGAGACTGCTTGTTTTGACAATAAAAATAATTCTAAGGAAGGAGGAAACAACGTCAATATGAATAAATTTGAAGAGTTATGTCAGAAGTATGGAAAGACAGTTGATGATATTACATTCGATTATGAAAATATGTCAGACGAAGAATTAGTTGAAGCATTTGCAAAAGCATTTGATGATACTGATACTACTGATGGCACTACAGATAATACTTCAACGGAAGATACTCCTTCTACAGACGAGGGTGTAGAACCAACTAATGATGAATCAACTGAATCTACTAAAGATGATAGCAAGGAGGATTCAACTACAGATGAATCAACTACTACTCCATCAGATGATGATGAAGTCAAGAAAAAAGTAGATAATTCTGTATCTAATAATACTGTCGAATATTCATTTGTGAAAGATGGAGAAATTAAAAAGTTTGCTGTATCTTTACAGGATAAAATCTATGCTATTCAGGATTTAGTAAACGCTACATATGCAGAGGCAGATAATACATATTATGGTGTCACCGTTTATGATGATTATGTAATCATGTGTGATTGGTGGTCAGGAAGATATTATAAGCAGACTTATGATTCTAAGGAAGACAACTATTCTCTTACTGGTGATAGAGTTGAAGTATATGTTGAGTTTGTTACTGCTGATGAGCAGAAAGAACTTGATGATATGCGTTCAAATTATGCTGAATTAAAAGCATTTAAGGAAACTGTAGAGAAGAATGAGCTTCATGAAAAGCGTGAAAAAATTCTTGCAGACGAGAGATACGAATCTATTTCTACAAAAGATAAAGAAGGAAATTTTGTGAATAAAGATTTTGCTGAACTTTATAAGAATATGGATAACTATTCTCTTGCTGAACTTGAAACACAGGTTAAGGTAATCCATTCTGATTTTATTGCAGAACATTCAACTTTTTCTGCATCGACAGAGGAGAAGAAATCAACTTCTAAGAAACAGTTCGCTAACCCATCTAAAGTTGTTAAATCAAGTAGATATGGAAAATTGTTTCAGAACAAATAAATAGAAAATTAAATAATCACTTTTTTGTTAGGTCGCTTTTATAAAGCGGTCTTTTTTATTTTATCAAATTTAAGGAGGAAAAAATAATGGCTTTACGTTATTCAATTGAACAGCATCATGTTTGCTTCCCTACTAAAGTCCTTTCTGAGCGTGTAGGTAGAACATTAAACATGGTAATTAAGACAGACACAGACAATGGTACTGTATGCGGAAAAGGTAAATATGTATCTTTTGATCAGTATGAGGTCGCTGATGCACCTACTACTTTTGAGGGGGAAATTCTTGAGCAGGCTGCTGATGGAAACTGGTATGTAGAAGTTAAGAAGATTGATCCTAATGCACCAGCAATTTTAATTTATGAAGTTCCTACTATTGCAGAAAATTATAATTCTAAGTTTACAGCTACTTCTAATTTCTTCAACGAAGCAAGTGCAAGTAGAACAAAGACTGTTAGAGGTTTTGTTCTCGGTGTAACAGATGTATATGAACTTAGTGCAGATGCATTTGATGGTACACCAGTAGCAGGTAAAAAGGTAACAATCGAAGCTGGTAGCCAGAAACACAAGGTCGCTATTGCGTAAGAAGGGAGGATAAAATATAATGAGTAGAATGAATTTTAGCACACATGTAATGAATGTGTTTAATGATATGAATACATCTTATGATGAAATTAAGAACCTTATGTTTGATTTATATAAGGGAGAACTCGATGAGGGTATTTCTAAGAAGGATGCAGAGGATAAACTTCGTGAAATGTCTCTCAAAATCTTTGGTTTAACAAAGGATGCCAAGAAGAGAGAACGTATTCGTGCGTATGAAGAATTCGGTAGACAGTTCTTCAATGTTATCGAAGAGGTAACAGACTGGACAGTATCTACAGGTCTTAAAGAGAATGAGTGGTTTAATGAGCTTGTAAACTATAGAAATCTTAACGATGGTGATGAGAACTTATTCAAGAATGAGCATGAGGAAGTAATTCTTTCTGTAGCAAGAATGGGTAAGAGACACCACGATACAATGCTCCAGAGATTACCAGAAGGTGAGACATATTCTGTTGAAACTGATCTTTATGGTGCCGCTGTTGGTGCTGATATTGATAAGTACTTAATTGGACAGGAAGATTGGACAAAACTTATTGATGCTATTACAAAGGCATTTGTTGTTATGGTTCAGGATCTTATCTTCGCAGAAGTTCTTAATGCTCCTAAAAAGCTTCCTGTGCAGACAGGCTTCGTTGAAACTGGTGCTTTAAATACACAGAACAGAGGTAAGTTCAATAAGATACTTCAGAATGTATCTGTTGCAAATGACAATGCAGAAGTTGTAATTATGGGTACTATGGTAGGTCTTCAGGAACTTGAAAACCTTGTAAATGTAAACTGGATTGCCGCTTCTCAGAAGGAAGCCGTTGCATCTATGGGTAGACTTGGTAACTATGGTCGCTATCGTCTTGTTGAGATTCCTCAGAGATTCGCAAGAAATGATGTAACAAAGACTATGTATGATGATAATACACTTTGGATTTTCGCTTCTGGTGATAACAAGATGGTTGATATGGTCGATGTTGGTGAGACAATCATTGATGAAATTACCGACAGAGGTGAAGCTAATAGCAACATCGCAGACCTTATGAAATACGAAGTACAGAGAGAGCTTGGTGTTGCTACTCGTCTTGGTCGTTACTTTGGTCAGTGGAAGATTTCTCAGGACTAATATAATACAACACTTATATAGGAGGGTATGAAAATACTCTCCTATTTTATATGGAAAGAAAGGAAACAAATATGGCTTATACAAAGAAAACTGTTACTAAGACAGAAGAAACAGTTGAAACAAAAGCAACTGAAAAGCCAAAGAAAACTTTTACTGATTCTGACTTTATTTTATGTCGTTCAGTATGTTTTGGCGGTTTAAATATTACATGTCCATCTGGTAATACATATGAATTTAAGGATTATGGAAAGACTTGCGAAATTAACTACAGAGATTTAGTTACTTTGATTCGTAAGGGTTCTGACCATATTTTCTTGCCTAGATTCATTATTGAAGATGATGATTTGTTAGCTGATTTCCCTTCAGTTACAAAAGTATATGACAATATGTATACATCAGAGGATTTATTAGAAATTTTAGATTTACCTAATAGCAGAATGAGAACGGAAATTGAAAAACTTCCTATCGGTGCAAAGGATGTACTTTGTCAGATGGTTGCAGGTGAAATCGCAAATGGACATCTTGATAGTATTTCAAAGGTAAGAACCTTAAGTGAAATTTTTGATTCTGATTTTGATTTGATTAGTAAGTTATTCGTTAAGTAAAGGAGGCTCACAATGACGCTTCCATATGAAACAATTTTTTCACGAACAAGAGGACGAATTTCAGATCCGAAAGAACTCTCTCTTGACGAAAACGATTTGCTTGAAATATATACAGAACGATTAAACAATGTAATTGCTAATCCAAGAGTGCGCAGACTATTCTCTTCTCTCACGCTCGATGATGAAATTCAACAGTTGGATTTTGCGCTGAATAATTCAGTAGATGAAACGGCTGATATGAATTTTGTCGTAGGAATTCTTGTACTTGGAATGACGATTGAGTGGTTACAGCCACAGGTTGATTCAATTATGCACACATCAGTAATGATAGGTGGTAAGGAAGAAAAGAAGCTACTTGACAATCATAAAAATATGATTGACCGTCTGGATTCCATGAAAACCGAATTGAATAAACGTATTCGTGATTACGGATATATGTATAATTCCTATATCAATACGGAGTCCTAATATGCAATATATATATGGCGACTTCACAGACAAGCAAATCAATGAAGCAGTTCGTGCAATGCATGGCGACATTCACAAGCTACTGCTCTATAAAGACAAAACAATTGAAGAGAAAATATTTGAAGATGATGAAGCATTTCTCGTCTTCTTTGAAAACGTTATGTTTAAATTAGGTGGTACAAAAACCTTATTTAACGATAACGGACTTATGGTAACTCTTATGGCAACCTTACAAGGTGCTATGGATAATTTCAAGAGTGACCATTTCAGTTACAAAAAATTCCGTAGGGCAATCTTAGATTCTCACGGATATATTAAGCAGATGTTTGAGGAGGTGGGTTGCGATGCCGAGTCTACAAACAGCACGGCGAATCGCTAACGCCAAAACAAATAATGCGAAAACTTTAGGTCAGATTTATAAAGAAGAATCTGATTTTTTGATGGAAGAAACTTGGGATAACAGTATTACTTCCAAGACTTGTTATATCTACGATTATTTTCATGATGACTTCTTCACAGATGAACATGGAATTACACGTTCACTTGCTGAAGGTATGACTTATGGAAATACCAATAAGACAAAAATAGATGCAAAGTTTATTATCAAATCTTATCAATCAATGGATAAAGACCAAGTGGAATACTATCTTATGTTTCGTCCAAGTCAGCCTGTAAGATTTAATGAAGGTGATGACCTTTATTATTATGAGACTGATTTTAGGAAACGCTATGGGGCAACATTTCCGATAGGACTTTTCGTGGACGTTCCAGATGATAGAGGAATTTATCATAAGTGGATTGTCTGTCGTGATGAACCTGCAAATCAGTTTCCAAAGTATCTGATTTTACCAGTAAATTACGAACTTACATGGATTGAAAAATCTAATGATAAGCGCATAAAGAGACGTATGTGGTGTTGTTTAAGACAACAGAATTCCTACACTATAGGCACTTACACCGACCGATATTTTACACATACTGATAATCAGGATAAGATATGGTTGCCAATGAACTCTATTACAGAGAAGTTTTGGTACACTTCTGAAGATTCTAAAAATATGCGTGTTGTAGTAAGTGCTTTAACAGAACATCCTACAGTATGGACAGTGACCAAGGTTGAAAATTCAATGCCATTTGGTATTCAAAAACTTACTATATATACGGCATTTTGGAACGAGCATACTGATTATGTCAATCTTAAAACAGGCGAAATGTATGCGAACTATTTCGATTCAGAAATCGCTCCAATAGATCCATCTACTTCAACTACTCCCCCATCTTCCATTACAGCAAGAATCTCAGCATCCACGTCAACTATCAAAGTTGGTGGCTCTTATAAAAATCTTACAGTAAATCTATTCAACGATTCCAACGAAGATATCACAACTGAATATGTTAATTCGACCTTTACATGGACTTGTTCTATTGACGATGAAGATTGGACTGATAAAGTAACATGGCGAGCTGGTACAGAGTACAACCAAAAGAAAGTAAAGTTTCCTAATGACGCTTCTACTATCGGCAAAATACTGTCGATTAAGTGTGAAATTGTTAAGGATGACTTGACAATTGAATCTGAAATTTTGTCGTTAGAATTAACTGAATAGGAGGTGTTTTATGGCAGAAAAATTAGTTACAAAGAATGATTTGTTAAATAAACTTCGTGCATATAAGACTACTCCTGATGATGAAAATATTCAGTATAAAAAGAAAATAGAGAAAGCACTTATGCTTAATCCATGTCTTTTATATGCACTCAATGAAAAATCATTAGAATCAGAACTTTTTGATGATGATGGTAATATCAATTGGGAATGGAACGAAGAAACAAAGGAATACGAACCTCTTGGGGAATGGGATAGATATTTTGGTGGAACATCTAATATTCGTCCTTATTTATTTATTCCTGATACTCAGACTGAGGTAAAACATTATATCTGTTACCAAGTATCTTTTGATGAAATGCCTCGCTATCAGGATACATTAAAGTATACGAATGTTACATTTACTATTTTTGTTCATGGTAATGACAGAAATGATAAATTAACAGGTATTCCAAGGCATGATCTTATTGCTTCTATTATAAGAGAGCGATTTAATTGGTCTAATATATTTGGAATGCAAACACATCTTATCTCATCAAAGGAATCTACGACAGATAATAATTATATTGTTCGTACTCTTATATTTCAAGTAGTTGATACCAACGGAATTCATAATACAACAGATGGTAAGCCATCTGTTATGAATTATGGTGTAAGGCGGTGATATTATAAAATCCAATATATTAGATGAATTACAAACCGCTACCATTCAGGAAGATCAACAAGAACAACTTATTAAAGATAAAGATAAAATATATTTTGATAAATTAAAATTGTTTTTTGGCATGGATTACGAGGTTCATGGCATTACAATTTCTCAACCAAGTATAGGTGATATTCTTGAAATTGGCGAAGATAAATTTTACTCTTCTATTTCACCTTTTATTAATAATTCAACTTCTATTCGACTTATGCTATGGAACATAGGACAAACAAACTGGTGTAAGGTTTCTGATATAGAAGTGTTCTCTTTATTGTCTCAAATTCCAAATCAGGATTTTTCTCCATTAAAAATCATATTTCACGATGTAAATATTATGGATTATAAATTAATGCAATCATCAGATGGAAGATTTGTACTTTATAACAAACTGACAGATGATTTGTTGAGTGAAAATGAATATATGGAAATTGCTGAATATATAAGAACAATTGTTAATATCCATCCAAAAGTTGAAAAAGCAAAAGGTAAAACCGCAAGAGAGTGGATGATACAAGAAGATAAAATGAATCTTGCAAATAGAAAACAGAATTCAGATGATGATTCAAGACTATTACCAATCATATCAGCTCTTATTAATCATCCAGGATTCAAATATAAACTTGAAGAATTAAAACAAGTTAAAATATATCAATTTTATGATGCTGTTCAAAGACTTCAAATATATGAACAGTCTCACGCTTTAATGAATGGTGCATATTCAGGATTTTGTGATGTAAGTAAGATTGATAAGGAACAATTTAATTTTATGCGAGAAGCATAAAAATCGAAAAATTATGAACGACTTAAACAGTCGTTCTTTTTTATTACAAATTTAAGGAGGAAAACAAACTATGGCATTTAAATTAGGTGATGTAATCGTTGATAGACTTCAGTTTGGTTATGGTGCTACATCTAAGGGTAATCCACTTTATGCACTTACACAGCTTACTAACGCTAATATTGATATTACTGCTGATTCTACAGATATTACAGATAAGGATGGAAATCTTGTATATAGAAAGTATTCAGGTAAAAAGGGTGAAGTAACTGCGACTAATGCATTTATGAACCTTGCTGTTATTGAAGCTATTTCAGGTACTTCGGCAGAAATTGCAGAGGCAAGTAAGGGAATTGTTATGCCTATAATTACAACTGTTGCTGCTGGTGCTACTCTTGATATTACAGATTATGTAGAAGATTCTATTGTTGTAAATGCTCTTTCTGCTCAGGGTTCTATGGGTAAGCAGTATACTGCTGGTACAAGTGCTTCTGAATCAGAGTTTAAGGTAGATAAAGAAGGTCATACTCTTACTCCACCAACTGACGCAAATGAGACACAGTATCTTGTAAAGTATAAGAAGACAGTTAAAAGTGGTGCAAGAGTTGGTATTTCTGCTAATAAGTTCCCTAAGTCACATGAATTATTCTTCAAAGCATTAGTTGTTGATAAGTGTGAAACAGATGTACTTAAGGCAGCTATTATACATATTCCATCATTTATGCCTTCACCAGAAGTAACAATTGCACTTCAGGGCGGCGATTCTCAGAATATGGATTATAAGGGTGCAATTCTTACAAATACATGCGGTGGAGATCAGGATATGGTTGAAATCTACTTCATTGATGAAGAAGAGGAAGACGTATAGTTTATCTTCATACAACTATCAAGGGAATGGTTAAAATCCATTCCCTTAATATGTAGGAGGAATTAATGAAAGATTTAAAAATATGCTGTGTCTGTAAAAAACAATATGAATACTGTCCAAAGTGTCATAAAGAATTACCTACGTGGATGTTTTCATTTTGTTCAGAAGAATGCAAAAACATATATGAGGTAATGTCTTCGTATGAAAATGGCTACACTGACGCAGAAACAGCAACTAAGAAATTAAATAAACTTAATATATCTAAATATGATTTGGTTGGAAGTTATAAAAATACTTTATCTAAAATCAATAATGATATATCTAAAAAAGAACAGGAAAGCCCTGTTATAGAAAATAACGAATCTAAAAACAACGATTCAAATAAGTATTTAAGAAATCCTAAGAAAAAGAAGGGATTAGATAATGTTGAACAGTGATTTTTTTGAAAACTCTAATAGGGGAATATAACATTACTGTTTAATGGTATATTCCCCTATTTTTTACGAATATTGTATGGAACGAAAGGATAATATGGTTAAAACAAATTTAAAACCGAGGGATTATCTACCACATGAAGCGGTTAGAATTATTAATCCCAAACAATCTCTTCTTTATATAAAAAATGGTGTGTATCCTATAGATATGTATGCAAGTATTGACGACAAAACAAATAATTCAATTCTTGCAATGGTATTTTTAAAGGAAGATACATCTGAAGTATATAAAAAATGGTGTAATTATGAATTGGATTAGGTGGTGATTGAATGTTCTTAGATAATGCAGCTACAACTCCATTAAAATCAGAAGTTAAGGATTATATTATATCTCTTTTGGACATATATCAGAATCCATCGTCAATGTATCAATCTGGTGTTAATGCAAAACAAATAATTACTACAGCACGAAACAATATAGCAAAATTCATCAACGCAGATTCCAAAGACATTATCTTCACATCAGGCGGTTCAGCCAATAATACGCTTTTTATTAAAGGTTATACTCAGAGAAATGAATGTAGAGTGTTATATTCTCCTACTTCACATAAATCGGTGCTGAAATGTGTAGAATCACTCAAATATAAGTGTTCACTCAAAGTTGACCACATAGGAAGAATAGATATTCAAGATCTTAAGGAGTGTCTGTCATCTGATACAATGAAGAAGCTTGTAATAATAGAGTATGCCAACTCTGAGATTGGAACTATTCAAAATGTAAAACAGATTGTTGATATATGTCACTTTTATAATGCGGTGGTTTATGTTGATTGTACTGGTTCTATTAGTCAAATTCCTATTAATATTAAAGAATTAAATGCCGATGGCATAGGTTTTTCCGCACACAAAATTGGTGCGTTAAAGGGAATAGGTGTTTTATATAAGAAATCATCTATAGAACTTGAACCGCTCATATATGGTTCACAGGAACAAGGATTATTCGGTGGTACAGAAAATGTAATAGGCATCGCTGCACTCGGTAAAGCAGTTGAGAATTATGATTATTCTTCTATTACTTCTACGAATCGTAATTATATTTATGATTACATGAAAAATAATATTTCAGATTCATATCTAGTTGGTGCTGACTTAGAACATAGATTACCACATAATCTCTATATGTGCTTTAAGAAGATACAAGGAGAATCATTAATGATATTGCTTGATATGAATGGATATCAAGTATCAACTGGAAGTGCTTGTACAAGTGGAGATTTAACACCATCTTCTACTTTATTGGCTATTGAAATGAATAAAGAAGATATAAATAGTTGTATAAGAATTACATTAAGTGATAAAGAAGAGATTACTGAATTGAATAAGTTTAGTGAAACATTAAAAAAATGTGTAGAAACATTAAGACAATTGAATACAGTATAATATAAGGAGGATTAAAATTATGACAGATTTATCATTTTTAACAAATTTTGCAGTACCGATTATTGTTGGTATTTGCCTATGTATAGGTTATGTATTAAAAAATATTGTTACAACAGATGCAGTTAATAAGTATATTCCTGCAATCATGGGTGTATTGGGTGTGGTACTTAACGTATGGATGAATATGGCTTTTACACCTGAAATATTACTTGGTGGTCTTGTCTCTGGTCTTGCTTCTACAGGTTTATATGAAGCATTTAAGAATTTTTTGAAGAAGTAAGAAGGGATGGTACATATGAGTGGGATCTATAGAAAAACTTACACAAATTGATTATTTATTAGTCATTCTTGGGTTCTTTGCCATCTTATTTGCAGCCAAGGAAATTATCGAAATATTTAGTTATTTTAAGAAGAAACTTAGATTGAAAACAGGTATTGACGAAGATAAAGAGACAATAGAAAACCGTATTAAAACGCTTGAAAAACACGATAATTGGCAGTATCAGGAAATTTTAAAGATTTCTAATGGCATTGACGATATTAAAGACAACCTTACTAAAAGGGAAATTAAGGATAAAGCAAAAACAGTTGCTACTCTTCGAGGACAATTGTACGGATTACATGAAAAATTTGTAACCAAAGAGTATATTGATAAATCAGGGTTAAAAACATTTATTGAACTTGGAAAGATCTATGAAGCTGCTGGAGGCGATGATATTTATCACGACAAATTATATCCTGAAGTAATGGCTTTGCCAATTAAAGAAGATTAAATTTCTACCACAGTAAAAATTTACCATGATAAAATTTGTATAAACAAAATATACATATACATATTAACATTATGGACAACAAATTATGGTATTATCGAAATAAAAAGGGGTTAACATTACAGGAATTATCAAGACTTAGCGGAATATCAGTTGCAGCTCTAAATAAAATAGAGAATGGAAACACAAAGGATATACTTCTTAACAATGCTATTACTCTTTCTCATATTCTTAATGTTGATATATATGAATTGTTTTGTATTAAACATTGAGAAAGGAAGAATGAGTATGGGAAAAATGTTTTATAACTTAATATGTGAAGAACTATGTATAACAGGTGGTAAGGTTATATATATTGATACCAATGTTGGAAGTCTTGAAGAAGTACATAAGATAGTAACTGATAATGCTGATAAATACCCAAACGGAAAATGGGAATTATACCCTATGCAATTAGCGGTATAAAAACAATTAAATATAAAAACTTTATGAGAACGAGTCCAATTCAGACTCGTTCTTTTATTTTGTCTAAAAATAAAGGAGGAACTTATGGCTTATAGAATTATAGATGTGTCAAGCAATAATGGACAGCTTGATTGGGATACAATTAAGTCAAGTATTGATGGTGTAATCATTAGAATTGGCTATGGCTCAGATATAGAAAGTCAAGACGATTCACAGGCTATTAGAAATATGCAGGAATGTGAAAGACTTGGCATCCCTTATGGTGTGTACATATATTCTTATTGTCTTAATATAGAAGAAGTAAGAAGTGAAGCTGCACATATATTAAGAATGATTCAGGGATTTAATCCTGTTCTTGGTGTGTGGTTTGATATGGAAGATGCTGACGGATATAAAAGAAATCATGGACTTGTTCCCGAACAGAACGGTGAACTTCTTACAGACTTTTGTATAGAATTTATGCAGATTGTCAAAGACGCAGGATATACAACGGGTGTTTACGCAAATTATAGTTATTTTACTAATGTATTAAACGATGGTAGATTAATGTCCTTTGAAGGATTTAACAGATGGCTTGCACATTGGGGAATAGATGAACCTTCGATGGATTGTCTGTTGTGGCAGTGTACATCAGATGCTGTTATTGATGGATCTTCGGCAAGAACAGATTTTAACTATTATTATGGAGAGTTACCTAATGTTGAACCAGTTATTCCATCTGAACCAATCGAAGACAACTCTGAATCAGATGATATTAAAACAAAATATCATGTAGGAGATTATGTGTCATATCATACAATTTATGCGTCTTCTACTTCCGAAAATGGATTAACACCTTCAATTACAGAGGGTACAATTACTAATATCATTGCATCTGTAAGAAATCCATATCTTATCAACGGTGGTACAGGCTGGATTAATGATGATTGTATTGCTGAAAATAATGATGAAAATACTTCTGAACCAGAATCGCCTGATGTAGAAGAACCTACAGGTCTTACTCATTCTGTTGGCGAATATGTCACATATTCAGCACTCTTTGCTTCTTCAACTTCCGAAGAACCACTTAACCCACTTTATACAGATGGAACTATTACAGCTATCGCTGAAGGTGCGAGAAATCCATATCTTATTGAAAATGGTAGGGGCTGGGTAAATGACTCTGTTATTAATGGTAGCTCTACGCCAGAAGACAATTATGAAGAACCTTCTTATGATACATATGAAGTTGAAAGCGGAGATTATCTTTCAGCCATTGGTGATAAGCTTGGTGTAGATTGGTATTCTATTGCAGAAGCTAATGGTATCGGAGAACCATATACTATTTATCCAGGTCAGTCTCTTATTATACCTAGATAGTATACTAATAATAAAGAAAGTGTGGTTTCATAGTGATTTTTGAAGTCACACTTTAAATAAAAACACTTACCAATCCCACGATAGACGTGACAAATATGAGAGTTTGATCCACGGCTACAGAATGAACTTAATTATCATTATCGGTTAGGATAAGACCGCCAATGCTGACAAACAGACTCCCATTTGCCTAAACGAAAGCGTTTGTACTGATTGACGTGTACAAGATATGGATATATACAGATATTCATAGATTAGTATTTCACCAAGAACTTTCTCTCAAAATTATGAGGTAAGATTGGTAAGTGCTTATTTATTATAACATATTCAAAATGTCTTTACTACTATCTAGCCATGTAGTAAGGGCATTTTTATTTATATGGAGGGTGTGTGGCTAGACCACTCTCCTACCCCTTAACCAGAAAGGAAGATTATTATAGCAAAAAATATAGGTAAAGTTTTTGAACAGAACTTCAAAAATTCATGTCCAGAAGATGTATTAATTTATCGACCACCTGATGCAGCTCAATCATTTGATATGAGTTCGAAGCTAAGATTTAGTCAACATAGCCCATGTGACTTTATGATTTTTAGTGGCGATAGAAATACATTTTGGACATTAGAATTAAAAACTTTTGAAGGATCTTGTTCATTTGAGCGAACCAAGGAAGATAAAGGAATTATACACCACTATCAAGTAGAATCATTGAAGAAGTTTTCTACTTATAAGAATGTCTGTAGTGGTTTTATTTTGGATTTTAGAAAAACAGGTAATACATATTTTCTTATGATAGATGAATGGGATGGATTAATAACTTCTCTTTCTAAGAAAAGTTTTAATGAAAATGATTTATTAAAATATTGCAACCCTATTCTTATTAATAAGAAAAAATTAAAAGTGAACTATCGTTATGATATCAATAGTTTTCTTAACGATACGAGATTGTAAAGACTAACTATTAGAAGTCAAGTCGAAAATGAAAATTTTTGAATGAATTGCAGAAATGCATTTCAGATATATTTGTACCTTGAAAACTGCATGACAAAAAGAGCATCGTTATAGGTGCTCAAAAAAGGAGTATTGAATTAGAAAAAGTTAAGCTGTCTTGGAGTATTGTTGATTTGTCTGTTCGAGATGATAAATAACCCGAACAAGTTTTTTGACAGCATGGGATATGGCAACATTATAATGCTTGCCTTCGGCTCGTTTCTTTGCCAGATATTCAGCGAATGTAGAATCCCAGTGGCAGACATACTTGGTAGCATTATATAAGGCATAGCGTAAATATCTGGAACCTCGTTTTTCCATATGTGAGTATGCTCCATCAAGTTGCCCTGATTGGTAAGTAGAGGGTGAAAAGCCAGCATAAGCTAAGATTTTATCAGGAGAGTCAAAACGACTGAAATCACCGATTTCTGCAATAATCATGGCACCCATTCGATAGTTGATTCCTGGGATGCTAAGAATAGGAGAATTGATTTCATCCATGATGATTTTGATTTCATTTTCGATTTCATCAATCTCAGAAGTGAGTTCCTGAATAAGCTTGATGGTATGCTTTAATTCAAGTGATTTTGCAGGCATATTTGAACCAATAGAGGTTCTTGCTGCTTCTCTAAATGTGATAGCTGTTTCTTTACCATAGCGACCTTTTGAAGCTTCAGAAAGAAGATTAGAAAGTTTGGTGAGATGAGCGTTAGCTACATGTTTAGCTCCGGGAAATTCAGAGAGCATTGCGTAAACCGATGCCATATGAAGTGTGGGAACTAACTTTTCTAATTCAGGAAATAAAATACAGATAAGTCTGGATACAGAAGTCTTGAGCTTTGCTCGCTCCTGTACTTTATCAAAACGATAACGGGTTAATGACTTTAATTCTTCGTTGTGATATGATGCGTCTGAATAGGACTTCAAGTTCACATCAGACATTAGCATATAAGCAATTGTGCGGGCATCAACTTTATCCGTTTTCGTCTGTCTAAGGCTTAGACTTTTTCTGTACAGATTTGTATGTAACGGATTGATAACATAGGTGGGCAAACCTTTATCAATGAGATATCCTAAGAGATTGTAATTATAGTGTCCAGTGGCTTCCAGTCCTATTTTTACTTTTGATATATCTTCCATAACGGATTCAATCTTTTGATAGAGAGTGTTAAAACCATCTAAGGTGTTAGGGATAGTAAATGCTTTGAATAACACTTTTTCATCTGAATTTGTGATAAAGCAATCATGCTTATCTTTTGCAACATCAATTCCTACATAAATCATAAAAAATCTCCTTTGAAATGTATTAATGCTGTTTTAGAACCACGGGAACTCCTTGCGATTGTAACCTCGTTCTAAATAAACCGTCATGCGGTATCTAACTGATTAACAAATATACAAAGAGACTGTGGTTGTAGCCTTTCCAGAACCATCAAGTGGTAGGAGAACGTAAACAATCCACAGCATCTTATATATCATAGTCGAACCTATAGAAGAGGTAAAGACGAGACTATGACTTAATAGTTATTAAGACCTTGGAGAGGGTCTCTAAAAACTACTACTATATAATACGAGGAGAATATTAAAATATGAACAAAACATTAAAGGTTTATCAGATAATTAATATAAATTCAAGAATTAAGAATGTAATCGAGGGTGATTCAGCAATTAATGCTGCATTTAAATTTAAGCTGCTCAGATTATATGCAGAGATTCAGGGTATTGTTAAAGATTTTGAAATGACAAAGGACTCTCTTGTTAATAAATATGGTAAGGATGTTATTGACGAAAACGGTGAAATTGTTCCTAATCAGAAGCGAATTAGTCCTGAAGACGAAAATTGGAAAGATTTTATTAAGGAAATTAATGCGGTAAGTGATTCTGATGTAGATGTCAATTTCACGCCTATCAGTGCAGAAGAACTGTTTAGTATGGGGTTAAATACTGATGCTTGTGCTGATTTAATACCGATTGTTGAAGAATAATTTATAAAGGAGATAAAGGAATTATGAATAAGATTACTGTTAAAGATTTTGTTAAAGGATATGAGAATTGCATAAATGCAGCAAAGAAAAGATATATAGATGAGAAGTTAAGAGTTATTGACTACTTGCCTGTAATTAGAAAAGATGCAATTGCTATTACTATTACTAATAGAACGATGTTTAAACAGGAGAGTTATATTAAGGATAATGGTGAAGAAGGTACTCGTAAAACAGATGAATTCTATATTAATTCATTTAATCAGTATATTCTTTTCTGCAAAGTTGTGATTGAAGAATATACAAATCTTGTATTTGAAGATATCAATCCTATGAATGAATATGACTTATTAAAGAAGTCTGGATTGTTAGATATGTTAATAATTGGAACTGATAAGGAAGCACCTTATATTCCAGTAAGTGAAACATCTGAATTAAGACAGATTATGGAAATGCATAAGTCAGATGTTATGACTAATTTTTATAGTCCACAGGCATACATAAGTCGTCAAGTTGAAAGATTTGGTACACTTGCAAATCTTACTATTGAACCTTTAATTAAGGTATTTGCGAATAAAATTGATGGTATGAAAGATAATGAATTAAAGGGAAAGGTTCTTGAATTTATCAATAAAGCCGACTTTAAAGAGGTATAGAATTTCAAATTTCTTTTGGAGGATTTATATGATAGGTGGAATATTATACGGACTTCTATGCGGATGGATTCTTACATTATTCAATGTAGATGAAATTTGTATTGAAGTGTTGCAACCAATTATTCCATTTGTATTAACTACTGCACATTACTATTTTGTGTTTGGATTAGTTGGTATGATATATGGAATAATACATAATTAATAAAAGAAAAATAGCACCGTATTTCTACGATGCTATTTCCTGCCATTGACTACTCTCCTGTTGTATAATCTTTGGACTATTGCAATTAGTCAGATTGCGTTTCCAAGATAAGGATTGTTTTATAATGGTATTTTTATTTGCTCTATGAATAATTATACTCTTGTTTTTATTATTGTCAAGCAAATATTTTCTCTACTTGTCTTGCTATACCTCAAGAACTTATGCAAACATAGGTTTTGTATTATAGTTTTGTGTAACAGAAGGTGACTGGTCTTCTGCCGTTCTATCTAATTGACAATTCAAGTAGATACTCATATCTGTGGTTATTAAGTAACTTTTGCCATAAGATTATTCATCTTTATGGTCTTTATAAATTGTGTATACGAGTCCTAAGACTGTAACACTTGTAGTAACAATCGAGCAAATAGTTTCTACCAAGATATTAATTCCTTATCTACCTATATTGCCACAGATATTAATATAATAGCATATATTTCCTAGTTTTGGAAGTATTAATTTTTAGGCTCTATGCGTGTCACAGCGTATAGGGCTTTTCTTATGGAGAGTGGTAATACTACTCTCCTATTTTAGTGTAAAAATAGTGAAATTTTGGAGGTGATGAAATTGGCAAAAAATATATATGCAGATTTTAAAAAGAAGTTAGACAGAATTGAAAATCATATTGCAGAGGAAGTCACACCACAAGCAAATGAACTTCTAAAAGAATCTGTCAGATATTCATTGATAGATTGGTACAACGACTATACTCCTCAGTCTTATGAAAGAACATATAACTTCATGAAAATTCTCGATTCTACAAGAACACGAGGTAAAGGAAATGTTCTTCGTTTTTCAGTTGATTCAGGTGCAATGGATTCATATGTCGGTTGGTTTGGTCAAAGTTTACAGCCAAGCACAGCTTTCAACTATATGTTTATGGATGGAGAACATGGTCATGGAAAATGGATGATGCATCAATCATTACCTCCATATATGTATGTTGAACGAGACATTGAAAGTGGATTTGGTGGACGATTAGGTGACATTGTAAATAAAAAAATAGACGAAATTTTAAGAAAGTGAGGTAGAAAATGCCAGGTACATATCAATATGATGTAGAAATCAAATCGAATGTAGCAAAACTACTTTCAGATATGAAACAAGTCCAAGACAGATTAGACACTGTTGAAGGCAAAGAATATAAAATCAAATTAAATATCGATGAAAAGAAATTATCTAGTGTAATTTCTAATCTCGAAAAAATGCTTGACTCTCTTGGTAAAGGAACAGGTGATTTTAAACAATTAGAGAATTTATCAAAAGAATTATCAGCAATTACATCTGAAGTAAAAGATTTTAGTAAGGCATTTGGTAAATTAGATGATTCAGGTGCTAAGACACTACTCTCTTCTATTCAGAATATTGACAGGTCACTTTCTGATTTGAGTCAACATATTCTCAATGTTAATAAAAACATGGGTAATATGGGGAATAATACAAGTGGTGTTGTTAAGCAAGTAGAGAATATTGGTAATGCTGCGGCTGATGCTGTAAAGAAGGTAGATAAACTTGCAGATGCTCAGAGTAAACTTGGTAATAAAACGAATATTTCTTTGGCTTCTGATTCTACTGTTAAACAGCAAATCAAATCTGAATCAGAGTTGAATGCTGAAATTGAAAAAAGAGAGAATATTATCAGAGAGCTTCAACAGTTACAAGAGAAATTGACTGTTCATGAAGACTTCCATGATAATGATAGGTATTTTGCAGACCAATTACCTACAGAGGAAGAAATCCGTGAAGCAGATAAAAGAATTAAACAATTAACTGGTACTAATAATATCTTTGATGTTGACAAACTTATACAAGACAGAAACGAATGGTTATCTGAAGTAAAATATAGTCTTGAAGAGTACGATGATTTAATTAAGGCAAATGATCAAAAGGCACTTGATGAATATACAACAAGAGGCTTATCACGTATTGGTGGTGCTGAATCATTTTTTGGATATGAAGATAATAATTTTTCTATAGCGTCAAAATTTGTTGAGGAAAAAGAAAAAATTCAAAATGAGATAAATGATCTCTATACAGATTTAGATAAGTTGGATGAAAAAATGAATTTAGATTCCAATAATTCTTCAGTCGATAATATAGTTCAATCTCAAGAAAAGCTTCAATCTGAATTAAAAGAAACTCAGAAACAAGCTGAGAAAACAACTCAGGCTGTTAAAGAGGTGTCTTCTACTGCTTCTCAAGACCAAACGAAAGACGCATTTCCTGATAAAGATATTTCTACATCTGTAGAATCTGCTACTAATTCTATCAAAGAAGAGAATAATGTATTAGAGCAGAATACTCAGAAAGTTAAGGAAAATGCTGATGCGAAAAAGAAATTAACTGATACTGATAAGGAAGTATCAAATGTTGATTTGTCAAAATATGATAACCGTCTTGAATCATATACCAAGAAAACATCTGGTTACGATACTACTATTGCAAGGTTTGAAAATGGCGGTTGGACAAGTGATACTTATAAGCAGAGGGTTAATGCTGTCAAAGAAGCCGTTAAGCAATATGCAGATATTCTTAATAATTTTAAAAAACATCCCGAATTAGTAAATGATGATGAGCTTGGTAAATTAGATAAACAAGAAAAGCTTATTAAAGATAATATTATTGCTGTTCAGAATATGTCGGCTGCCGAAAAGGGCTATTCTCTTGTATCTGGTCAGAAGGAACTTGATAAAATCAATAATATTCTTAAAGAACATTCTGGAATGTCACGAGAAGCTAAGAATCAGATAAAAGCTTACTACGCTGAAATTAAATCTGGTAACCCAAGTGCTAGTTTAGATGTTATTCATGGAAAGATTATGCAAATAGTCAATGCTGAAATTGAAGCTGGTCGTGGCGGCAAGAGTATGTTTGATGCTATCAAAGAAAAAGCTTGGTATGGTGTCGCTAGTGCTATCGGTACATATTTTGGTTTTAATGATTTAATAAGATACGGTAAAGAAGGAGTTAGTATTGTTAGACAATTAGATACTGCTCTTACTGAAATGAGAAAAGTATCCAATGAATCTGTTCAAAGTTTGAAGAAATATCAAGATACCACATTTGATACAGCAGATGCAGTTGGAACTACTGCGAAACAGATACAAAATTCCACAGCGGATTGGATGCGTTTAGGTGAAAGTATGGATACTGCTGCTAAATCAGCTAAAGATGCAAATATCTTACTTAACGTATCTGAATTTGAAGGAATAGATGAGGCAACCGAATCACTTGTGTCTATGAGTCAGGCGTATAAAGATCTTGATAAAATGGATATAATTGATATTCTCAATAATATTGGCAACAATTATAGTATCTCGACAGATGGATTAGCAACTGCTCTTAAAGATTCAGCAAGTGCATTAGTAACTGCAAACAATGATCTTAATGAAGCTGTTTCGTTGACTACGGCTGGCAATGCTATAACTCAAGATCCATCTAAGGTAGGGGCAGGTTTAAGAACGATTTCTCTTAGATTGGTTGGTACAGAGGAAGCCAAGGAGGAACTTTCAGATTTAGGCGAAGAAACAGATGGAATGATAACCACAGTATCAAAACTGAGAAATACTATCCAGTCTGCAACTTCTGCTGCAACAAAAGACGGTAAAGGTTTTGATATTTTTGATTCAAACGGAAATTATAAGAGTACATATGAAATCATGCAAGGATTGGCAGATTTGTATGATGAAATTGTCAAGAAAGATAAAGAATTAGGAACAAATAATCTTAACTTATTATTGGAGACTATAGCAGGCAAAAACCGTAGTAATATTGCTGCTTCTATTCTCCAAAATGGTGATATGCTTCGTTCAGTATACGAGGATGCTCAAAATTCCGAAGGTTCAGCAGAAAAAGAATTAAATTCTTATTTAGATAGTGTTGATGGAAAGTTTCAACAACTTCAAAATAGAACGCAAGAATTTTGGTACAATGTAATTGATACTACAACTGTTAAATCTGTTTTAGATTTTACCACAGATTTAACTGAAGGTGCTTCTAAATTTTTTAAATTAGTAGAAAAGCATCTTCCAACCATATTAGGAGCAATTGCAACTATTATTGCTTCAAATAAAAGCGGTGGTTTGATAAGGTTAATAAATTTTATTAACAACTCTCCTTTCCTAGCTACCGTAGAGTTTAACCGTGAGGTGTACGAGCTTATTATATAATAAGTAAGGACTCTAATTGTAAAATAACAGACGAATGATTAACGAGTAATGTCGTTAATACCTAAGATTGACAGGGCAATGAGAAAAACTTAGGTCGAGGAAGGCTACCCTGATTTTAACTACCAAGTTATAATACGAAAGGTTATAATGGCAAATGTGAAAGCATAAGGTATGGTAATAATGTTAAAATAATAAGCCAGAAATTCGCAGCCGACAGTCCTAAAATGTAAATTCATTAAGGACTATGTTCATCGAGTATAAGGGTTAGATGGTTTTATTAATCATTAATGTGTACTCAGGGGAGAATAAGAGATGTACTTAAAATAAAGTGAAAGTTGATACACTTTACATCGTAATTAATATATTGTGAGAGGTATATTTATTAATTACAATCAACATAACAGAGAATAATAAAATAAAGAGTAGAAAAAATCTACTCTCCTATGTAAAAATAATAATAATATTCCCACCAGATTCAATAATTAAAAACATAATTTAATGACAATAAACAACGCTATAAGCGCAATAACAAAAGACGTGCTCATTCTAATATGGCAATTCATAATGTCGTTCCTCCTTTTATTAGTTTCTTCTGCTTTGTATACAACAGAAACACTGAAGGGGTTTATTGCCCAAGCAATACCTGCTCGGCGACCGACTATATTTTTAATTATATATTATCTGGCTCCCTTACGCTTACCTTTTGGATAAGTATGCCTCCCAGATATTTTTATTATATCATTATATCATATTTTTACAATTCAGAACATAGGTTTTGAGGAAAATGTATAGTATTAAAGAGTCTTTTTATGCATATTGACATGATCATAAGATTAGTGATTAATAATAAAATAGGACTGTCGTGAAACAGCCCTACCAAAAAAAATTAAAAGGAGAAAAATGAAATGGCATATAAAGAGAAAGATATTATAACATCATATTAGTGATGTCTTTTACTTTACTATCAGAAAGTTCAGTATGTTTACAAATCATGTTTGCGACAATGACTTTTCCTAAAACGGAGCGTAAATTATACTTACCATTTCCGATAATACTTGTTAAAAATTTTAACATGTCTCGCCTCCCTTCTCTATAGAATAGAAATATAAATTAGGGAAATATGCGCCCAGAAAGGGCAGATTCATTTTTCCGACTGCCATAAAAATAGACATTGGGACAACCTTCGGTTATAGAGTGTTATGGCACACATCTATGTTGCTTCTCCAATGTCTATATTTTACCATTGTATTTAATTCAATACAATCCAGAACAATAGTTCTAATTATGTAATTGTGAATCAATATACTCTTCTCTTTCGGATTTCGTCATTGAGAAGAATTTTTCAAATTCTATATCAAGATTTTTACATTCAATGTTGCATGTTCTGCATATATATTTAATATAATGCGTGTATGTAATTCTATGACAACTAGGACAGTAATGAATTTTTAACATATGTAACTCCTTTATATGGTATCTAAATCAGTCGTATTATTAAATGTTAATCATTACATATTGTTCTTTTCAATATTAGGCGTTATTTTATCATCACTTAATGAATATTCTCCATGATAAAATTTAGCAATATCCATATCTAATGCTTCAATTACCTTACAAGCAGTCTGAAAAGTGGCTGATTCTATTTTACGCTCTCCACTTTCAAATTTTTGATATTGTTGAGGTAGAATTTTTGCTTTCTCGGCAACTTCTTGCTGAGTTAATCTAAGGTTAATTCTTCTTTCTTTAAGTATGTTAGATGTTGTTAATAATTTAAAAAATTCTGTTTTCATATTCCCTCCTCTTACATTCATTTGAGTGTATTTTACATTCAGATGAATGTCTTGTCAAGTACGAAAATACTAAACAAATGTTCTTGTAGATATATGCCAAATATTGGTATATAATATCATTATTATATATTGATGATTGGGGAATTCTATATGCAAATACCAATACGAGAATTAAAAACACAGTTAAGAAATAATATAGATGAATGTAAGAATACTCTATCTTATGAAAATATTACTGTATCAAAATCAATCTTTGGGTTATTTTCAAAATTGATAAATAAGTTCGAAAGAACAAAATCATACCAAACAGGATTATTTATTAAAAGTATGAATGATTGGCTTGACAGATATGAGCAGTGTCATAAGCCACTTGATGCTAAAATTAGTGATATTAATGTCGGTGATATATTTATGGTTGATTGGAATTTGTCATATACACCAGAATTGTCTTATGAACATCCTTGTATAGTAATAGAGAAAGTAGGTGATTTCTTTTTTGTTTTACCTGTCTCTGGACAAAAACAATATATTGATATGGGATATCATCCAATAAACAATAAATTAGGCGATAAAAATTATAGAATTGTAGATACATCTGATGGTTTTAATAAACAATGTGTAATTCATATTAACCAAGCAAAGGTTATTAGTCAAACACGTATTCTATATAAAATGGGAAATTTGACTACAGATACATTAGGGGAATGTAAGCTATTTGAAGAAATTAAAGATACCATGCTTAACACATATTTCCCTAATGAATATAATAAACTATTAGAGGAAAATAATGAATATAAAAGAAAATTAGATTATTTATCTATACAAAGAAAGTGTAATCAATCACGTGCAGATAAGTATAGAAATGAAAATGAAAAATTAAAGCGTAAAATTGAACAACTTAAGATAAATTTGAGTAATTTAGAAAATAATTGACAAACTAACATTATAATGTTATTATAATTACACATATAAAATATTTATTTTTATATGTTGGACAGCAAGACTTATTCTTACGAATAAATACCTTGCAAAATTAACAAGATTGTGGACATTAGTTCACTAGGACTTCTTCGATGTACGGAAGAGTCCTCTTTATACTAACAACGAAGAGCAGGACTAATCTCCTGCTCTTTTATATTACTCTTCTTTTCTTCTATCCTATTAGTCTTTATCTTCAGATCCGCTACATTCGTCACTGTGTTCACAGAATTCACAATGACATTCATCTGTATAATCACCTGTTTGCCAACATAGTTCTGTTGGAGACATATCATTATACATAAACTCACCCCCTCTGCTTAAAATTATTGTAAGGTAAACAAGGAATATTTTACCATTTTATATTACGATTTATTTTAAAATCACTCTCAAAAGAAAGGATTGTCTCATATGAAATCAAAATCAAAACCTCCAATTAAAACGGCTACCAACAACAATAATGACAAAGTTAATATTGATAACCGACCACCGTTACCATACCACAATTTGACAACCTCTGTTCCAGAATTACTTTGTATATTTTGTAGTAAGGATAATAATTAATTATTGCGTTTTTCTGTATTTATCAACTCAAATATTTCACTCACTCTTGAAGTAAGATTAGCTTGAGGTAATGGTGGTTTCTGTTGGTTGTTACTGTTATTATTATTTGTGTTCTTTTGACTTGTGTTGTCTGTATTATTTGTTGGCATAAAATTACACCTCCTTATCACCAGGTATAACCGCAATTACTGCACTTGAATGTCTTATTAATCTTCTTACTAAACAAACCAAATGCAGCTATTGAAGCTCCACGTTCTATTCCACCCATCTTTTTAATGTTTGTAGAACCGCAAGTTGGGCACTTAGGTTTATTAGCATTTTCCTGTTCTTCACGCTTTTGCTTACCAAGATTGAAATAGTAATCCGCTTCTGCTCCACGCATAGATTCCTCGAATTTACGCTTTTCTTCAGCTTCTTCTTCGGGGGTTAGTTTTTGACCAGCTTTTTTGTTACCAGTCAGTCTTGTATATTTGTCATAACGAAAACCGAACCAGAAATCAGGATTGCCAAGGGCTAATTCTTTATATGATTTTTCGTTAAAATATGGTGAGTTTTCAACTTCTAATTGAATTTTAACTTCATATTCATCTTTTTCATCTTCGGTCATTTGTTCATATTGTTCTCTTGTTAAACCATCATCAACAATATGAGTGCTACCACATTTGCAACAATAGTCTTCATAGAACCAACAACAATCTTCTGCTCTAATAAAGCAACATGATAAACAATATTTCATATATATTTACCTCTCTCACTTAATATATAGAATATAATATCATTTTTTTATATATACTGCAATATTTCAGCATATAATTAACGATAGGAAAAATTTTAGCTGATAATTGGGGTATTACTGATAAACTAGGTGGAACAAAGAATTTTAAAGAAGTCGAAAAATTATCTACATTAGATTTTAAAAATTTCAAAGAATTAGAAAATACCATCGCCAATGCTAAAGGCGATACAATTCAACTTCAGAAGGTATTAACTGAAACCTTTGAAGATGGTAAGTATTCAAAAGTAAATGGTCTTGAAGAATATATTAAGAAAAATAAAACTATAAAACAAGATTCTATTAATGAACTTATTACTAAGCAGAATTATGAGAACATTGCAAAACAGTCTTTTAGTTTTCAAGGTATTAATGCGAATATTAAAGAATATAACAGTCTTTTAAAGAGTTCTGTAAAAGAGAGTAATGCTTTTGCTGAAGTTGTTGCTTCTCATAATATGAAACTTGGTAATTATCTTACAAGTCTTAATGGTGCAAATGCTGGACTTGGTGGATATATCAAAAGTCTTGGTATCGCAAAGTTAAAAACAATTGCATTGTCGATTGCTACTACTGCTTTAAATATGGTTATAGGTGCTATAGCTTCTGCTATTGCTTCATTCATTATAAAAGGTATTTCCAATATAATAAATAGTGCCGAGAATATGAAAAAAGCTGTAGATGATATGGTTACATCATATAATGATAGTTTGAAGACTCTTGAATCACACAAAAAGACCATCAATGACATAAAAGATGATTATGAAACCTTATCAAAAGGTGTTGATGAATTAGGCAATAATGTTTCACTTACGACTGATGAATATAAAAAATATCAAGACATTTGTAACCAGATTGCCGATATTTACCCTTCTTTGATAGCAGGACATACTTCTGAGGGTAATGCAATATTAACCTTAAAGGGCAATGTTGAAGCTTTAACAAAAGCATATAAGGATGAACAGAAAGCAGCCGCTGCAAGTGTTATAAGTGGCAGTGATAAGGAAAATACCAATGTAGTCAAGAATTATAAAAACGAATCAAAAACTGGCATAAAAAGTGCCTTTAAATCTGCTTTTACATTTAATTCTGATAAATCTATGGTGAATGGATTATCAACAACTCAAAAGATATCTTATCTCAAAAGAGCTACAACTCTATCTACTAATGACTTAAAAAACAAATCGGGTTCTATAGGTTCAGATAATGTATTTAGAAGTTTATTAAAGACATATGGATTAGATACTGATAGTACTGACCAAGAGGTTACTACTATCATTCAGAATATGAAAGCTGATTTAGCAACTTATCAGGCAGAAGTTGACGAGGCAATGAAAGGAATTAAGACTAAAGCAAATGCTTATTTTGTATACAATTCGGATTATGATAATTTGAATGATGAACAAATAAATCAGATAAGTTCCTTAATTGATAATGCCTTAACTGAAGCAGTCGCTGACACTTTCAATAAAGATTCTGATATCAATAGTAAATTTGTACAAAAAATTATTGATGGTATCGAGAATAATAAAGAGGGTATTTCTAATGCATATAAGTCTTTATTGACAATTGATCCTAATAACATGGGTGATGTATCAAAAGATAAGCAGGCAATTGATGACTACATTAAGAAAATTGCTGATTATATTGGAACTGATGCAGATTCTTTAAAAAAAGGTCTTGGTTATGATGTAGCCGATGATATATCTGAACAATATAACAACATTATAGAAGAAGCAAAAAAGAAAGAATCTGATTTTGATTGGGATTCTTGGTTTAAAGAACATTCAGTTAATACTCAAGAAGAAATTAATAAATGGAAAGAAATTGCATCTTCTGCTAATAGTGCTGCTAAAGCACGAGAGAATTATGCTAAACAAGCAGATACATTTAAAGAAACTAAATTGTTTGATATGGGAAGTGATAATGCTCCGTCAACATTAAGTAAGCTAAATTCTCAATTGGACGAAATTCAATCTGCTTATTCTACACTCTCTTCCGCTGTTTCTGAATATAACAGTAATGGAAATATTTCAATTGATACAATGCAATCCGTTATCGCATTAGGTGATAATTGGCTTGATTACATTGATATGGAGTCTGGTGCATTTACTCTTGACCAAGAAGCTTTAAACAAACTTACTCAAGCTCGTATTGAGGATATGAAACAACAGGCACTTGCTAATTTAGCTTCTACCGTTGAAAGTATCACAACTGAAGCAGATGCAACAAAATATTTAGCTTCGACTAATTATGATGCTGCAAATTCATATCAAGAATTGGCAAAGGCAAAGTTATCAGAAGTACAAAGTAATCTTCAGAAGAAGGTGGAAGAAGGTTCACTCTCACAAGATTCATATGATAAAATAATTTCTAAATTTGAATCTGATGCTAATAAGATATCTCAGATATTTGATAATACAAGTTTCAAACTTACAGCAGATGGTTCAATTGGAGATAGTTTATCAGAACTAGAGTCACATGCTAATCTTCTTAAATCTATACAGGACGAGTTACAAAATACAAGCAGATTATCATCTTCTACTTTGGATTCAATTGCTAAAGCATTTCCTGAGTTGAATGAGTCGGTTAAACAGTTCAGAAACGGATTATTGAGTTCAGAAGAATTATTCGCATTATTAGAACAAGCTTATAATGATGATGCTGATGCATATATTAGTAGTCAAATAAAGAAGTCACAATATGATGGTACATATTATGATAACTTAGTTTCAGCAAACAATGAATTTTTCCAAGGTTTATTTGATGCTTATGGTGAAGATTTAGAAAAGAGTAAAAATTTAGCCCAGGCAAAGAAAGTCATAAATGACAAGGTAATAAGTTTATTAGCTTCATCATGGGGAAAATTCTATCAAACTGAAATAGATAATGCTACTGGCTTAATGAAAATAGCAAGTAAGGCTACTTCTATGGATGATGATATGGATTTAGGTCTTGCTATTGCACAAAGTGGAGGAAATGAAGAAGAATATTTTTCAGATTTTCTATCTACTTTACAAAAGACTGTAGATGACTATAACGCTTTACAAAATATTGCTATAGATACAACTTGGGGTGGCATAGATACATCATGGAAAGGTTTATCTGGTTATGATTCTTCATCAAAAGATACAAAAGAGACAGCCGAAAAACCCAATTGGATTGAACGCTTAATCAATAAGATTTCTACAGCATATTCACGTCTAAAGAATGTTGTATCAGATACAACAACTACATGGCTCAAGCGTAATAACGCATTATCAGATTCTATGAGTACACTTGCAGATGAGATAAATGCACAGTCACAGGCTTATGAGTATTACATGAATGCATTTAACTCTTATGGTCTTGACGATTATTATAAGAATCAGATTGCAGATGGTTCTATAAGCATTGATGTTATTTATGATGATGATTTGAAGGATGCTATATCTGATTGTCAGGATTTCTATGATAAAGCACAGGATGCTAAGACTGCTGTACAGGAACTTGGTATTGAGTTAAAAGGACTTGCTAAGAGTAGGTTCGATAATGTAGCTTCTGAATTTGAAGAAAAGATTAATAAGATTGTTACTATTAGAGATTTATATAGTAAAGAAGATGAACTTATGAACGAAAAGGGTTGGTTCTCTTCTACCCTACTCAATTCAGCAATGATTGACCAGGAAAATAAGAATCTTCAAAAACTCGAAGCCGAAAGGGATGCTTTAGTCAATGCATTAAATTCTGCTGTAAATTCTGGAAGCATTATGCCTGAATCAGAGGATTGGTATTCTATGCAGTCAGCAATAGATGAAGTTTCTTCAAGTATTTTAGATGCTAAGAAGGCTTTGGTCGAGTATGATAACACCATTCGCCAGATTAATTGGGATGCTTTTGATAGAACTCGTGATGACGTTGAAAACCTTATTACTGAAACAGACTTCCTTACAGAATTACTTAAGGATGTCGGAATAACTGATGATAATGGTAATATGACCAAAGAAGGTCAGGCTGCTCAGGCATTACTTGCACAGAAATACCAATTATACCTTAATCAAGCAAAAGCTTATAAAGATGAAATTGCTAAAATTGATGTTGATTTAGCCAATAATCCTTATGACAAAGAGTTACTTGACAGAAAACAAGACCTTATTGATAAGGAACAAGAAGCTATTAAGTCTGCTATGAGTGAAAAAGATGCCATTAAGGATTTGACTAATGATGCTTATAGTGATTTTATTGATAAGCTTGGAGATGCTATCGATAAATACAAAGAGCTTATGAGTACTATGAAGGACGCTTACGATTATGAGAAATCTATTCGTGAGAAAACGGAAGCTCTTAATGCTTTAGAGAAACAATACTCTGCTTATCAAGGTGATAATTCTGAGGAAGGTAAGAAGAATATTCAGCAGCTTAAAGACCAGATTAATTCTGCTAAAGATGATTTGAAAGACACTGAATATGAAAAGCTTATTAGCGACACTGAGAAAATTTTAGATCAATTAAAAGATAATACACAAGAATGGCTCGATCAGCGTTTGGATCAATTGGATAATCTAATTCAGGATATTATTGACCAGTCTAATAATAATGCTTCTGATATTGCAGAAACTATTACTTCTACTGCTGAAAATTATGGTTATAAACTCAGTGAATCAATGGCTTCTATATGGAGTACTAACACGGGTAATATAACTAAGGTTCTTGATAATTTCAGCACAAATTTCATTGATAGCAATTCAAAGATTAAAGATGTTTGTGATAATATCAATTCCGCTGTACAGGGGTTACTTGCTAATAGTAATGCTGAAGCACAAAGAGTTGCTGATGAGATTGCAAGACAACAGGCTGAACAATCTTCTAGTTCTGATGGTGGTTACTCAGGCGGTAGCGACTATTCTAACGATGATTGGAGTGGTAACTGGGATACTGGTTCAGATGGTGGCAGCAGTTATTCAGGAGATGTTGATTGGATATACGAGGAAAACTACTACCCTCGTGATTTGTTGAATATCGATCAGAGTGTGGTTGATAGGCTTAAATGGAACAGTTTTGCTAGCAATTTCGCAGCTCGTAGTCAGTACTACGACCAGATGGGTGGTGAAGGACAGTATTACGGTACTTATGATCAGAACATATTCATGTTAGATTACCTCAAAAGTCACGGACTTAAAAAAGGTACTAAATCAGCAACAGGTGGTATTGCACTTACTGATGAAGAAGGTCTTGGCTCAGAAGTTATCTTCTCAAAGAAGTATGGTACACTTCGTAAGTTGGATTCAGGTGACATGGTATTTAATAAAGACCAAGTTGAAAAACTTTGGAATCTCTCTAAGGGTATCACTACACCAAACATGTATATGGACAATTTGGGTGCTAAGTTACCTGATATCTCTAATATGTCTAACAACCTGTCTAATAAGGTTGATGTACAATTTGGAGATGTAACTTTATCATTACCTAATGTACAGAATTATGAAGATTTTATGAAACAGATGGTTAAAGATAAGAGATTTGTGAAGGCAATTCAGGAGGGTACTCTTGGTCAGGTATTAGGACGTAATTCACTGAATATGTTGACTTTTAGATAAATATTATAAGGTGTATTTATTAATACACCTTATAAACAATTAATTTATATTAGTCAATTAATAATTCTTTTAAAACTTCTGATATAATTATACTGGCTTTGTTGATGGCAAATGATGCACACAATTCGCCATATGAATATGGATTATTCTTATATTCATCAGGAATTTCATTGAGCTTATCTTGAAAATCTTTATGAATATCCTTAGATATATCAAGCATTATTGAATTAACAACTGTGTCAATTTCATTTTTATTTATAGGTTTCATAAATTATCCTCCTTGTATAATATTTATTTACTATTATATCATTATATTTAATGAAAAGGTAGAATAATTATGTAAATATATTAGGTAGGAATTCATTAAACAAATTAACATTTAGATAAAATATCAACTAAGGCATACCAATTATGGTATGCCTTTTATTAAATTATCTTATATGGAGAATAAACGATGTCAAAAATAAGAAAAAATAAAGAAAGTAATGAATTACAGTATTACAAAGGTCACTGCAATCTACTCGAAAAAGAAAATGCAGAACTAAAATCGCAAATTGCCAATTATGAAATCACGGTTTCAATGAGTAGTAAAGGTGTTGATGAGAAGATTAATGATCTCTCTCTGCTTATAAAAAAGGCACTTATATCGAAAAATATGTACGAAAAACTTTCTAATGAATATAAATCCAAGATTGCTGTTTTGGATGAAAAAATAGCCGAAATGGATTCAATTAAGTCAGGCTATATAAGCAAATTGAATAAATTTTTCAAAAGTTTATTCAGAATTTTCAAATAAAAAAAATAAAAAGGATGGTGAAATATGTTTACTGATTTTCAATATGCAAACGAGTTGGCAAGCGATTACGGATTAGTTGTGGTCAATTTCGACTCTTCCTCTGGCGGTGCTGAAACTGTCTCATCTGGTTCTAATCTGACATTCAATTCAATTAAATCGGTTGGGCAAGATATATCTGAATTATATGGAACATCATATGATGAAGATTATTCTTTCGCCATCCAGTTATGTAGATTAGATTATAACTGTGAACCTCTTCCAATAACACCAGAAGAATACAGTGCAATCAACAGATGGCTTAATAGGAAAAAATTTGAACAGTTTAAGATAAATAAAGAAGGTTATGAGAATATATCCTTCTACGGATCATTCAATATTCAAGCGGTTAGGATTAATGATGATATATATGGAATAGAATGTACATTTACTTCCAACGCTGCTTATGCTTTTAATGATGGTAATGATTTAGTTTTCACAAATGTAAAGGAATTCTGTGTACATGACGATTCAGATGAGATTGGAGAAACTTATCCTTATGCGACAATAACTTGTAATGAAGCTGGTAATCTTACTATAACCAATTCAGCGGATAACGAATTATTTATTATTGAGAATTGTTCACAGGGAGAAAAAATTACTCTTGATAATAAACATGGAATAATTATATCTGATAATCTTAATCACAAAATTACCAATGATTTTAACTACAATTGGTTAAAAATTATAAACACATATAACAACAGAGATAATTACTACTCTTCTACACTTAATATAAGTATAACTATGAATTATCTATCTGTTAGAAAGGTAGGAATTTAGTGCAGAAAATTAATGTAAAAAATTTACTTAGAATGCAAAAAACTGGTCAAGGTATAAGACCTTTACATATTATTCTAGGTAATAGAAATCTTGAAAAATTTGGCGAAATTATTAATATTCCTGCCGATTCTATAACATATCATCCACAATTTAATGCAGTTGACGAATTATCATTTAATGTATATAAAGAAAAAAATAATGAGATTGAAAATCTGTGGGATAAAATTGTTGATTTTAAAACGATATACGTTAAGGAATATGATGAATGGTTCGAGATTACAGTTGGAACAGATGAATCAGAAAAAAATACAAAGAAACTCATAACAGCCAAATCATTGTGTGAAGCTGAACTTGGGCAAGTAATTTTACATGATATAGAAATTAATACAGAAGATGATATTGCTCGTGAAGAATACACTGAGCCAACTATATTCTATAATCCTAATAAGAAAGATAGTTCTTTATTGAATAGAATTTTTGAAAAAGTTCCTGGTTATACAATTGCTCACGTAGATGAAACTCTTTTAAAAATCCAGCGTTCATTTAGTATAGATGGTACAAGCATATATGATTTCTTAACAAATACTCTTTCTCAGGAAATTGGCTGTATATTCTTATTTGATTCAAATACAAGAAGCGTCTATGTATATGATATGGAAACTTGTTGTCTGGATTGTGGATATAGAAGTGAGGATGCGTTTGCGGTTTGTCCTGAGTGTGAAGGAACAATTTTACATGAACCATATGGCAAAGATACATCAATCTTTGTGGATAAAAATAATCTTGGTTCTGACATACAGTTAACATCGGAAACAGACAGCGTTAAGAACTGTTTTAGGGTTATTGGTGGAGATGACTTAATCAATGCAACTTTAAAGAATATTAATCCTAATGGCAGTAATTATATTTATTATTTTAATCAGGATACCTTGTCGGATATGCCAGACGAGCTACAGTCTAAGATAAAGTCATATGATGAACTTGTTAACGAATACACCAATAACAAATCTTTCTCCTTAGAAGTTTCTCTTATAAATCAATATAATGATATTATTGAATATATCAAAAAATATTATCCTGAAACCACATATTCTTCTATTCAACAAAAGTATATAGGTTGGAGTAATTTAGCATCTGTATATTATGATGCTATTGATTTATATTCATATCTTGACAGTTCTATGATGCCAACATGGAAACAAGAAGATAAAACAGCAGCATCTCAGTTAGCTTTGCTTTCCCCTTCTAATTTATCTCCCGTGGCAGTAACGGATGTAAGTAAAATATCTGTTTATACTGCAAATAATGCAGTTCTTGCGATGGCAAAAGCAATCATTGATACATCAATTTATAAGGTTGAAATTCTTGATGGTTCTACACTTAAATCTCAAACATGGACAGGTCGATTCAAATTAACCAATTACTCGGATAGTGAAGATATAGCTGAGATGAAAGATACTATAAGTATCGAAATCAATGATGATTATATTGCTTATGTTAATCAGCAAGTGGATAAAGCGATGGGCAAGGTTAATGATCAAGGTCTTCAGGATATTTATAATATTGAAGATATTAATAAATTTAAAGAAGAAATTCACAAGTATTCTGCTCAGAGATTGACTTCTTATCAATCTGCTTATCAGTCAGCAATTAATATTCTCACTGAACAAGGTGTCGCATCTAATTCTTCTGACCTACACGATTCTATCTATCTCCCGTATTATGAACGTTTTATTGCGTTAGAAGTTGAATTATCTTATAGAAATTCCCAGTTAGATACAATTACGGGACTTGAGAAATATATTGAGGATTTAATATCTAAGACTCATAATGATCTTGATTTTGAATCGTATATAGGCGAAGAATATTGGAAGTTATTCACTTATTATAAACGTGAAGATGATTATAGTAATGACAATTATATATCTGATGGACTGACTAATACTGAATTAATTGACAAGGCAAATGAATTATTGGTGGTTGCCAAGAAGGAATTGATTAAATCTGGTGAGAAACAATTTTCTATTTCAGGTACATTGCAAAATCTCCTTCTATTAACTGACAAAGACGGAAACAGAATTTTCGAACCTATTCTTGATGATTTTACTTTGGGTAACTTTATCAGAACTAAGATTGATGGGAAAATTTATGTAATGAGATTGGCAGATATTTCAATTTCCTATGGAGATTTAAGCAAATTATCTGTCACATTTTCGGATGCATATAGATATGGAAGTCCAGATGTTAATATAGTTAAAGACATTCTTACAAAATCACAATCTATGGTATCAAGCTACTCTTCTACTGTTAAGCAGGCAAGCCAAGGTGAGAAAGCCAATCTTACATTTGAAAGATTGCAAAAAGAAGGATTAGATTCTGCTCTCTATAGTGTTCACAACACTAATTCAACTGCAATATTTGATGAGCATGGTATTCTTATTAGAAGTTATGACGATGTGATTGATGATTATAAAGATGAACAGGCACGAATTAATGCTAATGAATTTGTGTTTACGACAGATAGGTGGAGAACGGCAATTACTGCATTAGGAAAGCAAAAATATACTCTTAATGGAGTTACACATGAAAAGTATGGTTTGAATACACAGTTTGTAATATCTGGTCTTATGGTTGCAGGTGATATATATTCGGCTAATTATTCTAATCTTAATAATGAATTAAAAGGAACACATATAAACCTTGAAACTGGTGGCTTCGAAATGGCTGACGGAAAGTTGATATATGATGCTAAAACTCAAAAATTAAGTTTAAAGAATGTAGAGTTATCAATTAACTTTAATAATGAAGAAAAAGATATTACAGATATTGTTGGAGACACTATTGTTTCCCAGACCATGCATTATTTAGTATCAGATAAATCTGAAGGAATTACTATAGAGTCTCAAGGATGGACAACAGATATCCAGTATGTGTCTAATGAGAAAAGATATCTTTGGATATATATAACTAATACCAAGTCAAATGGTGATACTGAAAATACGTCTCCTATAATTTATGGTGTATATGGCAAAGATGGAGAAAAAGGTGAACAAGGTATTCAAGGGGATACTGGTTCGTCATATTTTACATGGATAATGTATGCCGATGATACTAACGGTACAAATATATCGGATACCCCACTTAGTTCAACTCAATATATTGGTATAGCAACTAATAAAGAAAGCGAAAACAAGAGTAATAATCCTAAAGATTATACTTGGAGTAAATACATAGGAAATGATGGCGTGAGCGTAACAACTGTAGTTCCTATATATTTTTCGTCCAATTCAAAAGATACTGCACCTATTGCACCAATTAATGTTATTGAAAATAATGATACTGGATATGGACATTGGACGTTGGCGACACCACTGTATAACGAATTATATCCTTATTATTATACATGTAACCAAATTTTATACTCTAACAATGTATATCAATGGACTGTTGTTGTTAGAGATGGTGCAATTGAGAATATTGCCAAAACTGCTTATGATGCAAAAAAAGATACTGAAACCATCTCGGTAAGCATCTCTCAGTTTGATAAAGATATCAGTTTTTTGAACACTTTCAGAGAAAGCTCTGATGAAAAAATTAATGACTTATACGAAAAATATAATGATGAAATTGGTGTGATTAATCAGCACTTTGATTTTACTAAAGATGGTATTTTTATTAGTGCAACCGCTGACTCAGATGTTAAGTTGTGGCTGAGAAATAATCAAATTGTCTTTGTTGATAAATATAATAATAAACTAGCTTATTTCACCGATCAAATGCTTAATGTCAATAAGGTTAATACGTCAGATTGGTCGCAAATTGGTAACTTTAAATGGATACCATCTGTATCAGGTGGATTAAGATTAGTTAAGGTAAATTAATATGAAAGGAGTAATAAATGGCACAGTTAATAGTTGAAGGTTCAAATGGTCATCATTATTTTGAGCTTAATGTTTTTGAAACTTCTTATGACATTTCAAATAATTCAAGCGAAGTATATTATTCCTTAAATCTTGACGAATATAGTGGAGGGTGGAACTGGGATTGGAGTGGTTCACCAGATAAAATACAAGTACGTGTTACAATTGATGATGAAGATTTTTACAGCAATATTCCTGTATTTAATTGCGAAAAAACCACCATTATATCTGGATATAAAACAATATATCATAATTCTGATGGAACAAAAAATATTGATTTTAGTTTTGGCGTAAACGACACTACTGGTCAATATTATACTTGTGGTGATGCAAGTGGTTCTGGTGATATTGATTTAACCACTATTCCCCGATCCGCATCATGTGAATCATTTTCTAAGCCAAATGATTTATCTGGTACATTTTCTGTATCATGTGCAACCCAAACAGATTCTTATTATTATAATCTAAGAATCAGTATTCCAAATATAATTAAAATTAAGGATATTGAATTAGGTAATAGAGGAGCTTATTCTTTTTCTGCCACTTTTTCTTTTAGTAAATCTGAGAGAGAAAGTATATATAATAGATATAATAATCAGAATTCTGTAACCATAGGAGTTGTTGTTGAAACATACTCTGATTCTGGATATTCAAATAAAATTGGCGAAAGTGACGAACTTACGCAAGTTGTAAGTTTTGTTTCGTCAGAGGTGCAACCTGATATATCTTGTGTAGTTTCAGATCCAACAAATTTTAAAGATGCCGTTGGTGGAGGAAAATTTATACAAAATATTTCTAAGGTTATGATTACTCCGAGTGCCACAATGAAATATGGCGCAACTTTTTCAAATGCAAGAGTATCTTTAGATGGAATGACTTATACAAGTAGTTCATTATCTTCAATAACAAGTAACGTTATTAAATTTTTATCTCTAAATTCTATATTTGACAATCTTCCATTAACACTAACTATAACAGATTCAAGAAATATATCTTCTACATATTCAACTAATATTGAAGTATATAGATATATATATCCTTATGTAGATATCTTCGAAGCAGTAAGATGTGATGACAATGGAACTCCAAACGAAGAAGGATATAATATAAAATTAAATATTAGTTCATATATATATAAATTAAATGACAATACACACACCTTTACGGTCAAAATTAAGAAAGCATCCGATTCTACTTATAATAGTATTGATAAACTTACTGATTTACCTGGCGTATATGACACTTTGACTGGAATATATAAATTTGAGAATAATGCCATAATTAAAGGTGTGTCTACCGAATATTCATATGATATAGTCTTAATCTTAAACGACACTATTAAAGGCGAATCCAGTCGTCATATTAGATTAGGTGTGGGTTATTCTTTAATTGATATTCATCCTTCGGCAAAAGGCGTAGCTTTTGGTAAAGTGTCGGAATATGAAGCTTTTGAATGTGCTATGCCATCCAGATTTACAAAAGATGTTTTGATTACAGATAATCTTAATGTGGGAGGAACTAGCATAGTTCAAGATCTTATTGGTGACACAGCAAAATTCACTGATATTAAAATAGATGATGGCTTAGAAATTCCTGTACTCTATGATAAATTAAATCAACGAGCCACAACAACATCATCAGATAAAGAGGCATTCCAGCGTTCATGGACTATTAATGGCACTGGTTTATTTATTCTTAATGCCGCAGTATGGACTGATACGACTAGCGATTATGGAACTACTGCTTGTGCTATATATGTTAATAGTGCATGTGTTACGGCAAATACACATCGTTATGGAGAATCATCAAATGCCGTTGAATTAGACGCAGGAGCGACATTTGTGTACTGGTTTCAAAACGTAGAAAATGTAAGTGTATTGCTAAAAGCAGGTTCAACAAAGACTGGAACAAAGACACTTACTTATACCTCTCAAGGTTTATTTGGTTTAACAGTATTGGAAGCTGCTTAAAGGAGTATATATTTCATATACTCCTTATTTTATTAGAAAGGAGAAAAAGATGCAAACAATTGCTAAAATTTCACTGGATTTGTACAACAAGAACATTGTTAAGGTATCGGCAAAACAATATGATACTGGACGTGGAATCGAAGTTACATGTACACACAATGGCATAATATACGATGTTGATACTAATACTACAAGTGCCTTTGTACGATTTAAGAAGCCAGATGGTTTTAATGTCTTTAATCAATGTGAAATTGTAAATAATAGAATCATGATTGAATTAACACAGCAAATGTTGGTCGTTCCAGGTAAATGTGATGTAGATGTCATGATTATGCGTAAAGTATATTCATTAGGTGAAAAGTCGATTGATGATATTATTCAGTTAGATGCACCCATAGTATCAACTATGAATTTTACACTCAATATTGAACCGATTCCTATTGATTATGATGATATTGAATCTTCTTATGAATTCGATGCACTCACAGAAGCTTTGGCTCATTTAGACAAACAAGATAAAATCATCAAAGACTTCCAAGACGATTTGAAAAATCATAAGTTTGTTTTAACAGATGATAAGAATGTAGCAAATGGAATTGCCCCTCTTGATATAAACAAAAAAATTCTTAGTGAAAATATAAATTTTGGTACTACAACTGGAACTGTGTTTGAAGGTAGTCGTGGTAAGACTGTTGAAAGTAATTTAGATGCACATGTTACGAATAGGAGTAATCCTCATTCAGTAACAAAGTCTCAGGTAGGTCTTGGAAACGTTGATAATACAGCTGATGCAAATAAATCTGTTAAATACGCTACAAGTGCAGGTTCAACTACTACAGCTACAAAAGCGACACAAGATTCAGCTGGTCAGCAGATTAATACAACATACATTAAAAGTTTATCTGTAAGTGGCAAAGTAATTACTTATGCCAAAGGCGATGGAACTACAGGTACTATTACTACGCAAGATACAAATACAACGAATACTACGGGTTCAACAAATACATCAAGTAAGATATTCTTGGTTGGTGCTACTTCACAAGCAGCATCTCCCGTAACATACTCTCATGATACGGCTTATGTTGGAACCGATGGATGTTTATATAGCAACAGCACTAGAGTTGTGTCTGAAGTAACGCAATCTACAGAACCAACAATACAAAAAACTGGTGATTATTGGATCATCGAGGGATAATTGAAAGGAGGAAATAAAATATGGCACTTTCATCTGGTTATAAAAAAATAACTAGAACGCAAAAACAGTCCGATGGAAATTATAAAAAAATTTCTGAATGGACATCTTCTACAAGTGTTGAACGTGATAATGGTGAAACAATAGAAACTTCAGTATCAAAATTAGAGAGCGATCTATCTTCTCTTTCTAAGACGGTTACGAACAATAAAACTTCGTGGGGAGATAAATACACTAAAAATGAGATTGATAATAAATTTTCTACTTTGGAAACAAACATTGATTGGAAAGAGAGTGTAGCAACGTATAGCGACATTGCAAAAACGTATCCTAATCCTGCTGATGGATGGACGGTAAACGTAAAAGACACAGATTATACATATCGTTACAATGGTACTGGATGGGTTGCTATTTCTGCAAATGCAATTCCAAAGGCAACTACTTCGGTTGACGGTTTATTAAGTAAAACAGACAAAGCACACTATGATGATGCTTATTCAAAACGACACACTCATAGTAATAAGTCCGTTATTGACGGAATTACATCTACTTTGGTTAATAACTGGAATTCTGCAAAAACTCATGCCGACTCAGCACATGCTCCAAGTGATGCACAAGCAAACGTAATTGAAACTGTAAAGGTGAATGGGACTGCTCTTACACCATCTTCTAAAGCTGTGAATGTAACTGTACCTATAAAAGTTTCTCAATTAACAAATGATAGCGGATATAAAACAACGGATAACAATACAACATATTCATTGTCTAAATCAGGAAGCACTATTACTCTTACTGGTTCTGACGGTAGTAAGACTTCTGTATCCGATTCGGATACTAATACAACTTACCCAATTGCCTATAAGACGATTGATGGTTCTTTTATTACCAAGTATCGAACTCAAACCAAGGGAAACACCGCAAATGGTGATTATATTAGTACAATCAGAACTGAAGCGAGTGGTGTTAACTATGCCCCACAATTCGGTTCAGGATTAGCATGGGGACGTGGAGATACACATGGATATTTATATACAGCCTATCCTTTTGCAGAAGCATACCTTGGTGGTGGAAATGCTGATACATTAAATTGGGTAAAACGAATACAGTTTACAGATGGCACAGGTGCATCTGGTACTTGGGGAATTAATATTACTGGAACTGCAACAAATGCTACGAAGGTAAATAATCATACTGTGGAAGCTAATGTTCCTGCAAATGCTAAATTTACTGACACTGATACTTGGAGAGGTATACAGAATAATTTAACAAGTACTTCTACAACGGATTCATTATCTGCTTTTATGGGAAAACAATTAAAGAGTATGATTGATACACTTATAACAACAGGTTATTATGATACCATGTGGTCAAACGACGCAGGTAGTATGAATTATTATATAAGATTTTCGACTGGTATTATGATTATGGTCACAATAATTCCTGATGGATGGTCAGTAGAAAATAATACTCATTATATTTATCCTGTATCATTTATAAATAACAACTATGCCTTAATAGCAGTAGATAATACAAGTACTAATGGACAAACTAGTGGCGGCTTTGATAGAAGAATCCCTATGATACGTCATGAAAGAAATTATTTTACTGTATGGTCAAATTCAGTAACTCCTGGCGATGATAACTTTTACAATGAAGGTATAGAAGATAGTATGAGCGTTATTTGTATAGGAAGATGGAAATAG